TAGATTTTGCAGATGATAAATATAAAGGAGATGCTATAGACCTTGTCGGGCAATTATATAATTTAGACTACTCTTCTTCCCTGCAGAAAATAGCCCTTGATTTCCAGTTAGTAAATGGAACAGCAGATGATTATAAAAAGATAGTAAAAGACTACAATAAACCAATCCTCACCAAAAAGAGGTATACTTTTATCCAGGTTAATACAAAACCATTCACTGAAGTAGATTTATCCTATTGGGGGAAGTACCAGATAACTATAGAAGACTTAAGAAAGGAACAAATATATTCTGTAAAAAACCTCTTTGTTAACAGAAAGAAAAGGTATGTAGGGAAGGATGAACTATGCTTTGCTTACCACTACGATGGGTGTTTTAAGATCTATTTTCCCGAAAGAAGCAAAGATAAATGGGTGTCAAATATACCACTTTCTACAGTGGAGGGAGAAATAATCCCTGAAATAGATAAAGTCCTCATTGTTAAAAGTAAAAAAGACAGAATGTGCTTACAGAAGATAATAAATGGAATAAACATAGTTTCTGTACAAAATGAGTCCATTGCTTGCTTTACAGAGGATTTTACTGCACTTCTGCGGGGAAAAGATGTGTGGGTGTCTTACGATAGCGACTCCCCGGGGAAGAGGGCATCTATAACCATCACTTCTAAATTTGGGTACAGGCATATAAATGTCCCTGATAAATACTTAGATGAAGGAATAAAAGATTGGAGTGACCTTATATGTAAATATGGAACACCTCCGGTTATTGAACATTTTAAACAAAAAGGATTAATATGAATGAAAGAACATTTACAGTATTTTCGTCTAATGGATACTTAGAAGTAGATAGAAAAACAGGGAAAATATTAAGTAGGAATATAGTTTCAGATGATGAGAATTTCCCAAAAATATATATAATAGATATAAAAGAATTTGAACAGTATTATGAATGTGAAATAATGAGTGGAGTAAGCATAGATATTCTTGACTTAGGATATTGGTTAAAAGACGGTACTTATGAACCTCCTACACAAGATTGGAGAGATGAAATTAAAAATAATATAGATATAGAAGATAAACACGAATATAGGCATGAACCTAAAAAAGCTATAAAAGTAGAACCAAAAAATAATGTTTTATCTAATTTAACCACTCTCTCCCAAAAGATAGAAAGTAATACCAAATTAGTACAGGAACTGGGAGATGACTATAAGAAGGCTTTAGACCTACTGGCAATGGCACAAATGGAACTTAATAAATTCTATCTACCAGACCAATGTGAAGCTTTACATTTAATAAACAAATTCTTAAAAGATAAAAAATGAATATATTAAATTTTGCAGTAAAAACACTAGGGCTCTTATACTACTTTACAGTAGTTCTATTGTGGGCTATAAAAGATAGACAACCAAGTAATGTAGATATATTTATATTTATATTTCTATGTTATAGTATGATTAGTATACAGATAGAAGAAAGTAACAAATCTAAAGTATAAGATGAAAATAACAGATAATATAAAGTTACAGTTCGGAAAATGGTTTAAATACTTTGAACCTTTCATCTCTACCCCAGAATTTGATACCATCTTCCTGCAGATAAAAAGTAGAGTAAAGGCTGGAGTTAAAGTCTTCCCTGCATCTGAAAATGTATTTAGGTGCTTTAGGGAGACAGATCCTGATAAATTAAAGGTTATTTTAGCCAGTTTTTGCCCCTATCATAATAGAGTAGGTGATATAATAGTAGGAGATGGATTGGCATTTTCTTGTTCTAATACAGGGGAAAGGTATGGAATACAGCCATCTTTACATAGTATATATAGTGCATTAGAAGATAGCTACTGTGGAGGGTTTAATATAAACCTAATACAGGAACCTGATTTAAGGTATTTAGCTTACCAGGGAGTGCTGTTATACAATACAGGACTGACGGTAGAAGAAGGAAAGGCCGGGAGTATGCAGGAGGTTTGGAAACCTTTTAATGAGTTCTTCTGGAAAGAGGTAATAAATCAATATTTCAGAGGGCTTCCCATAGTGTTCTTTGGGCAGGTAGCTGCTAAATCTGAAAAGCTCCTCACTCCAATGCTTCATTACCCTTATATAATAGAACACCCAGCAAGCTCCAGCTATAGAGGACCAGAAAGTAAATGGAAATATGATGATATATTCAGGAAGGTAGATAAAATCCTCATGGACAATAATGGAGAAAAGATAGAATGGTATAAAGAAAGTAACACAATGGAAAAACAAAAAGTAAAAGCAATGGATACCTCAAAAGCTTTAAGAACATTAGAAAACCCTGAAAATATAGATGATCTTCCATTTTAATAATTAAAAACATGATTTTATGGATAAAATACAACAAGATTTAGAAAAGAAATTACTCTACTACCGGGGACAATTGGAGAAATCTATAGAAAAGTTCATAGGGAGTAATAAAAGGGTAGATAGAGATATGGTAATAGTACATAAAACAAAAGTTGCATTTATTAAAGAAATACTAACAAGTGTTAAATAAATATGATTTTATGGAAAAGAACATGAAAAAATTACAAATATCAGATAAATTAAAAGAAAGGTTAGCTAAAATAGACTCTCCAATTATTCGCTACATCCTGGATATAGAAGAAGTAGATATAAATAATGGAGATTATATAAATTATTTAGATGTATCAAGAGATAATCCGGAATTTATCTCCTACATGAATAAAAATAAACTGGATAAGTTTGAAGATAAAGAAGTGGTGGAACAAATTCCAGATCCTGAATTTCCAGGTATGTTGGAGATAAAACTTAAAAGAAACATTCTCCTAAGTACCTTATTAAATGTCCAATATCTTAGGCTTACAAATAAAAGAGACTTTAGAATATTTATCTCTGGGGTATCGGGAGGGATATTTTTAAAAGGAATAGAGGAAGAGAATGTTGATTATAATTATAGTATATATTGGAGGAGGAATGAAAATAGTGAATGGTGGTCAAATAACTACAGATTAAATAAAGAAATCTACTCCAGGTTTAAATCTATCTCTATTCCGACTATAACTAAAATAACTAACCCTGTATGGGAGCCGGCGAATAGATTACATGGAAAAGTGAGTAAAACACTTAGAAAACTGGTTCCTGAAAATATGTTCTCAGATAAAGAATGGGAAATGTTATCCACAGGGTATAAAATAGAAAGCTTTAAGTTTACAGGATTTGAAGATAAGTATGTCTACTCTGAAGTAAAAGGAGAGAGTATACAAAGAATGTATCATGGAAGTAATTATTCAAATTCTAACCACGATTTAGGAAATAGTTGTATGAGATATGATAGTTGTGAAGATTATTTTAACATATACACTAAAAATCCTGATAATGTTTCCTTAGCTGTAATTACCGAAGGAGAAGATATGCAAGTAGCCGGGAGAGCGTTATTGTGGAAAAGGTTAGAGGGAAAAGCAGTGGATAAAGTATATTTTGATAGAATATATGCCAACTCCAACTCTTTGTATTTAGGGATGAAGTCTCATCTTTTAAGCTTAGGGTATACAGATTTATGGGAGATTGCAGGGGCTCATTTAAGAAATGATGATTATGCTAAAGTGGCAGACCTTTCTTTAAAAATAGAACATGCAGATTTCGAATACTACCCATACACAGACTCATTTAGGTTTCTTACTTTAAATCCGAGTGGTGGTGGGGTTCTATCCACTAAATCCGGGGATATGACTTTAAATAGTACAGAAGGTGGGTGGGAGGAAAAAGAAGGAGGTAGCTGTGATTGTTGTGGAACAAGCAATAGTGACCTGCATTATATAGAAAGAGGTAGTCATAGACGTGAAAATCTATGTGATGACTGTAGTGTATATTCAGAATATTATGATGAATATATAGCAGAAAGTGATGCTGTAGAAACAGAACATGATGGATACGTATTACTTGATGGTGCAGTGAGGGGCTATGATATGGAATGGATGCTATCAGATAACGCAGTATTATTATATGATAGTAGTTTTGCACACGTAGATGATGATCAGTTAATGGAGTCAATAGATGGAAGCAGGTTTATTGTAGGAGATGAAAACTTCGTGGAAATAGCTGGAGATTGGTATCATAAAGATAATGATGATGTAGCTTATGATGATTTAACTGATGAGTGGATGCTTCAATGTGATTATGATGATCTGATGAAAGAAAGGGAAGATGAAGCAGATGCTGAAGCAGAGGAAGCAAAAGAACAGGAATCTGAAGTAGAAGAAAAAGAACAAATTAACTTTTAAAAATAAAATAATATGTATAATTATTGCAAAACAGAGCCGGTACCAGTAGCAAATATTGTAAATGATGAGATAAAAATAGATATAGACTTTTTAAAACAACTATATTTATTTCAAACTCCTTCCAAAACAGAGCATGAAGGAAGATTTATAAAATGGCTACAAAAACACATTAAATCCCTCTATGGGAAGAAGGTAAAAACCGTAATAGATGCATTTGGTAACTTACTGATCACTAAAGGAAGGGCTAAATTATTTCCTTGTGTAGTTTCTCATGTAGATATAGTACATCAATATAATCCCAACTTACAGTTATTTAATACAGATAATATAATATTTGGCTTTAATAGTAGTACAGGGGAACAATGTGGAATAGGTGCCGACCCTAAAAATGGTGTATATTTCAACCTTTTAATGCTGGAACACGTAAAAAATATAAAATGTGTCTTCACTATACAGGAAGAAATAGGAATGATAGGTGCTTCAAAATTAGATTTTTCATTCTTTGATGATTGTACAATGCTTGTGCAGTTAGACAGGAGATGTAGCACCCAGGATGTAATAGAATATACTAATGGCGTAGAGGTACTTTCAGAAGAGTTTAAAAAAGAAGCTCTTCCTTATATGAAAAAGTATGAATACACGTTTAATGATGGAAGCGCTACAGATATAGGAGAGATAAAGAAAAGAGGAATTAAAGTAGTAGCAATGAATATCTCTTAAAATAAATTCAAATATTTAATTTTTTGTGTATATTTGTGTGAACATATACACATTATAAATGCCAAAAGCAAATCATTGTAATTACGAAGAAGCCTATTTAATGTATAAAGAAATACATAATATATCTAAAGTTTCAGAACACTATAAAAAAAGAAGAAGTGTAATGAAAAGAGAATTTATAAAATTAGGTTATAAGTATCCACTTAATATTCGTAAAAAAGGTTATACATTTAAAGGTGTTAGTAGAATAAATCTTGATTTAAAAATAGATTATTTTAAAATAATAGATAGTCCAGAGAAAGCTTATTTTTTAGGACTTATCTATGCAGATGGCTCAGTTGGTGTAAGATTTAAAGGAAACAACAGACAGGAACTTTCTTTCAGAATATCACTAGAGAAATCTGATATGTATATTATAAATATGTTAGCTAAAGAAATAAATTTTACAGAAGGTTATTTTGAAAACTTAAAAGCTCCATTTATAAGCCAAAATGGAAAAACTTATAGTTCAAGATTACAGAGTGGTATTTCTATCTACAGAAAAGATTTTATACAAAATCTTATTAATCAAGGAGTTGTTCCTAATAAAACTTATATGAACCTGCACATTCCAGAAATGTCAAATAATTTAATACCTCATTTTATCAGAGGATATTTTGATGGAGATGGATGTATAGGAATTTATAAAACACCTCATAATACTTATAGTGTTCATTGCTTTATAACTTCTAAAACAAAAACTATATTAGAAGAATTTATGAAGTTTTTAGAAGATAAAAATGTATACTGTTATATAAAATATTACAATGATTTATACAAATTATATGTAAGACAACCTTCAGTTCTAGCTTTTTGGAATATTATTAAACCGGAAGAGAATGAACCTTGTCTTATAAGAAAAAAGGAAAAATTTGAATTTTACAGGAGCTTTAAAGAGAAATCTTTAAATGAAAAATTGGGTGAATTGCTGGAAAATCCAGAAGTGGACAATCAGCAGCCAAGTTAGTTAGGAATAACTAAAAGGTTCAACGACTAATAGCATACCAGAAGACCTCTGATGAAGCTAACACGAGCGCCCAACACCTATAAAAAAGGTGATGATATAGTCTGAGCTGCATATATAACAAAATAAAATGCAGAAGTAGGGATAAAGAGCCCTACGATAACAAAACTGAACGGAAGTTTAAACGAGCATATGGATAACGAAGTTACATCTATATCATGCTTTAAAAACGGAGTGCATCTCGGATATGAGCTTCTTACCAAATTAGGAATAGATAAGAAATGGGAACATATTTCCCCCAAAGAAGTATATAAACCCTACAATGGTGGATTTGGGGGATATGGAATATCTGCTGGTGCAGGAATGAGTAATCAATTCATGAATAAATATACTAATAAGTGGGATACTTTTCATGATTATGAAGACTTCTATGAAGAAAGTACCATTGGTAAAAGAGAAAGCAGAAAAAATGGAGAAAAGATAGATGTATGGCACTATTGTGAACATATATCTATTACAGAGATGGACGAAGTCTATATACAGGATACTCTTTCTACAGGATGTTGCCCAATATGTAACTCTAATGACTTAGTAGAGTTACCAGAAGGAGAAAAAGTGTGCCAGGATTGTGAAAGTTTCTGGAATATCCCTGATACAAAAGGACTTATGGAAGTAGATGATGAATACCAAGAATGGGTGGATGAGATGTACTATAGGGAAAAGATGAAAGAAATCCGTGAAGAAAGGAAAATTGATACTACAAAAGAGTTACAATGATTATAATATAGTAAACTTAAAGAGGAGATGTAGATTTAATTCTATTCTCCTCTTTTTTATCTCCTTTTTTTATTTTATTCTATTTTTCACATTTTCTTTGCACTATAGAATTAATTTCTATACATTTACACTAAGTTTTCCACATATCATTAAACACACATCATGGCTGAGAAAATACATATTATTAAAACAAAATTAAATGCTTTAGAACAACCAGGAGTATTATGGGCAATGATAGACCTACTCAGGTTATTTAACTCTGAAGTATATGGAAATAATAGATACGATAATTCTGATGAATACTATCTATCCTATATCATGAAATTACAAAAAAGTTATGCCACTATTCTTGAAGAACAATCATATTTAAAGAAAGATAGTAAGCAGATAGATTTAGAAGATGTCATAGCTCAAATAGTGATAAATACACAATTACAAAACTATCCAGATGCCCAGAAGTAAAAAGAAGAAACCAGTAGTAGTAAGGAAGGATACAAGTATAAAAGCTAAGAGAACAGCGAGGGTGAAGAGAGAGACAAAGAAAGTATCTAAGGAAGGAATGTATAAGGGAATACCATATGAATCTATGGGGGAGTATTACTTTTTATGTTACTGTTATGAACTGATAGATGCCGGGTATATGAGGAGTGTTAACAGAAGTGATAGTTATATGCTTCTACAGGGTCTTACACATGAATATTCAACCCTTTCTAAAAGGGGTAGCAGTAGTATCCATAAATCTCAGTGTTTTTTAAGACCAGTAAGCTATACTCCAGATTTTATCTGTGTATGGAATAAGAAGGCTTTAGGGAGATTTATATGGGTGATGGGAGATAACAGTAAGTGCTCTTCCCCATTCATATGCCATAAGACAGAAGATGGGGATAACTTTAGCCTGGTAGAATGTAAGCCAGATTATGATTTTAATAACAAAACTCAATACTTTGTATTAAATCAGAAATTGATGTGGGATAAACATAAGCTATTCGTTAACCTGGAGCAAACCAGTAAGTTCTTTGCAGCAACGTTTACCCCCAGGGAGTTCCTATTCACTATGGATGGAAAGCCAAGGAAATTGAAATATGAACCAAGGACATTAAATGAATATTTACAGTTATAAAATATAATAGATGAAAAATAACACAATAGCAAATTTTAAATATTATACAAAAGATGGAAGGAGAATATCTGCTTTTGCAGAATCTTTTGGGTGTCAGATGGTGATAACTATGTTTTTATGTAGTAAAGAGGATCAATTTAAGAGATCGTTTAGCTGGACTATATGGAAAGCTCACTATAGTATGCCTGCATCTGAAATAAAAGAACGTTTTGGAGTTACTTTATATACTTCAGTAATCCAGGTGAAAAAAGGGAATGAAAAGATAGCCTTCAGAGAATATATGGATAATTTATATTGTAAAAAGGTAGAGGTATTAATTCCAATGGATAAAATAATCCCTGCAAAAGAGGCAGCATTTCATCAGATAATAAGAAAAATGTATAAATAACATGGATATAACATTAAAAATAATAATCTGTATATATTTGATAGGAGTAATTATATTTTATTATCTAAATAAACTGTATGAAAAATATATTGGAAAAAGAGAATGGGACTGGAATAGTGTAAAAGATACAATACAGCTTATGTGGCTTTCATGGATTGGAATATTTTTAATAATAGTAGTTATTGTATGCATTCCTTTTTCACGGTTAAAAGAAAAGATTAATATTAAACTTCCAAAGAAGCCACCTTTCTGGCTATAAAATGATCAATTATGAACATAGTATCAAAAATACCCAATAATAGAATAACAGAGACTCAATATAGGACTATAAAAGATAGATTATCATATAGTTCTATTAAAACTTATGATGATTCTCCATTGGATTTCTATAAAGAGCATATCCTGCTTCAACCTACAAAGAGAGAAAAAAGTAAGGACATGATAATAGGAGATGGAGTAGATTGCCTATTACTGCAGGGGGAAGAAGTATTTCATGAGAAATTTGAAATAGCAGCTATAGGGGAGATAAAGAAAGATCAGAACCAAATGACTACTTTCTCTCATAACCTTTGGGATCTTACTTTAGAAGCAATGGACGAGGAAGGGATTATAACCAGGGAATTTGAGCATCTTCTATCTGATGCATATGATAGGACCAAATATGGATATAATGGGGAACAATTGGCCTTTAAACGTGCAGGAGATACCCTGGAGGCTATAATAAACAAGTTCTATGGGAGTGATTGTGAAATATGGTATAACCAAAAGAGAAAAACCCTGCATAAGACAGTACTCTCCCTATCTGATGTAGAGAATATAGAAAAGATAATAGGAGCTTTAAAATCTGCTCCTGAAGTAAGTGATATAATAAATCAGCAAACAGAAGGTGATATAGAAGTTCATAATCAGTTTGCTATTCTTTTTGAATTGCATAATCTACCCTTGAAGTGTCTTTTGGATAAAGTAATAATAGACCATAAAAAGAAGATCATCTATCCTTATGATCTAAAGTGTACCTGGGATATTAACTCTTTTGAGTACACTTACTTAAAATACAAGTATTATATACAGAATTATGTCTATACTACAGGGTTAAATATATGGAGAGTTGAACATCGCCCTGGATATAAAGTGGCTGATTTTCAGTTTATAGTAGCTCATTCTGCTAACTTATATCAGCCGATGATATATAAAACAGACCAGACAGATTATCTAAAGGCACGGACTGGATTTAATTGTGGCTCAAAAGCTTATAAAGGAGTAGATAGACTACTGCAGGAAATGAAATATAGTATAGATAACAGCTCATGGAATACTGCCCCTTTAGGGAAGCAGATTGTGGATTTACAGATAAATTACCGATAATGGATAAAAATGGGAAAGGCTTATATGCTCAATTATCAAAGGAAAATGCAGACAAACTTGAAAAACAAATAAAAGACTTCTTTTCTCTTTCTATTGAAGATAGAATGAAATATTATGCAAATACTATAAGAACAGGAGCTGCTTTACTTACTAAAGTATTTTGTGAGATAATTGCAGATAGAAATATAGAAGAAGTCAATAAAATTATAAATGGCAAATTATGATAGAAAAGAAAAATGTGGCTACTATCTACCTACTTCCGGGATTGATAGATAATTTAAAGTCCTCTACAAAGGATTTAGAAAGAATGGGATTAGTGAATGCATACCTAACAGATGTAAACCATGATAAAAAGTGGCAGGACTCTATCTATCTTCTGTTTAAAGTAACAGATCCTGTACAATTAGGGGACTTTATTTTAAAGCATGAGGATAAAATAGTAGATGAGTATGATTATGAAGGTGGATTTACAGTGATAGTATTTTGTTTTCCAATAAAGCATATAGCCAACTACATGGCTTTTAAGCAAGGGAAATACTCCTGGTTTACTGCAGAATATAAAGATTTATTCAACAGACTCCCCTCCCCTGAAGAAAAGCTTATAGGGTTAAAGAAAAGTGTCACTCATTGTGTATTTAATAAATCTCCAGACCTTAGAGCTATAATAGAGGAAAGGATAGGGGAGAAATTACCGCATGATAGTGAACTAGCGTCTTATCCGGGGGAAGAAGTAGAGTTAAGAATAGAGAAACTAACCATAAAATCCAGTACAGATGCATAATCAATCTTTAATCTCCTTCCTGCAGGATATATACTCTCTCCCGGATGTAGTGATATTTTGTGAAATGAACAGTTATTATCACCTCCTGGAAGCTAAAGTGGAAGATACTACAGATGACCATTGGTATGATTATCAATGGTTTAAAGACAAAGCTCAATCTTTAAAAGATGAATTAACATGCAAATAAACACAACAGAAGGAACAATAGATATAACAGACCCTCTTATAGGGAAGATAGTATATAGGTTTGTAGAGCAAGGACAATCTTTCAGGAGTGCAGGGACATTTTTAGTATCCCTAATGGAAGAACTATGTGCAAAAACTATAGACGATACAGAACTTGGGAAAGAAGTAAGGAGAATATTCTCAGAAAAACAACCTCAAATTAAACAATCTTAATTTTTATGGCAGATATAATAAGTGGAGGAAATAAATGGATAGAAGGTTATAAACCAATAGACAAGATAAAAGAAGAAGAGAAAGCCCTTAGATATAATGAAGGAAAAAGAAAATGGTCTTTAATAGACTATCCTTCCCTGGAAGAAATGGTGAAGGTATTAGAAATGGGCGCAACCAAATATGCTCCTTTTAACTGGCAAAAAGGGTTAAATAGAGAAGAGCTCCTGGAATCTGCAATGAGGCATATGGTAGCCCTTATGAATAAAGAAGAAGTAGATCAGGAATCTGGAATTAGCCATGCAGGGCATATTATGTGTAATATGCTATTCTATATATGGATGCATAATAATGATAAATTTATAAAGAAATGAGTAAAACAGATATAGAAGAATTATTGTCCTTCTACAGAAAGGAATTTAAGCTAAAAACAGGGATGGAGCTAACAGTTGCTCCAATCCCTATAAAGAAGTTATCTATAAAAGAAATAGTAGATGGAGCAGAGTCATTCTTTAGAGTAGATAAAAAATATATATACTATAAAGGAAAAGATAGAGAGAGGGTAAAAATAAGACAAATGATATACGCTGCCTGCAGGGAAAATTCACATAGTTATGAAAGAATAGCAATATCATTTAAAATGGATCATACATCTATCATACATAATGTTAGAACATTCTATGCCCATAATAAATACGAACTGGAATATAAAGAGGAGTTTGAGAGATTTGAAGCATTTTTACATGAAAGAATACATGAAAATTTGTTGCAGGAAGTAGCATAATTAGTTGAAAAAGTGGTAAATTTATATAATGAAAGCAGAAGATTTAAGATCACTGATGATATCTTTAAATGCCTTTGGTAAAAAAGAGATAAAGGTAGTAATGCCCAAAAAGGAGCTGGATGGATTTATGATTAGTTGTAAAAAAGAAGGAGAGGAAGCTGGAATGCTCATTAAAGAGAATGATGGTTATAAAGTAAAGGATTATGATAGAGCAATAATAAAATTCTCCTACCCAGAATTTATCACAACCAAAATAACCTTAAAAAGTACCTTAAGTAATAAATTCTCAATAGAATGGTAGATATTAAAGTAAAAACGGGAGATAGGGAAACTTCTGTTCCAAAAGAACAGATAACAGAAGCTATAAAAGAAGCTTATTCTAAGAAAATAGCCCTCATCCTGGAGCCATATAAAGTACCTAGACGTCATCCAAAATATGATTGGATGCTAGTAGAGACTTATGAAGAGTTCATTAAATTTATAGAAGGATATTATAAGTTACACTCCTCTCTCCCGGCACTTATAAGTTTCTCTCATAACCTCACTGCAGAACATGATAAAGCAGATGCCAGTAGATCACTATCTTCTCCTATATTCTATAGTGGATATAAGACGAAGACAGGAAAAGATGCTGCAGAGTGGTTGGTAAAGTTCTGTAAATCTAATAATGCCCTCCTGGACAGCCTGGTAGCTATACATGCAGAAATGGATAAGCATATATCAAATATAGAATATTTAATAAATGAGTGTAAGAAGCAACAGGGATTGAAGGATTTAGCATTTAAAATGAAATGGGAATGGAAAGAATCTCAATAATAACTATAAAATTTAAACATGGCTAAGGAAAAAGTACAGAAAGAGGATTTTGACACAGTATTAAAGAACCTAAATAAAAGGTACGGAGTAGGGACAATAATAAGTGGAAAGGATATAGTTCAAACATTGGATGTTATAAGTACAGGTTCTATGACCCTTGATATAGCTACCACTATTGGAGGAATACCATTAGGAAAGATAATTGAAATTTTTGGAGTAGAATCTTCTGGAAAGAGTACTCTTACCCTACATATAATATCAGAGTTTCAGAAGGCTGGAAAAAAGGCGGTATATTGTGATTTTGAGCATTCTTTTGATAAGAAGTATGCAGAATCTATAGGAGTGGATGTAGATAGTCTTATTATAGTTTCCCCTGAATGCCAGGAGGATGGATATAATTTAATAGAGGAGTTGGTTAAAACTAGTGAAATATCTTTGGTAATAATAGATAGTCATACAGCTATGATGCCCAGAAAGATAGTAGATGGTGAAGTAGGGGAAGCTACTATTGGGTTGCAGGCGAGGATAAATAGTGTTGCTTTAGGGAAGCTAAAAAGTGTACTCCCGGCTAATAATTGTACATTGATTTCAGTTTCACAACTTAGAACAGCTATCGGAGGGTATGGTGATCCAAGTACTCCCACAGGTGGAAATGCTTATAAGTTCTATGCAGATATGCGGTTAAAAGTATTCAAACAATTAGATAAAACTAATGATCTGAATAAAACTACTGTAGATGTAATAAAGAACAAATGCGGTAATCCATTTGGGAAGGCAGAGTTTAATATAGTATGGGGAAAGGGAATAGATAAAAAACAGGAAATAGTAGATTTAGCAGTAGAACTGGACCTCATTAAAAAAGGCGGTAGCTGGTACACTATTCCAGGTGAGGAAGGAAGTGATGATTTAAAACTCCAGGGGGATAATGGAATAAAGAAATTCCTGGAAGATAATCCTGAATTCTCAAAAGAACTGGAAGATAAAGTAATAGAACAACTTAAAAGTAAATAATTATGGAAGAAAAATTAAAACAGTCCCCTAAAGAACTATTTAATACTTTTTGGAAAGAACTAGTGTGTGATGAGAAAGGAAATATCCTCCCTGAATTAGTACAGAATGAACTTGCTGATTATCATAAGTTAATGGGAGATAGTAGTGCTGTTTATGAACATATTACCTGGGGTTTATTATCTAAACCGGGGTATGATGCAAAAACTGTTATAAAAGCAGCAAATGATGCCTACAAAAGTAGATATATAGACTATTTTATTGATTTTTTAAATGTTATGGAACTCAAAGATAAAATAGATATTGAAACATTAAATTTATTATCAAAAGAAGTAGAAAAATACTTTAAATAATGGATGTAATAGATTATGAAAAAGAAGTAAGATCCAAATTCCCAGAAGCAAAGTGTGTTGGAGTAGGTATTAATGGAAGCAAACCAATTTATTATATGATTATTGGGTGTAGCTTAAAGGAAAATTATAAAGATTCTAAGGAATTAGCATGGAAAAATGCCTATGATACAGTAATTAGTTCAAATATAAATAATTATGAATAAGTATATAGTGATATTTATAGTTATATTAATTTCTTCCTGTAGCAATGATTTAGTTTATAGATGTAAGAATATATATACTGGAGAAGTAACGGGAATTTATACAGGAAAGATATTAAAAAAAGGAGATGGAATTATGGAATGGGGTCAGGTATATATAGTAGAAAGTGATACTCCTATTTGTGAAATAAAAGTAAATACTACCCCATTATAATGGAAATAAAGACAATAAATGAATATAATTGTCCAATAGAGCTCCTGGAGGTAATAGAATATCTCCAGGAGAACCTTCCGGACAGGAATGCTAAATACTATGATTACAAAGCACAAGTTAAATTAATCAGACAGATGCATAATCAATACAATCACATTGTTGGATTTAATGCATTTGTTCAAAAATGGATACCAGAATGATAACTGATATAGTTTGTTTTAGTGTGATAGTAGCTATAGTATTCATAGTATTTGCTACTAAAAAATAGATAGATCATGAGTGAAATACATTTAACACCAGTAACTCTTACTCCTTATCAGAAAGTGTGTTTAGAAATAAATCTTCTTAATCAGGGGCCTGGAAGAAGCAGGAAGAAAAGTGGGAGGAAAAAACCAATTAAAACCCCTGAAGTTAAAAGTAAAGAGGAAAAGTTTAAAAAGTTAAAGGAGAAACTGGAAAAGAAACAGAAATATCTTGTTACCAGACATGCAATACAGAGATTTAGAGAAAGAGTAGCAGACATCTCGGAAGATAGAATAAGAGAGATGCTCCTTTGTGAAAATTGTATAAAAAGGTATGATACTTTGGGAGATGGGAAGTATTCAATAAGACCATTTCACCCGGTATGGGTATATGTTCATAATAGAAGGGTAGTTACTGTAATAAGCAGAATTGGGAGGTATGATATAAGACCGGGAGTTAAATTACAGCTACTCTCCTCTTACATGGATTATGTAATAGATGCTAAAGTTGAGCAGATAGTAGAGGGGAAAGATATAAAGATAGATTCATTTGAGAAGTATTTTAAACATAATTTTAGGCTTATACTATGAAAATAAAGGAAAAATATATAATAGTTGGAAGAGGGGAGGTATTCACTATTTCCTTGAAAGAAAATGGATACGAAGGGTTATTAAATAAAGATCTTAAGACATTTATAGGAAAAGATTTTGAATATGAAGATAAAAATTACCAAATAATAGGAGTAGAACATTATGCATCTCCTATTAATAATGAATCATTTGATTTAATAGGATTACTTGTAAAGGAAAAGTTATGAGAGATAAATATTACACACCAGATATAGAAGACCTATTTATAGGATATGAATGTGAGTACACTTCAGATATGTCAGTTTTTAAATGTGAAATTCAAGATTGTATAATAAAAGGTAAATTATGTGCTAGTGAATTAACTGATATTATTAAATGGGTAACAGAGGATGGGGATGATTTATCCTTATTTGTAAGAACAAAATACCTGAATAAAGATGATTTAATTGCAGATGGATGGAAAGAAAGTGTAGGTAAAAATAATTTATTTACAAAACATGAATCTTGTGTATTACATCTCTTAGAAGATCACTGGGTTATTATTCTTAAATACGAAGAAGAATACTTTTCCGGGGAAATCAAAAGTATAAATGAGTTAAGAAAACTGGAGAAATGGCTAAAACTTGCTCAATAGAAGGGTGTAATAAACCAGTGTGGGGAAAAGGGAAATGTTCTTATCACCAAGACAAAAAGCCCCTTAACCAAGGCTCCAATGGCCTTAAATCTACATCCAGGCTGAAGAGAAAGAAGAAAAGTACAGAACAAATAATACAGGAGAATGAACAGAGAGATAAAATGCTCTCTTTATTTTCCACTATATGGAAGAAAAGAGGGCCTTATAGTGAGATATCAGGAGTATTTTTAGGAGGAGAGTGTAAAACAATATTTATTCACCATATCCTTCCAAAATCAAAGTACCCACAACTATGTCTGGAAGAGGAAAACCTTATAATAATATCTTTTGAGGAACACCAGGAGGTAGAAAATGATATGTATAAATATGATGAAATAAATCAACGTAGAGAAAAAATAAAGGAAAAGTTTGGAATATTATAAATAATGATTATTTTTACAGTATAAAATATTATAAAACATGCAAGAAAATCAAAGTGATAAGTTCTTCTCTCAGAAAAATATTGGAGGATTAGAAGACAATATCTTAAAGGAAGAGTTAAATAAGATCCTTCAAAGAGGTTCTTCTACAGAAGATATAGAAGATATGAATAAAGAAAAAACACCTAAATTATCTTTTGGAGAGAAGGCAGTAGGACTAACTTTTAACCCTGGTGGCATGAAGGAGGTTAATTCAATAAAAAAACTTTCTGCAGATCTTATAGATGAACTTAATAATCAAAGAGATAAAGCAAAGGAAGAAAATAATGAAGAAAAAATAGCTCAGTTTACTTTAGCTATTAGATCTATCCAGGAAGGACAACTATGGGGAGTAAAGGCGGCTACTTGGAAATATTAATCAAATAAATATGACTATAGAAGATTACATAAGTAAAGGATACACATACGGAACTCAAGAGGGAAAAGAAGGGAATATAGTATGGGCAGAATCCCCTCCACCAAATGAAATGAGTATTATGTCTCATTATAAAGATGAGGAAGGATATGAAACAATATTATTAGAAATACTAGCTAAATTAAAAGAAGCATACACAAATAAAAACCATAAATAATGACTTTAAAAGATTATGAAAAGAAAGGTTATTCATGGGGAACAATTCAGAGTAAGTTTGATAGACCTGGAGAAATTTTCTCAGAAGAAGAGGTTTGGGTACAATCTCCTATAGTAAATGAAATAATTATTAAAGATAGGTTAAATGGTAGAAATGTTGAAGAAGTGGCAATGGAACTATTAGTTAATTTAAAAGAAATAGTAGAAATAGATTTAAGTGACTTATTAACAAAAACCAAATAAATAATGAACAAAAACATCTTTTATTGTAAGATTGATTCACAAGTACCAGGAGAGAAACTAGTAGTAGGCTTTCCTTTAGATCGTATCCTTAAAGTTATCCAGTATGCACCAAATAAGTTATGTGTACTCCTGGAGGACTTAAATGAGCAATCTGTTGAGAAACAGCGTATGACTAAAGGGAATAAAGTAGAGAATTATAGGGTGAAGGAAACTATTCAAACTATGTTTTACCTGGATGAAGTAGATAGTGTACGACTAATGGCACTTTCTTCTATAGATGATGAAATTCTATCCCTGGAAATAACAAATGAAAGAGACCCTGCAGCTAAAGTAGAAAATAAACAAAAAGCTACAGAATTAGCATAAAAACATTACCTTTGTACTATTCCATCTAATCATGTTTAATGATACCCCTCTTAGTTTCTACTTCGAGGGGATTATTTTTTATGAGCCGATTATATAATTTATTCGGCTCAACACTTAACTTTAAATAAATTAATAACATTTTATATATGAGTAAGCCTATTACAGTTAACCCATTTCTTGAAGTAGAACAAGGGATAAAAGAAGGATTTAAGAAACATACGGGGAGAGAATTAACCCATGAATATAAGCATTTAATACATAGAGTACATACTGCTACAGGAGAAGTGAATATATGTGTAAATGATACAGTTATATTTACTATCCCGGTTAATATGCAACATATAGGAATAATAATATAAAAATAAAAGCCTCTTATTAATTTAAGAGGCTTTTTATCTGCTTGCGGCTTCCCACCCAGTTAAACTTATTTGAAATTATGTACAAAATTAAGCCATTCTACTTTACTTTCCTCAGAGTTTTTCTTTAAAATTGCCTTATTTTTCTTCACCAGCCTGGCTTTCCTTTTAAGAACAAAGTCTATCTTATCTTTTATCTTCTTTACATCATTTGCTGTTACCCTACAGTCAGGGGAGGCTATATGTATCTCTTCTGATACCACAACTGGAATACCCTGGTTAATAAAGTCTGCAGTAACTATATTATAGGTTTCAGATAATGATACCTGCATTCCAAGATCCATAGCACAAATGAACTTTAAAAAGTCACTATGCTCCATCCATCTCTGCTCTACTAATATATGCCTGGTATCAGCAAATAAAGCTTTTATATTCTTTAGTGCATTATCTCCCCCTTGTTCCACTCTCCCTGCATTTATGTGAAAGTGGAGAGTAAGGTTGTGCTCATTAGCATATTCCATAGCTGCCACTGCTTGCAATAAGTTATTCTTCATTGGCCTTATTGCTCCAAAACATCCAAAATGGATAACGTTTTTTCTCTCTTTCATAATTTTAAATTTCTCCTTTCATGTACATTATTATTCTCTCTAATTGTTCTATAGTAGAATTTTGTTTCAATCTATTAGCATTTAAACTTATAACTCTGATATTACCTTTTATATACCCTCTAGATGAATCTACTCTATCTACTGAAGGACTATTACCAGAACATTTACCAGATCCATTACCTATTTTAGATTGAATTGGAATTAATAAAATAGGACAAATATCTGGAATAATTATATCTTCTAATTCTATATTATATTCTCTATTGAACTCCTTAGCTCTTTTTTTAGCATCTTTTAATAATCTATATTCAGGAGTTCTATATTTCCCATGTTTTCTAAATCTATTACCTGTTGTCTCTATTTGTAAACATCCACAACTTCCGCACTGTTTACTATTCAATGCTGCTGTACTTACTATTTTTTCATTACCACAATCACATAAACATTTCCATAATCTTCTGCCTTTCGGATGAGGTAATAATTCTAAAACAGTTAATCTTTGAAATTTTTTACCTATTAGATTTTCATAACTTCTCATATATATTTTTTATTAATCTACAGGGTAGTAATTAGGGAGATAGATGATCTTTTTACTTAAAAGTGGGTTCATCCCCTCTATAAACAAATGATAGTTAGAAGATACATAAACATTATCTATTTCATTGTATTTCTTTATCCACTCTATAGCCTCCCCTTCATTGGCAATGAATGGAATATGGCTATGTAACCTCACCACCCATTTTACTTTGGGGTGTAGTTTCTTTAGTACTTCAAACTTTTCCGGCACCACCCATAAAGCCTCTATAATTACTATATCTGGCTTATGTAAGTAAACTTCTCGGTCTATAAAATTATTGTCCACTACCTCTACTATGTGCGATTGTACTCCCTTACTTTGGAGCATCTCATTAATAAAGTTGGCACTATTGAATAGTCCACTGGAGAAAAAAGAAGGAGAGGAATAATTTCCCTCCCCTCCTGAACTTTTCCTTTTCTTTAAAATAAATAATATTTTCATTTTGGTTTTCTTCTTCCTACCTCTTTTTTATAAGATCAATTTGTGTATGTAGTACCTGCTAAAAATGTATTGTTTTCAAGATTTGTGACAGTATAATTTGACTTAATATCATAATTTCCACAACTTATACCGGAGTTAGGCCCTACATAAATTGTATGTGATCCATCAGACGTTACCTTATAATAATCACCAAAATAAAAAGGTTGATTCCACCAAGGATTAGAAGGATAGACAACATCTGGATATACCGGATAGGGTATGTAGTTTTCATATTCTACTTCCAATAACTTTATACCCTCTACCAAAGAAATCTTGTCTTCTTTTATCAACTTTTCTACCAGATCTATCTTCACCTGGTCTGTAGTAGTTTTTGTCATAATATAAGTTTTATATAGGTTTACTATCGTCTGCACGGGCATCACTCATTCCTGCACTTGTAGGAGATTCTACCGGGATAGCTGTACCATTAGTTACCATAGCATTTAGTTTATCTTGTAACACTGCAAAGCAATCTACTACCCGCATAATATCTGATATGCTCTGGAAGCCATTAACATATCCTGAGATATTGTTATAAAGGAGAGAGAATTCCTGACCTGTAAGGATAATCTGTGTATCCGGGGTCCATTTATACTGTGTACCTGGAGTGAATTGTGGAGTTTCTGCCATTTTGGTTATTTTTATAAGTTTTTATTTATACAAAATTAAATTAAAGAAATATAGAATACAAAATAAGTTACATTATATACAATTAAAATTCAACTGAATAAGTTATTATCTTTTGTATTTTGCTACTTTTTGAAAAGTCTGGTTTAATCTTTAGTATCCTGTGCATCCCAACTATGTCCTGGATAATAGATTCTTTAAAGTCATTTACAGATGGAGTAATAATAGTGCGAAGAGATGTTTCTATCTTATTAACAGCTACTATTGCTTCAGGATCAGAGTGTTGTATAGCACAATAAACTAATCTAAGGTATAGGTAGACATTATCATCTTGGATAGAGGTAAAGTTGGTTTTAATTTCCATTTATTTTAAAGTAAGAAGGTAACTTAGTTGTGCCCCTGCACCACTGTAGGATTGAGCTAGGTTTTCTACATCACAATAATGCATTTGTTCAGCCCATTCATATAACCTATACCCAAAATCCTGTATTTCTTTAGCTACCTGCATAGGCATATTTTCACCAAACCCGGATATTGGAGATAGAGACAGGGTAGAAAATCTTGTCCCTGTATAACCAATTAGCTTTTCTATTATTTCATCTTTCAGATCATCTATAGTTTCATATGTTCTATCTAAGGCTATATGTTGGGCATAAGAAGTGGTAGAATGATGACAAAACTGTACTTTATCCGGGAGCATGTATAGTTGAGTAGCTATTTCATCTACAGAAAATCCCGGAGTATTATCCTCCTCTCTTGTAGGAATCATTGTCTGCATTTTCTTCTTCATTGCAGCCATAGAGCTTGTATCAAAGAAACCTGGATTTGCCATTTTATTTTTTGCTTTTAATGCTAAATAAATTTAAAGTAGCCCCCACTCCAATATATGGAGCTATTTTCCCTGTGTTAATTCCATATGAAGCCCCAATAGAGGGCCCAAATACTATTACAGGGGTACGGGTGGTAATATCTATACTATATCCCTCCTGGATATGGTTATAGGGGTTTTTATTACTTATATCTATTTTCTCTGTTCCGGTACCTAAGAATTTCTTCTTCTGGTATTTAGTGTAAGTGAGGGTATCTGAAGATATCAACCCAATATCTGCTCTCCCGATAGACATATCTACTGCTGCAGTAATATCTATATAATTATCCCTTTTTTCAAAAGATAGTTCCTTTTTAGTAGTATCTATATATATTGGCAACTCCCGGAAGTAAGTATCCACCTGTACAGTGTATTTACTCATTTCCTTGATCTTTATATCCTTATCTTTTATTAACTTCTTTAGGCTATCAAACTGTGCCTGGTAATTTTCTACATTCCCGGTAGTAACAGTAATAGTAGAATGAGTATTGTTATTTTTATCCTTATATATCACTGCAGGTTTTAGAGATGGAGTTGGAAGTTGAGAAGTATTCCCCTTCCCACATCCTTTCAAAGAGAAGAATAATATAACAAAAATAACCCCTCCCAGCAGTATCTGCCAGGTAGAGATAGTAAACTTCTTTGAAAGGAAGTCCTTTATTAATAAAATAGTCCCCATATATTGGTTTTTGAGGTGTGTTAAATAAAAAAGAGAAGAAAAAAGGGAGAATAAATACCTCCCTTTATCTTTCTATTTTGGACGGAATAAAGTATTAGCTACAAACAGTTGCTGTAACTAAGGTAAGGTAAGCATTATCATTAGATGTCATATTAGCTACTACTGTATACACATTAGCTGTAGGAGTAGCCTGGCAAGCTGGGGTAAGAGTACCACCACCGGTTATACCACCGGATAAAGCACCTGCAGTACCGGCATTAGGATTAATAGTAATAGCTATAGTATGTGATCCAATAGGAAGGCTATAACCTATACTTTGTCCTAAAGCAATAGGAGCAGCTAATGTCTGAGCTACACCATCTATGGAGATAGCAGTAATAGTTTGTCCATTAGTATTTGATACTCCTATACTAAGTATAGAGTCACCATTACAGCACTGCTGGGCACAATCAGTAATATCTACCCAATGTCCATTTGTTCTTGGAGCTGTACTCCTCACAATGACAGAACCAGGTACTGTATTCCCTGAACCGTCCACTAAGATATAAGTTCTTAGCCTTGGATTTCTTTTTGGCATTTTATTTAATTTAAATTGTTAATTATTGAATTAGTGTAAACTCTTTTTGATTGGAGAGAGTGATTGTAACTTCTTGTTCTCCATTTTTAATCCTGTTAATAGCACTTATATATTTTTGTGCATCTCTTGGATTTGCTAATATTTCCCGTACTTCAGTACTCATTACATCAAGATCATCGGAGAAAAACAACTTTATGGAAGCTATTAAAGAATCTAACATTTGAAATAAAACACTCTTCATAGACTATTTATTATCAAATATAGAATCTATAGAAAGAAGTTCATCTGCATAAAACCTGGTACAGTATCTATCAGTCACTTGCCTGAGTATATCTTTTTCAGCGTGCGGGGTATGAATATTCTGTATGTATGGTGATTTAGCTTTAAAGAACATATTCTGATACACTCCTTCTACCTGCATAAAATCAGATATTACCCCGGCATTATGTAAAATATGTACTTCTTTTAACCTGCTAATGGGGTCTGGTGCCCATGCAAAGTCCAATATCTCTGGAGTTTCTGTCTTAAATCCACTTTCCCAAAGGCAATATAACACTGCCCACATATCTGCACAAAAGCTCTGGTATCCATTATTCTCTCTTTCCAAAGGGGTTTCCCCTTTCATAAACCATTGGTTTACCACCTTCAGGCCAGAAGATATCCCTTTACAAGCATTAAAAACCTTTTCCCAAAACTCTTTAGTAATACCTGGAGATAAAAGGTATTGAGCACCTCCTGTACCATTATCATTTTGTTCTATAACATCCCTTGTGATATTACAACACTTCCCAATAAGGGAGGGAATATCCAGATTTTCAAATTCTGCAAGCATCTCTGGCTTTACATAAGCCTTCTTTCCTTCCAGATAATATAGATCTAAATAATTACCTCCCGGATATCTTTTCCCGGTATAAGAAAGAAAGCAGGTTCCTACATTTTCATCCAAACATAGAGTAGAGAAATCTAATTCTGAAGTAAACAGTACATCTGCATCCGTGTAGAATAACCATTCATTACTTAGTTCCGGGTGTGATTCAAAGTGTTTTATTAAACACCAGGGTCTTATAAGAGGCTGGTACTGACTATCATTTACCTGCTTCATAAGTTCCCCGGTACTGTCCATATAGTAGAAGAACTTTACTTCAGGGAATTTCTGCTCTAACTTCTTCCAAAATGACTGAGGGCCTTTCCTGGAGATAAACTTATCAAATGGAGTAAATACTAATACGTGATACCCTTCAGAATACCCATACTTACGGAAATTATGTAATTGTACCTCTAATTGCCAGCAGTAATACTTACAATCCGGCGACACCTCCAAAAATATAGGTCTGTTCATTGGTTTAAAAGAACAAAGGTAGTGTTAATATAACAAATATTTGTAAATTATACTTTATTGGTAAAATATTTATTACTTTTTTATATTATAATAAACCCTTTCTTTTGTGCTACATACTGACAAGGAAATGTATTACCACCATACCAGTTTTGATAATCAATCCCATTGCATATTACATGAGTTTCAGGAGTATTAATATCTATGGCATCTCTTGAACCATCCAATATAGATCCATTATCATCCATAAGATACCATTGAAACTTACAAGAGTCTGTGTAATTATCATTTACCCCAACTACCTCTAATTGTGTAGCTGTTCCCTGACTATAATCAGGGTTGTTAGTCTGTATTCCTTGTATTTTTACTATTGCCATATTAAAAATCTACTTCTTGAGTTATTTGTATAATATCTATTACCCTTGCTGCTGCAGTTGCCCCATTACTAACCATCATTATAGGAGCTAAAGCTATCCCTGCAGGGATATTAGTAGAAATTGCCCCTGAGTTAAATATAGTGGCTGCTGATTTTGTATGGTCTTCTATAGTTACATAAAAGTTTGTACTATTGGAAGGGACAAATACCGTTACTATATATACATCTGTAGCATTAGGGGTGATGGAAGTATTTGTTTTAGTAGCTACACCACTTCCATCATTAGCCATTACCTGAAAAGTGGTATCAGCTACATCCTTCCCAATACCAAAAATATTAACAAAAGATGATGGGTCTCCTGAAGGGAATGCTCCCATACCAGTGCTGCCTATTACTCCTATAAATATTCTCTGGTTAGCATTATAAGTAGAGAGTCCAAATACCATTGTAGTAAGTACTCCTCCGCCATATGTAGTAGTTCCTGCAGTAATTGTAGCATTTGGCATATTTAACCCTGCAGCAGTACCAGATGTAGTACCTGTACTTACCCTCTTTGTATTAAAGTTAGGAAGTAGGTTAGTGGCATTATAAACTATAAAAGAGTTAGATGAACTAGGAACTATATTAGCATTAGCCAAATATCCATAACCGAAAGTTGAGAATGGATCCCCCATTTGATGACCTTTTCTCCCCACAGATCCTTGTACATATTGTTCAATGCCAACTGATGGGTTCCACGTAAGTCTATCTATACCTGTTCTATTAAGGGTATACAGTTTAGCATTACCAGCAGAAGGTGCTGTAACTGCTGTTGTACCTGTAGTACTTTTAAGGGTTAGGTTATTATCAGTACCATCTATCAATACCTGGGTAGCTCCACCGAATGAACCACTACTGTTAAACTGTACATTAGTAGAAGCACCTGCGGGAGAACCTCCGCTCACTGTAGCCCAACTCATATCACCTCTTAAATAAGTAGAAGAAGAGGCTGTGCCAGTAGTAGTAATATCTGCAGCAACCAGTGTTCTAAAAGTAGGGGCAGCAGCGGCACCAGTAGTAGGACCTATAAAATGAGTATTGGCACTTTGAGTAGCCAGAGTTCCTGTAAGAGTGCCTGTAGTAGTGACGGGAGAACCACTTACTATTATAAAAGAAGGGAGAGATAGAGCAACTGAAGTAACTGTACCACTTCCTGCAGGTGTATTCCAGGTACCATCTCCACGTAAATATGTACTTGAAGATAGTGTACCTGATGCATTTAATTGTTCTATCCCTACTTTGGTTTGTCCCATTATCCCATTATTATTATTTTCTGTAATCAGCTAACAGTACTTCACCAGTTAGAGGTGCAGTTGCCATTGTTATAGTAGAACCTGATATAGTATAATCATTACCTGCACCAGCATTCTGTCTTACACCATTAAGGTATAATTTTACACTCCCGGTAACTGGGGTGTTAGCTATAGTAAATGTTACATTTGATCCATTTATAGAGCCAGAAGGTGTTTCACCATCTACAAAGTTTGCATTTGTAAGACCAGAAGATAGTCCTATCTGTGTCCAGGTGATGGCAGTAGTTCCTATAGTACCAGAAGCTGCTGCTGTACACAACCATACAGTGTTGGCATTTGTAGAACCACCAGTATCTACAGTAACTAATGCACCTGGTACTTCTGTCCAGGCATCCATATCTGTAACCCTGGTAAGAGCAGAAGATGAACCATTAAACTGGTAGATACCATTTTCTGCCTGTGCTGTCTGGTTTTTAAGGAGAAGTCTGTTACCAGTAGATAAAGTAACACCATCAAATACTGCAGTACCTGGACTAGATACAGTGATGTTGGCAGTAGAGGCAGCTACAGTTGGATTCTTATATTGGAACATCTGTATCTGCGCATCCACATATGCCTTATTAGCAGCATCTGTACTGGCAGTAGGAGTAGTTAAATTTACCCCCTTCTGGGAACCAAAATCAAAGTTACCAGTCATGGCAACACTACCATCCTTCTTTAAGAAGTTAGCACCATCTGCCAGTTTAGATGAAGCAATATTAGCACCTGCACCAACCTGTGCATCTAGGATGGCACCATTAGCAATCTGCCTGGTAACTATTTGAGTTGTAGACATTATTTATTATTTAATAGGTATTTATAGAGTTAAGCTTTTATATAATTTACAAGAAGATGTTCTCCAACATTAGGGGAGGAAACAAGAAGAAAGGTGTTAGTACCGGTAGTGTTAAAATCATCCACTATTGTCTGCTCCAGGCCATTAACAAATACCTGCAGACTCCCTGGCTGAAAATTACCAGCAGTGGTGAAAGTTGCATTACTTCCATTTATAGCTCCTCCAGGAATTTCAGAGAGGATTAAATTAGATAAATCTCCTCCACCTCCACTCCCCAAGAATTGTATAATCCCAAGTAATGCAGTATTAAGCTCTGTAGCAGTAATAGACTTTCTACAGTTTGGTACAATATATTGGTTGATGAAAGATTTAAGTGCATCAACATTGTAGAAGATCATCTGGGTATATTATCTATCCTTATAGCAGAGTTAAAATCATCAGAAAATGAAAAGTCAAAATCAAAGCATAATGAAAGTGATACTTTAATCCATCCAACCTTTCCTCCCTTATTAGTCTTTGTAAAGGTGTTATATAATGGCTTTCCATAACGGTCCACCATTATATATCCCTCTAAAGGAGCAATATTCATATTATATTATTATGCTATGAAAGACCAGGCGCTTGTGTTATAAATAGCCATGAGGGAAGCCCCGGCAGCAACAGTTTGGCCCAGCATGGTAAAAGATGCACTCCCTGTATTACAAACTACAATTAATTTGTATTCAGATGTAACTGTAGGTGAGGGTAAGGTCAAGGTCTGTGCTGAACTGGTTTCTGGAATTACTATAATACTAAAATTATCAATCGTAGCTGCGGCTGTGCCTATAGGACCAGAACTTAAGTTACCTAGGATAACTGCATTTCCGAGGACTGTACCTCCATTAGATAATGTACCTGCCACTGCACTAGGAGTGCCAACTGTACCAGTTTTTACATAAGGGTCTTGTGTTCCGAAATTAAATGACATTGTTATTTATTTTAAAGGGTTAGAAAAGTTAAAAAGTTAAAAAGTTAATTATTTACCTGAGTTCCATTGAACTCTTTTATTTCATTGTAGTATTTGGCTATTTCCTCATCTGTACTGGGAGATAGAGTGTAGTTTTCTTTTTCCCCTGTATCTGTAGAGTTAACCTGGTGTATTATGTATCTTTCTGGAGTTTCTGCACCACCGCTCATTTTAAATACTGATTGATCTCCTCCCCAGTTATAGATAAATGATGGTCTTCCATCATGGTCTGCAAGTATTGTATGCTCCCCTATTAAAGGATGAAGCCATGAATCATGATACTTTACATTGAGATTTCCATATCCCTTCTCTTTAATATGCTCATAATCAACGAATATGGATGGTTCCATTACATTGTTCATTAGAGATATTTCTCCATGATTCTGCCTGAAGTAAGAATAGAGTGATTTATAAGCCCTCATATTTAAAGTGCGGGCTTTTACCATTCCCTCTACTCCATCTGATATAAAGGTTGGGAGCCTTAGGTCATCATCATCCCAGGAATTGACTATATCAAAATTTCCAAGGAGAGAAGCTTCTTCTAATGCATTATTATACTTTTCCCCTACAGAGTCAAACCTTTTAGTTGTATTTACCAGCACTACCTTCTTGTTTTGAGGAAGGGATAATTCAGGAAGCCTTATCTCTCTCCCGGAATTGTAAATAAATAAAGTACTATCCCCCGGATAATCCTGATCTATATAGCACTTCAAAGCTCTTTTTAAGCAAGAGAACCTATGGAAAGTGCAGCAAATAAGAAGAACATTCATGTATTTGGTTTTATTTTTTCTTTACCCCACCCTTATTACTACCAGGGGTAGTAAAATAAGACTTTATCTTATCCAGGGAGGTGTTTAAATAATCTGCTATTATATATCCAAATTTAGCATATACAAACTCCACCAGTCTTTCCCCAAATAAAGTAGCAAGACATATAACTATAGTCTTAGGTTTATCCCATCCCTCCAGGTCACATATCATAGATGCTAAACAACCACTAGTGATGCTTAATCCAGTAATAGCTAACCATGCCCAGAAGCTTCTTTTCCTCCCGGTATTTAGTTCGTGGGAGTATTTGCCAAGTAATCCAAGAGCTATAGGAACACCAACTTTCATAACTAAAGCAAGGAAATCTATTTTCTGTGAAGTCTGGGATGAGTTAGTTTCCATATACGGTAATAGGTGATAGAGGATACAATAAGGATATAAATTATTTCAAAAATGGTGATAGTAGCTGTAGGGAAAGTAAATTCATCTATACATTTTCCAATAGCAAAAGATATCATTCCCTGTAGTAGGATATACAGTTTTTTCAAAGAGGGGGAGGAATACCTTAAATAAAGTATTTTAGTTGTTTTTATCAAACAGAGGCAAAATATTACTTTTATAATATCCTCTGAAAAAAAATAAACAAAATTGTTTATAGTCTGTCCTCCAAGGAAGGAGCAATTATAATCATCTCCTGAATATAGACTGATAAATAGAACTTTAAAAAGAGAAATAAGGATTATAAGAGTTACAGCTCTAAATAAAACCTTTGTTATTTTTACTATCAAGTTTATAGGTTTAATGTGGGCGGTGACTAGGATGTCCGCCAAAAAATGCTTCAGAATTACAAGTATACTGCTGGTTATTACTATCTATTAATATTAAAGTAGAAGAAGATGTAGTTATAGTACGGGATAAAACCTCTTCTCCAGGGCCATCCTGATCCCAATAGTTATCTATAAAGAAGGTACTATCATAAGAAGGCATAGAAGATGCTACTGTTCCAGGAATAGAGGTTCCATCTACTGAAATTACAATATCACTAAGAGATTGTACATAAAATGCTACTTGTTGGCTCATGTTTAATTTATTATTTTGACTTATCTGAAATTATGTGATTTATCCATCCTGAAGCTATAATTAATACAACCCCACCTATTCCAATACCTCCAAATATTTTATCACCATTGCTGGCTATATTGAAGTTTTTATCAAATGTATTAGTAGCTATAAAGTGCAAAGCACATGCAATAATAGATGCCACTCCTACTGCAGCCATTGATATAAGCAGCCATTTGGTGAATTTTGTCATTTTTATTTATTTAAAAGTTTGAACATTACACTAAAAACTACATTCCACACTACTCCATATATCACTACTCCAATCCATAAAATAAAAGGAAAATTATAGGTGAGGACAGAGGCTATAAGGAATATAATCATTAGTGATTTACATAAATGCCATCCATCTATATGATATCCAGCTATTTTTTTACAGCTCTTCCAGCTAACTTGTGGGTTCCAAAAATCAGGGGATAGTTTCTTAAATACCGAACTCTCAAAGTGAAAATCCAAAGTATCCATCACACTATTGCAAATAGCTGATAAAATAAAGAATAGAATAGATAACATTAGTACTTTATTATACTTACTTTAAAACTGCCGGATGTGGGATCTAAAGCACCAGAGCTATAATTGTTAAATCTTACTGTTACTGTATTTGCTGCACTAACCCAACAGCTAAAGCTACTATTGGATAATACACTACTATTTGGGACACCAACAGTAGGGATGTCTCCAACTGCTGCACCAGTTAATGTAATGGTTAAATCAGAAGATGTCTGTGCTGATGTAGAAGGGAAATCTAATGTTGATGTAGTTGTTAATACAGTTATATTTTCAATTCTATGTGATGTGGTATTTTGGGCAGCTAAAGAATATCCACCTGAAGAATATGTTGGAATATTTACTATAACAGCACTATTCCCAACATACAAGGAACCTGTATCTGAGATATACCCAGTACTTTTAACATTTATTGTATCATCAGTAGTTAAAGCACTTCCTTTTATAAAGGATGCTCCTCCAGAATTAATAGCTATTGCATCATTCCCTAATTTGTTTTTTAATACCATAGCAGCAGAGCTATCTGAATTTAAAAAAACATAAAATGCTGATAAGTGTGTGGATGAAGTTCCAACTTGAAACCCTGATGTATTGGTAAACCCTTTTATTTGTAAAGATGAGAGATTTGATATCTTCCTATTGTATACTGCTATAGCAGTATCTTGGGCTATATAAGATGCATATGTATTACTTACGATTGTATTAAAGGTATCTATAGTAAGTATTTGTTGTTGTTTATAAGAAGTGTCTATATTAATTGTTGCAGCCATTACTGCATGACCTGCTGTATTAGGGTGAGTACTATCTCCAGAATTATATACAGGGAGCATACTATATAATGTTGTATTATCCCATAATGGAGTCCAGGTATCAATTATATGGTCTGTAGTAAAAGTTCTCTGTATATAATTTTTAAGAGGGCGTTCATCTGTTGCAGTACGTGGTGTTGGTAAAAGATGAATTACCGTGATACCAGCATGTACAAGGGTATCGCGTAATGCATGATAATTAGCCTGCCATGTATTACTATCAACCTTGAATAAAATATCATTTCCTCCCATCATAATTAATGCATATTTTGGAGCAAGGTTTATCTTTTCTTTACAAGCTGCTAATGCCTGACCTACACCATCTGCACCACCTCCACTTATTATGTCTTTTGAATATCCGTTAAGCAAATTTACAAAACGTGCATTAGTAGGAGCTGCTTGTCCTCCAGTTATACTATTTCCTATTACAATGGAATTAAGATTTTTAGGCTTTAGTATATAATATTTCCAGTTTATAAGTAGAGCATTTAGACCCAAATCTGACACACGAGGATTTGATGTATTATGCATTGCAAAAGGACTACCTGATGGAGAGGTTGGTTGAATATAATTAATAGACCACTTTTTTGTTATATTAGTAATAGTGATTGTATACGTGGTTTCATACCTAAGAAGATCAAATCTCATAGTATCGCCTACACTATATGCAGTATCTGCTACACTTCCAAAAAATGTACTGTGACCCTCATTTATATCAAATGCAGGAAGTCCTGTAAAAATAGTTCCCTTATTACTAACATAGGTACCATTTACAGTATGCTCATATCCAAATGGATTTATACTATGAAATCCTACCTGAATACCATAATCTGCAGTAGTTTTTCCTTGCCAAACAAAAGTTATAGATTGTACACACTTCTCTACCATTGTAGCAGTGTTATATTCTATGTAATCAGTATAAGTACCATTATTACCATTAAATAACAATCCATTTGCTGTAAATGTTCCATGTGTCCCCACTAAAGTAAAACCTGCTGGGAGAGAACCCTGAAGGTTTGTATTAAATACTGTAAGTGTATCATAAAGAGGATATTCTATTTTGTTATTTAACGAAAGCTGCAACCTATTAGCAGTATCTGCTATATTTACTGAATTTTGAGTACTGTCTGCAATATATATTGGAATAGTTACATAATTACCAGCTATTGCAAACAATTTCCAACTACTACCATTCCAGAAATAAGGAAGCCCATTAGCAGAACTAAACCTAATCCTGGGAGTAGAAAGTGGAAGATTATCGTATAATCCGTTAGTGTCTAATGGAGAGAATGCAAGACTGCTATCTATCTTTATACGATTATATTCATTACCGTAGTTATGGGCATTATAATATGGTATCTGCCCAATAGCAGAAGTAAAAGGTATTAAAAGAGAAAGTATTAGAAATAATTTTTTCATATAGTGATTTAGTAAAAAATAATTGTGTATTGTTCCCCTGTAAGAAACTCATTTCCTCCAATGAGTTGCACCCCCATATTATACATTCTTTGGTAATGTACCCCTTCAAAAAGGACCCCTACCCCATTTTTCATAATTAGGAAGTTCTTTGCCTGGATGTCAGGGTTATCATAAACTACCCCTCCATTTAAAGGAGTGTATGTTCCACCATCACCAATAATAAATTGGATTGGGAGATCTGTCTGCAGACAATTTTCTGCTTGGCAGCAATTATTCATTTATTTTATTTTTATTTTATTTTTAATTACTTTCTTACTATTACTTTAAATGTCCCTGAAGCTGGGTCTGCCGATCCTCCAGATGTATTATGAAATCTTATTGTAACAGTGTTTGCAGAGGAAACAAACCCCCAAAAAGTACCAACAGTAGCACTGGCAGAAGGAACACCAATATATACAGCATCTCCATCTGCTGCTCCAGCTACGGTTAAAGTCAGGTCTGAAGAAGCATTTGAAGAGGTACTTGGAAAATCAAGAGCCCCAGTAACCACTAAAGGCAGTGCAGCAGTTTCCACTCTATGGGTAGTAGAGTTTACTACTAATGCACTATCCCCGCCAGATGTGTATGGTTGAGCTTGATATAGATATAAATTTCCTTTACTTGAGAATTTAGTAAAAATATTTCCTAAAGTATCCTGGAACTGTAAAAGATCTCCAAACTGACTCACCCCTTTTCTTATTACTAAAGTGGTAGTAGAAAGGGTGTCATTTGCATTTGCAGATAGCAGAACAGTATTTTTCTGTGCTATTGCCACCCACTGCCCAATGTAGAATATACCCCACCTTTGGTTAGTAGCTGCATTAAATGCTTCTACAATATTAATAGTGTGAATTTGATTATTATAAGTACTTATTTGTGTACATGCTATATCATTAGTCTTTACTCCCCCTGTATTTAAAGTCCCTGTCTGATCAGTTACTTGCAAATGATTAAATTCATAAAATATCTTCCCGCCTCTAAGATTTATAAAAGGAGTATTATCAGGGGAGGTGAGATTAGCATTAGTCCCCAAAGTTATATAACTATTCTGTGTAGTATCCGGGGAATAATAACCTCCTTTATTCTTTACTCCTGTAAATATCCAGGGTTGTGTGGTGTCTGCTGCAAATTTATTAGAAGTAAGGGTAAGGTTATACCCTGCAGTGTAAGTATTATTGTTAGTAACTTTTGTATAATGCTTTCCATCAAAAGAAAGGTATAAACTACTATCCTGTGTACAATACATAGCTGCCCCTACAAATCCTGATACTATAGTATCTGTACTATGTTTTATCGGAAATGCAAAAATACTATCAACCCTTATTCTTGTAAACCAGTTCCCATAGTTACCTGCTTTATAATATACCTGGGCTTTACTATTATTTATAACAGAAAAGGTTATTAAAAAAGCAAGAACTAATTTTACATATATACTTTTAATCATTTTAGTTATATTTATATCTATTAATGATTAATAGAAAGTGATGGTAAAAGTTTCTCCTGTATTAAACATATCCGGGGAAATAAGTTGAAATCCCCCTATTGGGGAGAGGGTATAATGTACCCCTGGAACAAGGAACCCCCATATGTTCCTATGTATCAAATAATTACGTGCAAATAAAGTTGTGTTATAATAAACACTGGTTCCTGCAGCAGGAGCTCCTGCAGTAGTCCCTATAATAAACTGTATAGGAGAGGGTAGAGGATCACATCCACAGGTCATAATGATAGAATTTAATGTTTTAATTTATTGTATTAATACAATATAGTATATACTTCCCCGGTATTGAACACTCTGCCTCCAATAAGGGTGACTACACCAGTGGTATTATTAAAAGTATAATCTACTCCATTTACCAATGTCCCAAATCCATTTAGGAATATAATAGGGCTCTTCGAAATAAGAGCAGTATTGGTATAGGTAGTAGAACCATTTACCGGAGTATTTGGACCACTATCTCCTATAGTGAATGTAGTGGAGTTAGTAGCAGATATACCACCAGCAGCTATTGCTGCCAGGTAGCCACTTTGAATTTGGAGTATCTGGTATATATTTTTAAACCACCTATCCTGGTTAGTTTGTACTGGAGGAGTTGCCATTATATATTAAAGATTTAAAGGTATGAAAAAAACTTGAATTAATAAAATACATCATTAATGTGAGGAGCATTATATAGCATTACAGATACCTTTTCTGCTATTAATGTGCTCTATTTTGTGTAGTGAACTTAATATTCATCTCTTTTGCAAAATCAGGAGATGCAAGGGCAGCATAGTTAATTAACTGATTTCCCAAAGGGAAGGATTTTATCACATATTTCAACGGGTGAGCATTTGCTACCATTTTTTCTCCTTTAGTGGTATTCCCAAGTTCTTCTTCGGTAAGTCCAAAAGCATATCTCCCTAAATTAGAGAGTACATTTTCTGCATCAGTAACCACTCCAAATGCCGGGAGGATACTACCTCCAGCTACTTGCTGCCACTGCCAAGGATGATAATAAAAGGCCATTTCGTCTGATATTTTATCCAGCATCCTAACTCCATATATCCAATACCCTCTTTCTTCTTTAGTAGCTTCATCTGCATCCGGAATGAGGGCTTTTGCTGCCAGGAATGTAGAAAGTACCCCAATATAAGCTAATATATCCCTCATCTGTCCTCTTACATTATCCCTCATCAGATCATAGAAGTCATCTTTAGATATAGTGAGCTCCTTCCCGGTTTCTCTAAGGTATTGTTCTTTCTTCTTAGCCATAAATTCTTCCATCATCTTCAATCCTTGTTCATTACCAGCCATGATGTTTTTCATATTCCCAATAATACGAAGAGGGTTTTGTACTAATATTTTCCCCACCATCCTCACCTTTCCATATTCATAGCTATCTGTACCAGGGATATACTTAAGACTTCCAAACCTGCTATCTGCTATAGGGACTATCCAGTTTTTAAAGGTCATCATCATCCTTGCCATAGTTCTCATAGAAGCTCTGCTCCTATCATCATCACTCATGGCACCAGTAGATTGCTTTTCTATCTGTTGTATTAACCCTCTGAGCTTCCCCATTTCCTTCCCATAAAGGTCCAGTCCATCTATCACCAGTTTATCATCTACTATTTTAGCAAGTTTTGGGAGAGATTTTGTAGCCTTCAGGTCATCTATCTCTTTTTCCATTTTTTCTTCCAGCTCTCTATTTTGCCCAGGGGTACCGAAATATCTTTGCCCTTCATACTTAGCCCTCACATACTGCCTGGTATTTTCTATCTTTCCATCTATAAGGACTGCATTATCCAACATGGCTATAGCTATGGGCTCCTGTACTAACTTATCACTATAACGGAATATAGAATATACAGCTTCACTCATGGAAGCATTTGCCACTTTAGATACAGATAGTTCTTTCTTTCTATCAGCAGCAGTTTGCTCTACAAATGGGACTATCTGGTTTAGAAGATAGGCATATACATTACCTTCTTTTCCTCTGAACATCCTGGTATCAGTCATTGCTTCTGCTTTCCTGAGATCTGCACCATCAAAGAAGGTTCTTTTATTTGTATAGTTCTGCAGCTTACCACCAATAAGGTTAGATAGTGGGATACCAATATTTAAAGCAAGGATCTTATTCTTATAAAACTGACTCACTCCTTCCAATAATCCATTTGCTGTAACTACTCTATCCTTCACATTTTCCGGGAGAAGTTGTGTACCCAGGGTCTTATTTATTGCTTTAAATACATTTTCAGTTCTCTCTCCAATTTTTCCTATAGTTTTCCCTTCCAGGATGTCATTTACATTCCTCTGCCCATAATATATTCCCTGTACAAACTCATCCAGCATTTTAGCATTATATTCATTCTCGGGGGAGGTTTGTACCACACCATCCTTCCTCACTATCTTTCCAAACCTATTGGCCTGTATAGAAGATTTATTATGCTCTACATACTGCAGGGTTTTTACCAGATTCTCTATTCCAATTAGAGATTCATATCTTATAAGCTGTTCATTATAAGACTGTATTACAGAGAATAGATTAGTAGAGAATTGACTATCATCTTCTATTCCTCTATTGGAAGTAAAACTAAACGGGAGATGGTTTATCAATTTCCCGGTAAGGGGATCCTGGTATTGATAAGTATTTTCATTATCATTTATACTTATACCATTTATGAACCCATCTGCAATTTTTAAATTCCCCCCAAATGCTAATTTTTCAGCTACTCCACTTTTCATAACATATGGAAGAAAAGATCTCCTCACCTGTGGCTGAAGTATTCCAAGACTTACTCCTTTATCTACCCTCTCCTGGATATAGTTGTAGAAATCCAGTACTGGCTTATTCTCAGGGGATAAAAGCTGCTTATATTCATCAGTATGCCATTTATCTAAAGCAAATGATTTCATCTCATTATTTCCCCATCCAGGAGCCTTGTCATTAGAGAGATTGTATTTATCCTTTACTTTCTGTATTTCTTCATTTCTCCTCTTCTGGTTTTCTTCATCTACTGCATCATAGATAGTGCTGTTTATAGCAGCTATTCTTTTTTGCTCTCTTTGGGCTATGTGTTCCCGGTATGCAGCAAGATTTATATTATCCTTATACCACTGGGTATTTTTATTCTCCTGGGCTTTTTTGAATTCTTTGAAAAAATCACTTTGTATAGTATCTATTCTTTGGTTTGTTTTCTCTCCCTTACTGTTCTTTTTGTACAGGAGGTCAAACATATTCTTTGGATTTAGCCCTCTGGCTTCACTCCATTTTAAATATTCTTCTCGGTGGTGAGCTACTATTTCCTTCTCTTTTTCCTTCAACAGCTCAGCCACCTGGAAGTTTGGATTGGTGAGTTTATATAAAGAATTAGCTGCAACAGTAGACCCTCTGCCCAATCCTCTAAACCAGTTCCCTATATTTTTATTCTCTCTTTCTGCAGTTATAAGTCCACTTACTCCAAGTCTATCCCCAAGGAATTTATCAGCAAAATTGAATAAAGTATCATTCAAATCCTTTACAGCACTTCTTACATCTGAAGAAGTTACTTTCAAATCCTCCTGAACATCTTTATTTGTTGCTGCAGCATCTTTTAAGTGTACATCTATATCTTCATATGGAATATACTTATCTAACAGATACAGGATCTTATGAGCATACAGGTTTAGACTTTCATCTGTTGGAGAAGTACTATCTACTCCTTCAAAAGTGTCTTTATAGGTATTCACTATATCTTCTGCTTCTTTATTTAATATCTTTGCATAAGATAGTGTTGGAGAGATATTCTTCCTCACCTGAAGCTCTCTTATTGCCTTATATACAGATAGTAGTTGTTCTCTTTTCAGATGCTTTCTCCCTTCAGTTACCTTACTATCCTGGATATGACTATACAGGGCATTTAGTTTATCTATTTGCTTATCTATAGTCTCATCTCCTGTTCTTTCATCAACTGTTGGAACGGGGAGGAGATAGTCGTATTTCTCTAATGAAACATTTGCATCTCCGATCTTCACTCCATTTAAAGTAGCTTCTTTATCCTTAAAGGTAAAAGAGAACAGGATTGGGATAGCCCTTGTCATACCAAACTCCTTCACTCCATAAGCATCTTTTAATATCTTCTTATATTCTCCAATTTGTATATTGTAGGCTTCTTTCTTATAAGATGGAATGTCCTTATTCTTATTTATATCCAGGTTGACAAATTTCCAATCCAGGATATTAACCTTCCCATTAGGAGTGATAGCCATGAAATCTATAGTGCCAGCTTCATCTTTATTAGGATCATATACCGGAGTTTCTGTTAAAAATCTTGTACCTGCAGGAAAAGACAGTAACCTTTGAGAAATGTTATCTTCTAACCCTTGATATATCCTTTCATCATTTGGAGAGAGTTGAGATACATCAGTTTTTTCTAATGGAGTGGTACGAAGAAAACCATTTTCATCTGTATACCTGGATATGATATCCTGTATATCAGCATGTCCTGCAGTACCTTTCTCTGCAAAGATATTAGCCTGACTACTCTGTTCTATATCACTTCCTGGAAATACCTTTCCATAATAAGCTTTTGCTTTATCAGTAACCCTATTCTTTACATCTACTCCATTTACCTGGTACTTCTTTCCGGTTTGGTCATAAGTTATCTTATTAGCCTGCTCCAGGATAGATTTATATACCCTTGTTTGTTCCGGGGAAAGATCTTCCTTTTCCTGCAGGGAATAAAAGCTATCTCCTCCTCCATTTAAATCATCTACACTCCCTTCAAACCTATTATCCAATACTTGTTCTGCTACTTCTGTAAATGGATCAAACTTTCCTTTAATAAATAAATTACGGAAGAACTCTTTTACTTTATCCCACCATGAGTCAGCTTTTGCAAGGAGTTCAGGGTTTTCTGTACCCCATTCATTCTTTTCAATAATGCGCTCTACCAGGAGTTTAGTCATAGCCTCCTCCTTTAACTTTATCACATCCAGGGTTCCATCTTCATTCCTGTAGGCTTTACCGTAAGTATCTACTGTAGATTTATATATCTGATAACCCCCAATTTTATTTAACATCTCCTTATATAAAGGAGAGTTCTTATCTTTTAGAATTTGCACAGCTATATGCATCACTTCTTCAGCTTTAGCTATACTTTCTTTCCCTTCAGCTATATAAGCTATCCCCTTCACTGTATCTGCCAATCCTATAATAGCATCTCCTATATTCTCCCTGGATAACTTAACCCCATTTATTACTAATTGTGATAGTGGTTTTAAATCTATTCCAACTCTTTTAGCAAACTCATCTATTTTCTTTAAAGTATCTTTATTGGCTTCAGAAGATGGAACTGCAGATTTCTTAGATAGATAAGTGCCAGGAAGAGTTATCATTCCTAAAGTAGGCTCTCCTATTTCATTGAGTTCCCCTTTAAAAGAAGATGACGAAGTAACCCAATCTCCCATCTTTTGTATATACTCCGGGGACAGAAGTTGTTTATATAATCTATCTGCTTCTTCCTCATTATTAGTGAGGGAGAATAGTTCACTCCATGTTCTTGAAGTCTCCTGCTTTCCTGTGATGGGGCTATTTATTAATCTACATGCCATTCTATGGATTGGTTTTCTTTAACAGTTTCCTTTAACTAAGTTTAATGTCTTTTCTGCATTAGCAGATGTTATATTAGGTTTAAAAGTCTCAAAAGGAGCTCTCACTTTACTGGCTATTATTTCAGAAGTGTGAATAGCCCTTGGAAGATCTGAAGTTATTATCTGTGGAATATTAGTTCCCTTCAGTTCTTCCCCTACTTTTTGAGCTTGTTCTACTCCCTTCTTTGTAAGCTGTGTTTCTGAAGTTCGGAGTAGTCCCTTTACATTATCTTCTGTTTCTCCATGCCGGGCTACTAGTAAGATTCCATTATCACTTTTGTATTTAAACACATCTCCTGTATCTGTAGTGCCTGCAAGGTAGTAATTTATATCTATTTTATTATCATTTGTCTTCCCTTCTTTTATCCAGGAGTCAAGGATTTTAATAACAGAAGAATGAGTTACTACCAGGGTATTATCTGGAGCAGTTTGTAACAACCCTCTAAAGGCATTAATTACCCTATCTTTAAATTCATTAAAGCTCTCTCCTCTATTCCCGCTATTCCCTTGTGGTTTTTCAGAAGAGTTTTTCACCAGATTATTCACAGTCTTTCTATCTGTACTTTCTGGCCTTCCTTCTAAATCTCCAATATCCCATGCTTTAAAGTCCTGTGAAGGTTTTATGTAGCCTCCACTATTACTTTCTACCCTATCTCTGTTTACTATAGTTATTCCTTTAGCACTCCTGTAGGCATCCAGTATTTCCTGCTGAGGTATTTCCTGTATCTTCAGATACCCATTATCCAATACAGATTGTGAAGGAGTATCATAGAATTCCTGTGCCCTGCTTCCATCTCCCCATGCATTTACAGGAGTATAGATATAATAAGGAAAGTCTGCACTCCCTTCTTTCATCGGGGTACCACTTTCATCTTCCAGTCTTTGCAACAATATCTTCCCACCACTTACCCCATTATCTGCTTCTCTTTGATCTGCAAATAAGTTCATGGTAATAAACCTGGATGAAGAAGAGCCGGAAGCTGTATATAGTTTATAAGTATTGTTCCTTATATCGTTTACATTGTATTTTTCCCTCAACCCCTTCATCCATTCCGGATAGAGTCTTTTTTTACTTTCTCCCCTGTCATTAAAGTCTTCAGTTACATTTGGAACTATATCTGTATTACTCCAGCTATTTCTAAAAAACACCCCCAGGTCATTGAATGCAGATAAATTACTCATAGAGTCCATTTTATCTACTACTGGCTTTATTACTTTAGCATAATCTTCAGATGGGAGATATTTGAAGAATGATACTGGAGATGTACTTATTCCTGACTGTAAGAATGATAACCTTACTAAATTGTAGTATAAATCCCTTGTTTGAGGATTATCCCTCAACTCCCTGAATGCCCCGGTATAGACATCTGAAGTAATGGCATCTGATACCTTAGAGGCGATAGTTACTCCCTTAGCTGCAGAGTTTTTATTCTTCAGAAGTGGAATAAGTTGCTGTAATACAGTATTGTTATACAGATCACTTCCTTTTGGGAGGCTATTCTTTAAAGCAGCAAGTTCTGTAGCCACTGCAGTAGACTGGTCTACCATAAGCTCCTTCACTCTATTATTCAACCTGGAAGAGGTTTGAATAGCATAAGTCATGAAGTGTTCTTCAGCAGTACGTGCAGCCTTTCTATAATCATCTTTAGATAACCCTCTGGTTTCCAATAAGTTATCTAATACCGGAGCAAGGTAAGATTTTATTTCAGGGTTTTCTATAGCTATCAGGGACTCAGATATTGCCTTAGATGAACTAGCTACTAGGGATTGTAAATTCCCAAGATGTGATTTATCTAATAGGGTATCTACTGTATTCCAGATATTTGCCTCCCTGGCCTTATCTGTCTTGTATTGTTTCCTGTATTGCATAACAGGATCTCCACTGCTATCTGTATCATAGTTAGTGCCTTGAGTAATATCAAACAGGTTTTGGGACATTACTCCATACTTCAAAAACTCTGAAAGTATTTGCTGCTGCTGGGTGTTTTCTTCCTGGTTTAATACCCCACCGGAATAGAAAGTTTCTATATTACTTTTTAATACAATATTAGATACATTTAAAGCAGAGGTTATCTTTCTGCTTCCTTTGGGGAATAGTTGTCTGATAGCTTCTACATTTCTATTATCATATAACCATGTAGTATTCTTCTTAGCCAGGAGCTTCATATATTCCCTTATAATAGGCTGGTTCATGAAATACACCACTGTACTTGTAGGAGTGCCAGCTTTCTCTAGCATCAGGAAGGTACCAGTGAGGGATGGAGATTGTATGATCTGAGCTATGAACGGGTCTTTAGCTACATCTACAAATCCATTTATGTATTGTGATATCTTATCAGATATATACCTACCATCAACATCTTTATTATTGGAGAGAGTTGCTACATCTCTTCCATCTATAGATATACTATTATGCGGGAGAGCTATTTTTCCATCTCCTATGTACTCCTGCTGGTATTTTGGGAGAGAAGATGCTTTATCAATATCTAAATATATCTCTCCAAGCTGGTTGAGGGAATTATTAGTTTGAGCTACTGCTGCTATCCCAACTCCACCTTTCCCCATAATAAATGTATGTCTTGTATTGGACATATATAATCTATTCAGTGGGGATCTGTCATCACTGCTACCAAATTCTTCAGGGGCAAGTTTTACTAGGTTATCCCTTAAACTCATTAACTCCTTACTGTTATTTGCAGCTATAAGACGTTCATAGTTTTCCGGGAGAAGGATAAGATCTTCCAGGGAGTTGAAATATTCATTCTCCAGGGATTTACTATACATATCCTCCACCTGTTTATTTAGCTTTTCTTCCTCCTGCAGGAAATCAAAGTCTGCAAGGGCATCAAATGCCTTCACTGCTTCTCCCGGGAGGAGGTTATCTATTAACTCTTCCTTACTATTTAATCCATTCAGAAGGTCCTTAAATTTAGATTTAGCCTCTTCCCCTGTTCCAAAATAAGGAATTTCAGCTATTTCTCCATCATTTGTTATATAAATATTCTTTAAATAAGTATTTAGTTTATCCACATCAAAATCCGAACCAGCCTTAGTGGTAATAGCTTCAGGCACTACTATACTATCTCCGGTCCATGATGGAGTAAATGCTTTTACTGTAAATGCTTCTACTGAGTTCAGTTCCTGTGTAGGGATACGAAAACCAACACCATTAAGTATTTTCTTCCCGCTATCTGTACTATTCAGATGTTCTATTAGTTCATCATCTGAAAGCTTAGATAATTTGTTATTGCTGCTTTTAAGTTTCTTTGCAAACCAATTAGGGAGCATTACTTCCATCCTGGATACGGAAGTTCTCTTACCACTTTCATCATAGGTAGCTTCATAAAACTTCAATCCATTAGAAACATATATCAGGTTTCCTTTACTATCTTTTCCTGCTTCTACCCTCTTTCCTTTTACTTCAAATCCTACTCCGGATAACTGTATTTTCTGTCCACCATTTACTTTTGGTTTAGCTATCAGTTTATCTATATAAGAGAATAAGATACTCTTTATCTGGTTATAGTTTATAGCTGCTTCAAATGGAATGAGGAAATTACCTTCTTCATCTAACTGAAGTATATCCTTTAGGTTTTGTGGAGCTTCTCTTCTAAAGAGTTCATCTTGTAAAATAGCAGCTACCTTTGTTTTATCCGGGATGGAAAAGCTTTCTCCATCATCTACTATTCCAAACTTACTTAGCAATTTATCATACCCGTTATTCTGCAGGTTTTGTAAAGCATCTATGTTTCTCCTCACCTTATCTCCCATCTCTTCACTAATTGGAGTACCTGCATTATACAGGTTTACATAAGCAAGTTTAGATAACTGGCTACCAAGAGTTCCTTTATCTTTCTCTGCTCCTGTTTCTACCTGTATCCCATAATACCTGAAGGGAATATTTAACTTTGCACTTTCCTTGAATGGAGCATCAGAATAGATATCATCTTTATTATCATTTCCCTCTATTATCCCAATCTTTCTCCCGGATTCCACTATTGCATATCCTACCCCTTCTTTATGCATTTTTACATAGATGCTCTCCAGGTTAGTTCCCCTTACCCTGGCATAGGAAAGTGGTGCAACTGAGGTTTTATCCAGGAAGGTATTTCCATCCATAGTAAATCCACTACCTATAGGTTTTAAGATCTGCATTACTGCAACTTTTGGATCACCTTTCTTTAGAAGATTAGTGTCATGTTCCTTTAGTTCGGGAGAAGAATAGATATAATGTCCGTCTTCAGCCATCAGGTTTCTATCCTGGGCCATAAGATATTGAAACTGCTGTTCTTGCTGTGTACTCCACCTTGCCCCTGATTTCCACATAATTTCCCTGTAAGCTGGAAGAGGGGTCCATGATTGAGCATCTGCACCATTAGAAGCCTCATAAGGAGAACGTAATTCTTCAGGGAGGTGTTTATCTCCAGTAATAGATTTCTCTTCAGAAAGGATATCTGATAGAGAAACAGTAGGGATATAATCCTTATGTTCCCAATACCCAGGATCTGTAGGGGAGAGCTTAATATTCCCGGCTTTATTTAACTCTTCATTTAATTTATTATTGAATTCAGGAGTGTTGTATACAGAAGTCTCTCTTGGAGAGAGGAAGGATTTATATCTTTTTAAAGGGTCTTTGATTCCTCCATAATCCCCAAAGAACAGCTTATGCATTTCTACATTGTTTATCATGTAGTTCACTTCTGTGAAAGTAAATAGCTTCCTTAGTTCATTTTCTGTAAGGAGTTTTCCTTCATATCCCTCTATTCCATTAAGCTTATATTTTGTTACTGTTTCCCCGGTAGCATTCTTGGTAGTTTGCTCTGTTATGACATCATTCTTCTTCAGATAATCTGTTAGGTTAGAAACTCTTGTTTCTATATAATCCTTTAGCTTATCTGTATTTAATTCCTCTTGACTATAACTGTCAGTTATATCTGCCAGTAGCCCATCATACTTCTTCCCCTCTGCTTTTGTTTTACTATCTGCTATAGACTTTTCTGTCACATAGTAAGAAGAGAATATATTATTTATTCTGTTCCAGGCAATAGATGTATCAAAAGCAGAGAGTTCTATTGGATGTTCCATTTTAAGCATCCATTCAGTTTTGCTATCTGCCGGGACTAATATATAGTAGTTCTTATTTAAGTTTTGGTTTAGTTCAGTAACTACCCTGGTAAGAGGATCTACTTTAGAGAGAGGCTTTACATCTCCTGTCTTTACATCTGCTATACCATCTATATAAGAAATGTCCAGGGTTTTGTCATTCTTTTCTCCATTTTCATCAAATAGGTTTTTCAAATACCAGCTATCCTGTGAATAGAGAGATAATAGGTGAGGAGTGCTATTTAAGAGTTCATCTTTATCTACTGCACTATTTATATCATTGGTGATATTAGAGATAGTATTATTCTGCAGGTATTGTTGTACTCTCTCTCCACTTACATTTGTAAATGTGCTCTCCCATCCTTCCCCTTTTGCTTTAGTGTATAGTTCAGCCAGCTTTTGGAAATTACCCTTTTCTCCCAGGTTAGAAATGTCCACACTTCCCTTCCTACTTAAGAAAGTTCTGATACTTCCAATAGTAGAAGACAAACTATCTTTGTCTTTTTTGGATAAGTTAGAGAGCATAAAGGAATCAAATTCTACCCCTAAAGCAGAAAGTAAGCCACTATCTGTCTTTGGTACTGCTGCTCCATTAAAGTTATAATTCCCTTCTTTATCTACATTTACTATCTTCCCAGGTCCTGCATTTACCTTTAAGTTATCTATCCAGCTTTGTGACAGTACCCTTGCAGCAGTATTTAAATTAGCAGGAGCAGAGTAGGTTTTATCTCCATCTTTATATTGGATAACGGCCTCTGGCCTTTGTTTACTAAAGGTATTTAGCCATGAGACAGCCATTTTCCAGTCACTGATAGATAGATCAGAAAGAGAGGTATTAAATTTAAGCCTGTTTATAAGACGTACATAATCTGGGTTAGTATTAGCTACTTCTTTTAAAGCATCTATTTTCTGCTCCAGGGAGTTATATTTAAATACCTGGGAAAGGGTATAGTTCATAGATTTTGACATCTGTAATGCTTTTTGCATATAGATATCTGTATCTACTTTACTAATTACCCCTGAAGGAGAGGTTTTATCAAACAGGGTTTCTGTAAGGGTTGCATACAGCATCTTTACCCTTGCTGGTGCATTCTTCTTAAAATCAAAGGTGAGGTAGTTCTGCAGGTAAGAGTCTGCACTCTTTCCTCCATCATAATTGCTCTCCTCTCCTTCTTTATCCTGTGTACTTATTCCTTCAAATACCCCTTCAGGATTTTCAATTATTTCTGTCAACCCTTCATTAGATAGCTTTACTACTACTCCAAAGGTGTTTAGGTATTCATTTGTAAGCTCTACTGCAGTTCCCCAGTTATTAGATATATTATCCCACAGTGTAGAATAAGCTTTATATTGAAATTCATTTATATCTCCTCTCCTGTACATTTCCGGGATAGAGTCTGCTATTTCCCCTGTAGAGGTAAATGCCTGCTTCAGCCCTGCATACACTTTCTGGTATATCTGCTTGGGATCATAATTCCCTTCTTCCAGATCTACTATATTCTTATTTTCCCTAAATACCTGCTGGAGTATCTCTACTGCATTTCCCCGAACAAAATTATATGAATTGCTTACAGATAGCCCAGGAATGGTCCTGTAATCCACTTCTCCATTATAAGCACTCTTAATAGGAGAGGTTTTATAATACCCTGAATTTATCCTTTTAAATAAAGAGTCTATGGTGTTAACAGATGGAGAGAATAATCTTTGTACAAAGTTTACTATATCCCTGAACAGCCTTTGAATGAAATTACCTGCAGGTTTCTGGTTCTGCAGTACATAATCCCTGAATTCTTCAGCTAACTGTTCCACTGTTTGTTTACCGGAAGCAGAGTTATATGTAGTAACTGTCCCGGTCTCCCTATCTATAAAGCTTCCCTCTCTTTGCTTAAATTCAGAGAGAATGGATTGCTTTTCTTTTAGATCAGTGAACATACTCCATACAGCATGAAAAGCCTCATGGTAAGTAGTTCCGGTTTCTGCATTCTGAGATACAAATACTATAGCATCTTTAAACTGTCCATATGCATATCCACTCCCTGTAGTAGCTATTAAATTTTTAACTCTCTGGAATGGGATAGATGAAGAGATGTTATCTTTAAACCACTTTTCTTCTTTATCAAGATCTGCAGTAATAACTCCATACTTTTCCTTCACTATTCTGTAGTCAGAAGTAAACCTGCCAGAATTTGGGAGAGATGCTCCAACTTTAGTTTCCTTTGGAAGTTCTTTTTCTACTTTAGCTTCTTGTTCTACAGTCTGCTCTATCTTTGGGAGCTTTGAAGCAACTATGGACCTAAGTGTATCTAAAGCTTCTTCATCAGTTTTACCAAGACTCTTAAGATTAGTAACCAACCCATCTAAAGCTTCAGATTGAGGGAAGGCTATCAACCATCCTTCAGGGGTATTTTCAGCAGTATATTTTAACTCCCCAAACTTACTTGGGAATGTTTTTACTTCATTTATTACTTGTGTTTCAGGTACTCCGGGTACTTTAATACCTGGTACAGAAGGTGATGGTGTACTTTCTTTACTTTGTACTTTTGGTTCTATTTCCTTTGGAGAGAATATAGTAGCCCCTTCCTGGTTAGTGGTGAGTACTGCTGATTTATAATAAAAGTTAGTATCTAAAGGGTTAGTTTTACTTACCTCTCTTATAGATGTAGTAAGTGGAATACTGTTTACATTCCTTGCAGTGCCTTTTAATTCTGAAGGATCATCTTCTAATAGATCATGGGTATCCGATATAAGAAAGTGCTGGTATGACTTCCAGGAGATAGTTTTTAACTTATCTCCATCTACTCCAATTATCTCTTCAAATGGAAGACCATCTACCAGTTTCTTATTATTGATATTCTGGAAGGTATCCTTAAGATAATCTTTTATTTTCTGCTGGTTCTCTTCTATTCCCTTAGCAGAGAATGGAACTCCTTCAGTTCTATTTCCAAAATACAAAAACCCATCTTTTAAGTATACCTGATTAGAGCTGGTAGGTTTACCTTGCTGAGGTTGGGTGAAATACAGCACTCCCTGCAGGTAGTTTTCTATCTGAGGGTCTATTTCTCCCTTATTCTGCTCACTCCGTACAGCCAGAAGATGCAGATTATCATACAAATTATCCACTTCATGGGAAGAGAATTTTCTATTGTTTAACCATTGTAAAGTACTTCCATACTGTAATACTGGTCTGCCATTTGGAAAAGATATATTCTCTCCCTGGTGAGTGATAAAACCCTTTGTAACTACCTGTACTACTCCTTTCTTCCCTATATCTTTTTTATCAATAATAGATTTAGATACAGGGGTTTGATAGAAGTTTCCTTCACTATCCTTACCATTATATTCTCCCCTTCCTCTCGTTACATAGAAAGAGTAGACATTATCTCCATCTCCGTGTTCCAGGATTTGGTTTCTCCTTTCTTCCCAGGCTTTACTATAAGCTACTGCTTCTTCCGGAGTACCTTGAGAATACCTTGTTTCATTTGGGGAAGTTCTCCAGGAGAGGTCTGCTGTAGGCATTACTCCATACACAGCATTTTCTATATTGGTTTGTTCGCCAACCCTTCCAATTCTCTTTCCATCTACTCCTACAAAATGGTTTTCTCCTCCAGTAGAGTCGATAAATACAGTAGCTATGATAGTAGATTTATCTCCATCAAATCCTTTTGCTACATCATCTATCAATCCCTTCAACCCTAAAGACTCTTCAGTCTTTTGAGTTACCAGGATGACCCTTATATTATCTTTATTCCCTATACTATTCAGTGCTGAGAAGAACTTCTGTTGTCTTTGTGTATAGGGTTTATCATCCTTTCTATTATAAGTAGTGGATTTAAATAGAATAGGGAGGGGTTTCTTTTGAGTTTCAAAAGCCTTATCTGCAGGAGCTTCTTCATGTACATTATTTTCCCCTGTAGGAAATGAAGATGCGCTCTTGGAAGAAAGCTCCTTTAGGCTATCCTCCAGCTTTTTATTAAAGTCTGTCCTTTGTTTTACTATCTCTGCTTCTGATAGAACAGGAGAGTAACTATCTAACACTCCAGGTTCTACTTCCTGAATGTTACCTGTAGCATCTTCTACCCTTATTTTTCCACTATCTGTTTTTTCAAGTATTTTTAACTTAGAGAGTTTTTCAGCTTGTATGTTCTGATAGTCTTTTTGCTTATCAGCTTCACCCTTATCTGTAAAAGTTTCGATAACATTCCCTGTAGGGGAAATAAGATTATATTTATCTCCATCTTGCTGTACTTTATATTCTCCCGGTGTTTCTGTTATATATTCTCTGTTTAATTCAAATGGTTTACCATTTACTTCAACTGTCGGAGCAGTAGTATTATCAGTTTCTTTATTTTTTGTACTATCCGTATTATCTTCCCCAATAGAGAGAGAATTTCTCCATTCATTGTAGTTCTTTACAAAGTCCTCATATCCTTCCTGGGTAAATAAATGATCAAAAGCTGCAGAAGCATATTTCTTTCCTTTATTTATCTGGTTAATATCATAACCCTTTTGTATAAGGTCTACTGTATGTTCTTTAGGAAAGGATATACTATCTAAGGTTCTTTGTTCTTCCGGAGTGCGGTTATTTAATTCAAAGTCTAAAAGGGATGGAAATAGCTTAGTATATTCTGCACTTTTGAAATCTGCAGACTTAGTGATGGAAGCTATCTTTTCAGAAAGAGTATTAAGGGTATTTATCTGCTGCTGGGCTTTTATCCTATCATCTCCACTCACTAACTTTTCATCTATCTGCTTCTGCAGGTCTTCTGATTTATCTTTATATACTTCTCTTAAGTTATTGAGCCCTGTAGGAGAGGTTAGTTTAGCTATTAATTCATTAGTGATGGCAGGGTGTATCTTAGTAATACCCCCTTGTATTTCCTGCAGCCTGTTATTAAAATCCTTCCCGTTATAAGATAACTTTACAAGAGATGATTTATAATCTTCAAATATATTGTATGCTTCATTACTCCTCGCCTGGTCTTCAGTTTTTGCATTCCCAAAGTACTGGTAAGGATTTTGAAATATATTAGAAATGGCATCATGAGCATCTTTTATACTCTGTGCTTTCTGTATTAAAGCATCTATATACTGATGATTGCTTGTTCTATCCCAATCCTTTATCCCAAATAAAGTATTGATTTCTGATTCCGGGAGTTCTTTTAAAAGTTTTAATTGTTCCAACCTTACTTCAAACCTATTAGCTTTTATCCCACTATCTACAAAGTTAAAGAACTGGTCCTTCTGTAAATTCTTGAATTTAAATATATCATTATTTTTTACAGCATCAGCTATATCAGTTTTAGCCTGTAGGGTAGACGCAGTAGCATCATAGTTATTTTCCATAACTCCCAGTACCCCTCTTGAGTTGAGGGAATTTACAGCATGGGCAGCAGCCTGTTCTGGGGTAAATACTCCAGCCCTTGCTTTCTGTATACTTTCTACCTTATGCTCTATAGGTCCAAATAATACCCCCGTTAGTCCACCAAGGAGCATATTTTCATACCCCTCCTGAGTACCAAATTGCCCTATTAATCCCTGTCCTGTAGCCTGTATAATAGCATCTAAATCTCCTTTGGTCTTCTTGTTATATTTATCTTCATAGTAATTCTGAGTACCAACCTGGGCAGCATACTGTCCACCTTCTTCATATACACCTTCTGCTAATATATTAGGAATGGCAGGTTTTACATACTTCTGAAATCTTGTTTCAGGGGTGAGTTTAAGTTTATCTATATCTGCTGCTGTTGATATTTTATCTGCTGCCAGTCCAATAGTACCAGCCTGTTCTTCTGTTGCTGCCTCTACTCCTGATTTAAGGCTTTGTTTAAAAGAGTTCCATGGTTTTAATATATGCTCAAACTGAATAGCATTGGATGCCATCAGAAGTGCCATATTCACCCCATACCGAACATTACCAGAAGCTGTTGCAATTTTATCAATGTCTTCAAGGTCCTTCCCTGTAGGATTGTAACCGTTTTTTTCATAATAGCTTTGTATTAGGTCTTTTTTAACCTGCTCATATCCCTGCCTTGCTTCCATCCCTGCTTCAGCATGAGAGGCACCCCAAAGAGTAGAAAGGTATTCAGCACCCCTCCCTATTTTCTGCCCTGCAGCAATAGCAGAGAGTTGCTTCATAGAAGCTATAGACTGAGTAGATTGTTCTATTTCTGAAGTAGCCGCAAGAACTTTTTCCAGGTCATTTGTTCCTGTAAATGCTTTATTAAGCCATAGAGCTGCCTTCCCTACTTGTTCAGAGATGAGGGGAGCTTCTCCTATACCTTCACTTATTGCTCCTATAGTAACATCTGTGAGGGCAGCACTTCCTATTGCACCTATTGTAAAACCTGTATTCTTTAGTACCTTATCACTCCAGAAGTTTGCAGCACCACCAGAGAATGGAATAGCACTCAAAAATGGATGATCCTGTTCCCACTTGGTGTAATAGTTAGGGAATTTATCCTCCAGGTTTGTCTGCCAGTTATCTAAAGACTGTTCCCATGAGTTCTTATATACATTACCTCCGGACAATCCTCTTATAGTATCCGGGATAGCCAATAATCCATCAGCAAAAGCAGATACAGCTATAGCCCCTGTTTTAACAAGAGCATTACCAAATTTACTCCATGCAGATTGGTTTTTTGCAAAGTTCTCTTCATTGTCTACAAATGGATTAAAGTTATCTCCATATCTCCTTGTTTGATTCTCTGCAGTATATATTGGTTCATCTGCTGCATCCAACCCTGATTTATCCGGGATAGATGCCAGTATATCAGATGCCTTCATAGTGCGAAGATCAACCGGAGGGGCTTGGTATACAGCAGGATTAGCTACAGATGGTACTATAGGGTCAGTTTGTGGTCTTGGTCCTGTACTAATATCTGAACTGAATACCGGAGTATTTTGTATTGGAGAAGTAGGGATAGTTGGATCTGGCATTAACTATTGGTTTGTAGCAGTTTTTATTATTTCTTCAGCAGTCATTGGTTTCCCTGTAGCAGGATTTACAGTTTTAGTCCATTGTTCTATCTGGTATTGTATACCACCGGGAGTTTGTGCAGCTCCAGTTGGAAGAGGAACAGCTATTGGGTTTTGCCCACTAAGAATGTATAGTTGATACCCACCACCTAGGAGAGGTTCTCTTTTTCCTATAGCATATCTTATCTTTCCATCATAAGAAGCAAGTACACCATCCCCTTTCAAAGGGGTGCGTTTATCTGGAGATGTTTCTATAGCCCTCACCAACCATTGGTCGGAAGGGGCTGGGTTAGTTACATTCTTATCTGTAGGTACTACTATATCCTGGAACTTCTTATCATCTCCGGTATTATAAACTATGTGCAACTCCCCTGTAATGGGATCTGTATAAGTACTGTTTGGATGAATTTTATCTACATCTATTGAGGTGTTGTTAATTTTACCCCCGGCATTCAAATTAATAGCCTGTGCCACTAAATTCTTTTGCTGTTCCATGTATTCTTTATCTCCCGATATAACAGAATACTTAGGGTTCCAATTCACTCCCTTTTCATTATATTGTTTATTTATATAATCTGTCTTTGTATTAAGTAACTGTTCCACAGGGTGAACTAACTTATTTAAAGTCTCCTGCCTTTTTTGTGTAAGGAGAGCTTTTAATACAGTATAGTCTGGACTATTTTTATATTCATCTAAAGCCTGCATTACAGGATCTATATTATTTGAATTTGGGGCAGAGCTCACTATACCGGTAGTAGAGGATACACCTGCACCATTATTGGCTTCAGTTCTATATTGATTGGATTTTGCTAATATAGAACTTAGCTCAGTCATGAAATGAGTGTCTTTTGCAGGGTTTACTACCACTCTATTTGCACTCCCTATACTCCCATCTGTTCTGTGAGCTCCTTCTACATGGACTCCTTCTATTACTATTGGTTGATTTAAAGTGTTAGCTATAGAGTATTTAGACTCTGCATCCTTATTTATATCATCTCTTAATTGTCCAAGTACTCCAAGCTGTACTGTATTCTCCCTGGACATTTGTTTATAATTCAAATATTCAGGGTCTACATTACCAGTTTGGTTTTGGAATGCATTTTCCTGCAGGGCTTTCCACTGCTTGTAAGAATTTACAGCATCAGGCCCTGGAGTGAGGTTATTCTTCTTATAATACTCTCTTTTTAAAGCTTCATCCAGGTCTGTCCCCTTCTTAACCAAGGAGTTAATATTATCTTCATTTTTCTGAAAACTGTATTCTCCTGTACTACCTCCCTTTCCAACTAATTGCTGTTCATCTGTTGCAGCAGTTCCATCTGCATTCTTCTTAGCTCCTTTTACTTTATTTAAATACAGGCCATAATATGGATTATTAATATCCATTGGTTTCCCTGTATCCGGATCTATTCCTGCATTTATATTTTCTATCCTTACTTTTTGTGCTTCTAAAGTAAACTTAGTGGTATTGATGGCATTTTCATTTGCCTTCAATTCCAGTTCATGATTATTCTTCTGGTAGTTGATAACATATTTATCAGAGAAATGATCCCTATAGTATGCCTGCTTTACAGCATCCATATTCCCATTATCTATAGCATCAAAATATTCTTTATTGTTACTTTTAATACCGTCTATCTTATTCTTATTAAAGGCTATCTGGTTATCATACTGAGCTGCAGCTATAGGGTCATTTCCCAATTTAAGCTTTTCAGCAGCCAGTTCATTATTTAACTGCTCCAGGTTAGATACTTTATTTCCATTATAGATAGCTATATTTCTCTTAAGGTCTGTAGGGGAATAGTTCTTATAGTTATAGTTTGCATCTATAGCAAGCTGTTGTCCTATCCTTGGGTCTTGAGAGATAGTCTCCCTTACTAAAGCATCTATATCTTCCGGTCTTATTTTAGAAGATTTATCTATTGCTATCTGGTACTGTCCATCCGCATTTAACTTATAACTTACTTCCGGACCCAGTTTACTTACTTTATCTACTATTGGTTTTTCAGGGTCATAGTATTTAGTAGCCTGAGTTGGACCATTATAGTTAGCTCCTACATCTGGGTTATTTAAATATGCCTGTACAGCAGAATTATCATAAGCTTCATTTTGAGGAGCATATTGATCTGGAGATTTATCCTTTAGTTGCTTCTGGGAAGCCATAAGGGATTTTATCTGTGAGGCTGAAGCCACAGCATTTTGTATAGTTGGGTCTTTGTATATCTGTCCTGCAAGTGCCCCCACCTGGTTTAACATAGCGGGGTTGCTCCAATCAGCTCCTGCTACAGATTGTAACTTAGAGGTTAGATCATCTACTTTAGATTGTACATATTGTTTCCTGTGGTCTCCATAAACCTCCAGTCCACCAACAGAATCTAATACTCCTTGTACTCTTTGTACCCCCTGGTTATACTGCTGCTGCTTTTCCATCCCTGCCTGTACATAGGCATTTACATCATATTTGCCAATATAAGGAGTTAGGGGAAGTGGTTGATTATCAAGGTATGAGGCCAAAGGAATTAGTATTTGAAAGGTTTACAAAGGTATTACTTATTTTAATTATATACAACTTCTTAAGTTATATTGTTTAACAGTTTAGATTATTTCTTAGCCTTCTTTTTCAGCTTGATGGGGGTTTTACCACCATACTTCTGTATATTAGTTTGCATGGCTTTCTTTCTATCTATTTCTGCCTGGTATTGTTCTTTAGCATCTCTATATCCACCATAGTGTATTTCCTTGCTTCCTATAATATTTCCTGAAGGATCTCTTTCTATTTCAGTTCTTATATTACTGCTATTTCCACTGGCTCCCAGACCAATATTAGACCCTGGTGCAAAATTAGCATCTGGCCCCTGGTATTGCAGGTTCATATTCTGGTCTGGTCTATAATTAAACCTGTTTTCTTCCAGGCGGATAGTATTATTCTCTCTCCTGTTTTGGGCTATTTTAGAAGCCAGGGATGCAAGTGCTTCTCTCTGGTGCTGTTTAGTGTAGGTTTCTGCAGCAGTTTGTCTTTGGTTCTCTGTATCTGCAAATTGCAGGTTCTTTAATTTAGCATCATTTAGCAATCCAATATTCTTATTGGTTACTTCATTCTGTATTCCCTGGTTAGTTCTAAACTGTTCAGCCTGAACTGCGTTATCTGCACTGTACTTCTGGGCAGCAAGAGCAGCTAAAGCTGAAGGATTACTATGTACCTGGTCTTCTACTGCTTTAAAAGTAGCATTGTTTTGATTTAGCCTATCCTGGAAAGATACATTATAAGGAGTGAAGAGCTGAGGGTTATACTGCTGGTGAGGAACAGGAGTAGGTCTTTCAGCTAACCCTGCAAGTTCCGGGAGAATATCTGATATCCCCAGTTTATTTCTATCTGCCAGGGATGTCATCTTTTTAGCCTGTGGTGTTACAAAGCCAGGATCTGGTTTATACCTGCTTACCATCTCATTTACATCTACAGGATTGAGATTACCTGGGGCATTTCCAGCGGGCTGAATTGGGGAAATGGTATCTCTTACAGGAATTGGTTGTATATCCTGGTATGGAAGAGGTTTTATAGGAGCTGTACTAACTGGAGTATTATCATAATACTTTCCATCTTCTCCATAAGTTATAGTATTTTTCAGCTTTCCAAATTCATCAGGAGCTAATTCTCCTACCTTCTTATTAGCTATATCACCAAGACTAATATTATATCCACTTCCACCAGTCCATTTCTTTATGGCATCTTTTACCGGGAGGTTTTTATAAGTAGGGGATTTTAACAATGCCTGCATGGCATTTAACCCTGAAGTAGTATCTGGGAATTTAGCAAACCTTCCACCATCAGTAGAAGGATCTCCAGGAACTGCACCATATTTTTGCTGCCATGGAGCATACTTTAAATTACCTGGATTGTTATGCCTTACAGCTACTGAAGAAGAGGAGGTTGTATTATCTCCACTTCCATCCCCTTGGCTACCACCATCTGCATAGATAGGAATAGAACCACCATTTTTAAGCATCTTAGATAACTCTTTTGGCTTCACCCCAGTTTTATCAGCAGTTTCCAGCATCCAGTTCTGTATAGTGGAGAGATCTTCTTTCTGTTGGGCTAAATCCTTCTGTTTTATATTGGCCCCTTCCTGCATTACTCTCCCTGAATTGAAAGCAAATGCCTGGAACTTATTATATGGATCCTGGGTATTTATTAGCCCTGAAGCTGTATCTAACTGCTTTCCGGCTTTAGCCTCCTGCTCCCCAATCTCCTTCCCAACAGTTTTAAATTTCTTATCCATTGTAGGAACTTTCATGTTCCCTAAAATATTTAAGTTGTTATCTCTCCCTATAAAAGCAGTCTCCGAGCCCTCTACTTCCAGAGGATTTTCTCCATAAGACATTTTAATTCCCCCCTGGTCATGAGAGTTACCATGAAATTGCATCATTCCCCCATTATACGGGTTATGAGAGATTGGAACTACTCCTCCTCCATCATATATCTGTATACCATTTTCAGCTTGTGGAATTCCGGTAACTCTTACCTTACTTATTCCACCATCTTCCATTTTTGGTATACCTTTTACTTTTACTTTCATATAATATTTTTATTCAAATGAATATCCCATTGCTTGATAATGTGCAATTTCTTCCGGTGTAAGTTCTAATTCCTGCCCTACAGAAAGCCCATTTTCTCCATGTTTCCAGTGGCTGGCGTTTTGAGCAAATATTGCACGTTTCCTGGTAAGAGGATTTTTAGAATGAGTTAATTCTTCTGTACTTTTACCAGTTTTTTTCTTCAGAGCATTAAATTTTCCCTTGTTCTTTGGGTTTATATGTATACCGCTTGCTGCTTCAGGTATCTCCATACCATCTTCTGCTTTTCCGCCTCCTGCTATAAAACCAAAATATTTCTTTTGTTTAGGGGTAAGAGGATGCCCTTGTGCAGTTCCATCTCTTAGTATCTCTTTTGCTTTTTCAGGACTTAAAGAGCCTCCATTTGCCATTGTTCTATCATCATGTGTATCTGGTGCATAAGTTCTGTTAGCTACCTGACCCATCCACTTCCCACCAGTTTGACCCCCATATTCAAATGGCATATAATCCTGTATTGGGATTTGTTGGGAATAGTCGTGTCTTATATTCCCCAGTATCTGGGTATTTGATTGAGGGTGAAAGTTTTGTCTCTCCTCTCTGAACTGATCATAACTTCTATTCACCGGAAAACCATTGTAAGTTTCCGGAAGAGAGTTCAGTAGTTGGGGAATTTGCGAGCTATTGTACCCATAAGGATCAATAGAATAAGAATCAGGCTTACCATAGCTATTATAGGTTGGAACATAATTAAACCCCCGCATAGGGTATTGCTTTTCTCTGTTCACCGGAGTAGCTACTGTAGCTCTGTTTATTCTATTACCATATATATCTACTTCCGGGAGGGTATTACTCGCGGGAGGATTATATATTGGTTGATTTGGAATATCTTCTGTTACCTGTATATTATGCTTTCTATAGCTTCTTTGTGTATAGTCATCTGCTACTCCACCATCTGCATATATTTCCCCACCATATTTGAATATAGCCTGGCTTCCTGTACCTTGAGAGTATTGGGAGTCTGTTAACTGGTTATAAGGTCTTATTCTCCTTGACTGGTGTTCTGGTATCATTGCATCTGCAAACTGTAAACCTGCAGCAAGTAAATCGCCAGTACCTGGGGTAGTAAAGGAAAAACCTTTCTTCTTTGGAGTTTGTTTATTTCCATCTATAGGTTGAAAGTTTGTTTGTTGATTTTGGTCCTGCATTCCTTGCATCTGGTTATTATCCTGTATTCCTTGATTGATAGCCATAGGAGAATGCCAGTTAGGATCTTGTTGATACTGGTTTTGATATTGCTGCCATGGATAGAGACTATATCCATTATCTGCTATAGGCATCATATTACTATCAGGGGGAAGAGTTGGAATTTGCATTTTTGCACTGCCTCTTTTCTTTGGTTTAATCTTTTTACTTTTCATATTATTATTTATATGATGTTTGTGTAGGGAATAATGTAAACTGTGACAATAGCTTTACATCACTTTTATTATCCAGGATATGTCTTACTTTTGCATTCTTACCCCTGATAGTATCTTTCCTAAAGCTCCTGGTACTATAATCCAGGTTATCTGTATTCAGCACTTTATTAGTCATAGATAGATCACAACTATCTGAAAAGAATGCCTCTGTATTTCCATTACTTATATTCCAGAAGGTGTTATACTGGTAGATATTATCTGTCTTGGTAACTAATATATCCTTTGAATCACTATTGAATTTAGGGTATTTTAAATATGCTGATAAGTCATTCTGTGGTTTTGGGATAAGATTTAATACCCCGGTACACTGATAATCATTAGAGATGATGGACTTATTAAAGTAGTCATTAGTACTATAATAATTATTCAAACTTGTATACTTCCTGGATACACAATAATCTCTTACAGATTGCAGGATTTGATCTTCTGCACCTTGGAACACCAAAGGGTATTCTAATATGTATGGATATTGTTTACCATAGAAGTTATTAAATACAGAGAATGTTTGATTATGGTTCCATAATGTAGCACCTGTAGCAGTATTATTTCCACTCTGGAAATAGTTAGCAAATGGCACATAATAGTTTGGGAGATAACTATGATAAGCTATCCATCCCCCTGTTTTAAAACTATAAGATATGCTCCAGCTTTTATTACAGAAGTACTTAGGGTCTGTAAGCTGTATTTCTATTAAAGGTTGATTACATATTACATTTCCTTGTGCTAACTGGTTAGTTGGGGTGTCATTTAAAGAAGTATATGGATTAAAATAGAACTTTCCATTATCATAAGTAATAGCATCAGAAAGTGGAATATAATCCAGTTTGGTGATGATAAGCCTTTGATAGAACATATCATATACTCCATGTAACCCTACACCAGAAAAGTGATTATCTATATCTACTGCCGGGAAGTATTTGTTTATATTAAATGGAAGGAATTGAGAGAACCACTTATCCATCCCATTACTTGTGATGTCGGTTACTTTACTTCCCTGTAGCAGTAATACTTCTCCTCTTACTGCATCTATAAATATATGTCCAAACTCTGTCCTTAAAAGAAATTTATGCTGGCTCCCTGCATATCCTATATCTGTTTCAGATAGGTCTATTGGTTGCTGAGAGAATAGTTCAGAGTTCCCAAGATATGCCTGTTGTGGGAGAGATGTATTTACTACTGTAAGAGCATTATATATCTGGCTCTTATTATCAAATCTAACCAACACTTCTCTGTTCTCTATAGTATCTATTGCAGTAAGCCCGCCGTAAGCTTTTGGAAAATCATGGTATGCTGCAGGTTTATACACCAACCAGTTATTCTTTGTTTCCTCCAGGGTGCTCTGGTCACTCCATATAGCTCTATTAGGGAAGTTAGTGAGACAAGGTTTATTAGGGTCATAATCTTCCCTTAAATGTCCAAAATAGTCTTCTTTATTTTGCTTAGAATAGCTTTGGTTATAGTTATAAGTATTATCATTTGCTATAGAAACAAATGCCTCCTGTACCCATTCATCTGGAATGGTGGAGGATACATGTGGGTAGAAATCTCCTTCCTTGCTATTAGTTGCCTGGCGATAATCTACATTTACTTCACTTTCTACAAAGAAATAAGGAATGCCGTATACAAATAAATACATCAACCCTTGTTCATATAACTCTTTACTTTTGAAGTTATCCAGGTTGAGGTTCCTTACCCCAAGGTTATTGAGTATCTCTTTTAGAATATCGAAGGTTATTTCCATTGCCACTACCCCTGCATACATCACCTGTACTGCATTAGCATCTATATTAGTGGTGATGGCCCCAACCTTACTTTGAATTATTTTAGCTATATCACTCCCTATCTTAACTGGTCTGGTAGAAAACCAGAACATCGGGTAGGTGAAATTGGCTATTTGATCATATTCTATATCCGTCTGGTCTGCATCCAATACTGTATTTTCATCAAATATTGGAAGCTTTGTTTTCAGTGCAAACCTGTTAATGAATATATCTCCTCCAAATACTGTAGGGATAGATGTAAATGGAGTTCCGTCACTTTGATAAAGAGGTGAATAATACCCTGTACTTATAGTTTCATAAGAATATATCTGCCCCCATTGGTTAAGGAGCTGTCTTTTTATACTACCATAGTAAGAGGATATATTAGACTTCCTTACAGTCTCCGGGATACGGTTTATACTATTATCCTCCTGGTATGCTGCATAGCTATCCAGATAGGCATTATAAGCCACCACCTTATCAAAATCCTCTATTGTAGATGGTGAAGATACATTTAGGGCCTCCAGGTCTGCTTCTGTATTTATGCCGCTATAAATATTTTTAACCTCATTATTTGCAGTAATAAAAGCACCAATATTACCTGCTATGTACACCTGATAAGACTCTTGTTTTAATGAGTCAAAAGTTATATAAACAGGGGTTCCGTGAACAGATGTATTTACTTTTAATTTATTATTTAATGGGTCACGAGTGGCAGCATCGAAGTTATTATATTCAAATATAACTGAAGTCCCACCAGCCTGTGTGCTGGAAAAGAACTGGAGTGAATTTGTTATATCTTGTTGATTACCACTTATTAATAGAAATGTATAAGTTCCACAATCAAAGGTGGTGGAGGGAACCCCCGTAGTTGGATCTATACAGGGAGACATATTTATGTCCATTAACTGCAGTGTACCAAGCTTTACCCCAGTTGCATCCAGGTAGTCATATGTATCACCTATAGTAGGGAGTACTTTAAACTGATTAGTGCAGTTAAATATATATACCTGTGGTCCTGTATAAGAGGAATTCAGTAATTCTGTAGATATAGAACTATCAGATACAGTAGTTGTTTTTGCAGAAAGGAAGAGATTAAAATAAGTATCCCACAAATCTGCATTTGTATAAGAGGAGATATTATACCTGGATGTATCTTTCTTTATACTGCTGTCATACTCATGCGGGTAGGGAAGAATATCAGTGCTTTTAGTTACTGCAGTATTTAAATATACACTGCTCTCCCTCTGAAAGTTATTTATTACATTAGTACCCTCTATCTGGTTATAACCATCATTTAAATACTTCCCAAAATTTATAGCTCTTTGCTTTGTTCCTGCATTTGGAACAGGGAAATACTTATTATAAAGCCCATAGGAGTTAAAAGAGTACCCGAAATTACTATAGGGGAGGATCTTATTTAAGATATCTAAAGTTGCCTGGAAAGATGGAGCAAAATTCTCTGGGGCAAAGTTAGCACCTACTCCATAATCCCATGGAGTAGTGTAGGTTACTGTTCCGTTTATAGTAGACGCAACACCTCCACCATAGGCTACATTATACCCATTTTTATTTAAAAATAGATAGTTTGCATTCTGGTTTACAGATACAAAGTGTCCATAACTCTCTCCGTACTCTATAGTTTCTACTTTGAGTATCCCACTATCTATCCCTGTGGGTTGATAGAAATGTGTATCCGGGGAATGAAAAGAAAACCTACTTCTACTATCATTATCTGCAAAACCATTTAATTGTTTATCAGGGCGAAAACCTCCATGATTTTGAATTAAAGTAGTGGTAAAGAAAGGATCCTCCCTTAAATCATTATATGGATAGTTGGGAAAGTAATAAGTCTGGCTATCTTCTGTGGTAACTGTTACATCTTCACTTACTGGGGTATAGGTATACTTCCCCACATTGTTAAATATTCCTTTAGCTATTACTGATTTATTAGAAGCTCTGTTCCCCCTGGCTATTTCAAATCCAGCTATCTGGTCTATTATACTTTGATCTATTCCACTTTCTTTTAAAGCAGAATAAATACTTCCAATATCAACCCTCACCCCTATAGGGAAGATAGAATGTGTGTAGTTTGGATCTTCTCCAGTGTTGTTATCATGAATGTGTGTAATAAGACTATCTGGGAATTTATGGTGCCTTATATTGGTGTTAGCTAATTCTCCCCATATAAGTGGATTATTTGGGTAGGTGTTTGTAGATTGCCAGTAGGCCATATCTCCATATTGATACTTCCCTACATAGCAATTATCTGCTACTGTTCTGTTCTTATATTCATCTGCAAAGTCTATTAATGTTCCGGTATTATAAACTTCCCACCTCTTTTTGTCAGTTGGAGTATCACAAGGGTTTTGAAGAATAGATGCGCTATCAGGGTTATCTTCTGCTACTACCGGGAGAAGATCATAAGCATTTATAGCTCTCCCAGGTATGTGAAAACTCTTGGTTTTCATACCATTCTTAAATATAAATCTTCCCTCAAGAGCATACACTTCATCCCTCATATATCCTCTATACAAAGAGGTATTAAGACCATTATTGTACCCTTCAAAGTTATTGTAAGGGATTTTATAAGTTTCCCATTGCAGCTTTACCTTACTCCATACTGGCTGGAAGTTTATATCTTCTGCAGAAGTAAGCCCATACCATCCAAGAACATTATCTACCTGAAATACCCCTTCTGCTGTATTATAGTAAGGAGAGGTTTCAAATATATCAGCTATTGTTAACTGTATACTACTCTTTTCAGTCCCTGTATAAGTATATTTATACTCCGTTCCCACTACCGGAAAGGTACCAACCAGGTCTACAGATGTAATATTGTTTATAGTCTTTATTACAGCTATATTGAAATAATCGTACAGGCCAGTGGTATCCAGGTCTGTAATCTTTAAATCTATAGCTTTTGAAGTAGGGAGGTTAAAATCAGGGGTAGTTTCCTGCTGATATATACCAAGAGGGTTTGTTATATTATAATACGAAGTATATCCTTCTCCCAGGATGTTAGAGTATTGTATGGCAAACTGGTAAGTCCCCATCACTAACTCTCCTCCCACATGTACTTCTGTAGGTTCTATTACAGGGAGTGAGAAGTTTGGTTGTACCAGGAGTTTGTTACAATCTACCAACCCAACCTGCTGTAATGGTTTAAATGCATTATCCGGATTTGGAACATCCACCCACGGGAGATTATCTAAATCTAAATACCTTCTTGGATTATAATTATCAGTCCAGTATATTTGTGTAGAGCAATTAGTGGTTTTAACCACAGCCTCTCTTATTGGAGAAGAGAGATTAAAAGAAAGGCATTTTGAAGAAATGATAGTCGTATACTGGCAATTTCCATCAAATACATACCCTATTTCACAGTCCCTTGTATCAGGATTTACTAACCAGAAGACGATCTTATTTATCTGCTGTATATTAGCAACTCCAATAACCCTCATTCCTGCAGGGAAAGTAACACATAAAGTATTTCCTCCTTCATTCTGATAAGTTATGCTATTACCATCAAAGTTCTCCACTAATCCATTCAAAGCGTAGAGGATCTGCCCCGGCTTAAGAGATAAAGGATAACTATCCGTATTCATGCCTGTAGTGGCATAATTTACGGTAATGTTTGGATTATTATTTGATTGCTGATCAGCCATTTATATTTTATATCACTATAGATTACCACCATTTTAAACCTCTTCCACCTTTCCATCTGCTTTGATCTCCAGGGAGAGTGTATTTATTATTTCTATTGTATGAGCGAATAATTCCATGATTCTTCTGCTCAATGGTTTGTTTCTTAAGTTCAGTTTCTGCCAGAATAAATGCTTCTCCCTGCTCCTGGTCTGCTCTCTGCAGTTTCATTTGTATCTGGTTAAATGTTTCATCGGTTACCTGGTTAGACATTTGCTCAAATATTTTGAACTTTAAAAACTTCCTGATAAAATCCTGTACCCAGTAATCTTCTGGTACCAGTTGATCTCCATTTGCATCTGTAGGGTTGGCATAATATATGAGGAGAACCTGCCCAAATGGACAGTTGAGTATCATCTTTCCATCCCGGATATCATAAGTCCTTTCTCCTGCACCATACATATTATTTAAACAAGGTTGCCCCCCATATTCTACTGCATTTATATTTCCTGGACGAAGGAGGAATTTCCTGGTAAACCTATAAATAGAAGCACCATTTATTTTATTTATTACTTCAAATTCTTCATTGCTATTGCAACATCCATCTGGTCCTACTATTTCACATGTTGGAGAGTTAGTAAAACAAGCATTACAACTATCTGTTATATTTGATATCCTGCAGTCTGTTTGGTAATAAATAGATGATGCATCCCTTACAGGGTTGGAGAAAGTAGTTTCACATAACCATGCCTCTCTCACTGAATTAAAATCATCCGGGAGACAGGTTGTATAATCTTCCACATCCATTACTACAGGTTCTATCTTATAAGCAGACATTCTAAATCTCCTAAGACATTGCTCTGTCCATATAGGAAACATCATATCATCTACTGCCCCTGTATCAAAGTAACTCCTTAAAGTTTCCTTGACCTCTGCATAAAGAGGAGATGGAGAAGTGAATTTCATTTGGTAGTACCAACTCATAGTGGAGTATAAAAGTATCCTCAAATATGAGGACAGTGAATTAATATTTTCTTTTCACCCATTCCTTGTAAATATCTTTATAGATAGAGGATGGTGTTTTAAGGTAGGAGGCAAGAAGCCTGGATGGTATCCTTGCTATTTCAAATTTCCAGATGAAGGAACACTTTATCCTGGCATCTTTATATAACCAGGCCCAGTAGTAGTTATATCCATCTGTATGATAGTTGAGGTGATAAACTCTCACCCCTTCTTCTTTACTTCTTTTATAATCTACAGAAAGAGCAATTATCTCCTCTCCTGTAGTTTTATTTATCTTTCTTTTCTTCTTCTTATATTTATTGATAGTAATACAACCAAGTCCAAAAGGGAGTTTTATTTTATCCCCTGTATCCAAAATATGCTTTATTATCAGTTCATTATAGGTATAGAGGATCTTCTTATACTCTTCAAAAGATATTTTCACATCTTTATTACTCTTACAAAATAGTTTGTAGTTTTCCCTGGATGCTGTTCTGAACTCTAGTTTTGGTCTGGGCATTATTCTTCTTTATCATCAACCTGCCTGTTCTCTTTTGTTCTTTCAAAAGTTTCCAGAAGGGTTTTATATGTCTCCTGTACCACTCCTGATTCTAAAAACCCTGGGCATTTAAATTCCAGATCTAATGGATTAGTGGGGCATGGAGGAGGATTATCACAAGTATATAATTGAAAATCTACATCATCTTCAAATAGAGCTATAATAGACACTAACTCTATATTTGGATCAGTTATGTACAGATATTTATCTGTGCCCACCCAAAAGTATTTGTCAACATTTTTCATCCCCAACTGTAGCATATTCACATATCTGTTAGGAGAGGTCTGTTTAAAAGATACTCTTTTATCCACTGAGTATACCCCCTGTACTAATACTCCATATATTCCTTCTGCAAGCTTTGGAAGTGGTTCTTTTGACTTTGCCATCATACAGTCAGACTGATAACTACAGCAAGAGGATACAGGAACTTCTTCCATTTCTATACATGAAAGAGTAGTAAAGATATTAGGAGAAGCAAGAAGTCTTCTCCTATCAGTTTGTTGCTTTATAAACTTAAGAGCAGTGGAACGAAGTTCAGCAGCAATAGCCCTGTCAGATATAAGAATATCCATGCTATTTAACTTTAGCATACTCCTTACTCTACTACAATTATCTCTTAGTGTTGGCATTTATAAAACTTCTTTATATATATCTGTCATCCCTGCTTTTTCTTCTATCAGAAATGCAGTCATTTCTGCTTTAGTGGTGGTATATCCATTACGGCTATCCCACCATGATTTACTTTTTGACAGTGCCGGAACCTGATAGAATTTTATTCCTCCTATACTTTTACTTAATTCTACATGTTTATCTCCTGTAAAAACAAAGTAATGGTCACAACTACTCCAGTGTTCTTTAAACTCTATTGGAAAGTTCTGTGCTAATTTCTCTGGTTTCATCTCATCACCATGATTAAACATCATAGCTGTATTAGAGAATTTTACATATTTTGTATAAGATGGAGAAATATCTATTTCTATATTCTTTTGGTCTTTATAATATACTCTTAACCAAGATGCTATGTGCCAGCCAGAGAAATTATCATGATTGCCCGGTATATAAATAACTTCTATACTATCACTGTATTTTAGTAGTTGATTTATAACATTTACTTCATGATAACACACAGCCTGGAAAGAAGTCTGATACCCTAATATATTCTGCTGTGGAGTACCTTTTGTAGTAGTTTCTGTCCACTCACTGTTTAATTCATCACTACCTATTATATAAATAAGCTTTTGTAAATTACTCCCGGTAGCTGCTTTCTTGAGTATCTTCTCGACTTTACCTTCTACTTCTGAAAATCTTTCTGTAATATCATTATTACCATTTATATCATATTTATTATAGTGTGCATCCTGTTTATTTATAACAAGACAACTATTTGTAGATATAGATGATAACTTCTTCTTTTCTATTACTTTATGTGGAGACTTCCAACTATCCAGAAATTCTATGAACTCTGTCTGGAAAACCTGTGTCTTTGTTATTTTGGTGAACCAGGCACTTACTAACCAACCTTTTGCTTTTCCTTTACTCCAGTAACTACTTAATCTCCATAGTTCTGTGTCTATCTTATGATCTGCTATTACTTCCTCTGGCTGTGGAGGGTGGTCATAATAAGCCTGTATCTCTATACTTCCTTTCTCCAGGTTATGCCTTATTATAGTTCCATCTATTGTGCTATCCTCTTTATCTATTTCTTCATCAACTTCTTCTGTTTCTTTTATTTCCCTAAGTTCTTTCTTTAATTGTTCTACTTCTGTTTCTGTCACCCCCAGTATCTGTGCATAATATCTATTGCTCTTCTTTCGCTTTAACAGAGCTTTAAGCTCCACTAGTAACCCATCATTGGAATTCTGCATATTAAAGGTTTGGATATTATGTAAAAATAATGAATAGTTCTAATATGTCAAAATCTTTTATAACTAAAATGATGATAGACTGTTAGTTTTGTTAACTACTTTAATTATAATACAAAAAGGGCTGCTATTACTGCAAGCCCTTTATTATTTTATCTATTTATATACCTACTGTTTAGTTGGGGTATCATCTGCACTTCCAGCACTGCCTGATAGAGTATCTGTTAGTTTATCTGCTTTCTTCATGAACTTATAAAGGATGCTCTGCCCCATATAACCAATAGCTATATATGCTAATCCTGCCCAATCCCCTATTTGCTGTATAGTAGCTATTTTTTGGGAGAATGGGATGAGAACAGATACCACTATAATAGATATAAGGGTTGGGATCCATTCCATTACCAGGAATGATTTGAAGTTTATCTTACCGGGAGATTGCTTATTTACATCATCCATTTTCATGAGGAGATGTAAAACAACTCCAGCAAATCCCATAAGGAATAAAAAAGACATAGAGAGTGTGGTATTCATATTAAATAATTTGTTATTTATAAATCGTTAATTAATGGTTTAAAGTGAGAATAAGAGGAATAAGAGGGTTGTTTAGACCCTCTGTTATTCCCTGGAGGAAAACCAATAAACCTCCTATTAGCTTATTTATCTTGAAAGGGTTATAATTAACTTATAGTTACTTGGAGAAGTACCGTAAGTAAAAGGATTAGTGGTGAGGGCGGCTGTGGTTGCCAGGGTACCAGAAAGTGTAGTACTACCAGGAACCGGGTTATTTAAACTATCCACTACTGTTACATTATAGGTAAGAGTTGTTTGGTTATTATTTTTCATAACTAAAGTACCAGTTACTGGAGTAGATGCTGTTATAGTGTATGCACCTGTAGTAATAGATGCTCCATTTGCTATAACTGTAGCCCCACTGTCAAACCATGCTACTGTAGGAGAAAGTTGTGTAAACGATATTTCTACCGCCATATCATGACCACTTCCTGAAGTATTTTGTATAGAGGCAGATAAAGTAGCTGCTGGAACCCCGGTAGTAGTAGAAGTTGTTGTGGTGCATGGCTGGCAATTACAAGCCATAGCACAGAACATTGCCAGTAGTGAAGGGTCTCCTAAAATAGTATTTAATACATTTGTAGCCTGGGTAACACTATTTATTACAGGGGTTACATCCAGTTTATGTGTACTTGAATTATAGAATTCACTCCATGATATAATATTACTTACATCAGGGACCATATTGAGTTTATCTATTAGGTACCCAGAAACTGTATCCCCGGTAGCTGCTAATACTTTTCCATCAGGGCCTGCAGCAGTTATGGTCATCATCCCTGCATTCAATACTCCATTATCCAGGGTGATATTGTTCCCTGCAGCTAATTTCTGTACTAATGTTCCTGGAGATGAATCTGTATTATTTAAAGCTACTAGTCTATCCTGGTTTAAAGTACCGGTAAAAGATAGCTTCTTTCCTGCACAAGGATCATCACTTGCTACTGCTGTTAAAGTAAAATTACCATCTACCTGGGTTATTGCATTTTCTGTATCTGCATTCAGGTCTGTGATGATATTTTGTATAGTGCTTTGCAGATCTGTACCTGGAGTTACACAGCCAAAAGTAATAGCTGTATGATCGAAGGTTGGAAGAGTACAAAGAAGAGTGCGTATCTTTATTACTGTATCTGATAAGGTATCTGAAGTGCCTGGAGAAGATAGACAGCTCCCTACATTATTAAATGTTGGAAGGGTAACTGCACTTGGAATAGATGCCTTTACCTGGCATATCTGGTCCAGGAGGGTATTTACTGCAGCCAGTAGGGTGGTAGGATTGCTCCCTACAGATAAACACTGACTCCAGTTGGCTGTTGCCAGGTTTGTAGTGATGTCTGTATTTACTGTACAAAGATTAGAAAGTATCTTTGTAAGGGTACCATTTAGTGTATCAGTATTTATAACTCCTACAGTGCTACAGGATGTAAGGCCGGGGTTATTTATTGCATTTATCTGGGTGTTTATACTTGCTATTGCTGCAGGGTAAACCACCCCTGTAAAATTAGTATAGGCAGTATTTAAATTACAGAACTGTGCAGATACAGCTTCAGCAAATGTCTGTGCTGAGTTTATAGTACAATTACATAATGCTGGGATACAAGAATAGTTAAAGCTTCCCCAGTTTATAGATATTCCAGCACAAATAGCTGTATCTAATGCCTGTAGTGCTGCCTGTAAAGTAGAGCTACTTGGAACATTGGAACAAGTAAGAGCCGGGCCTGAATATACTATACAGGAAGCATCTGTAGTATTTATACAGTTTCCGGGGTATGAGGTGCAGGGAGAATAGGGGCTGAGATAATTATATACAGTTCCTGAACAAGAGGTACAAGACATTTAAATAAATTTAGTTTTTTGAGATAGTATCTTAAGATAACCTTATGATCCATACACCATAAATAGTAGGCTGTCGGTTTTCGTGAGGGGTACCAGAAGGAGTATTTACTCCCATAGTAACTCCGGTATAACTTATGTCTGTTGCTACAGAGGCATTAAATGCTCCTGTATTATCAGTATTAGCCAGGTTCCCACCAGTAATAGTTTGTGGAGATTTACTAAACACTCCATGGGTGTGTCCATTATCTGTTAATGGATGAGTGTGAGGTGCTTCTTCATTAGCTACCAGTTTATGCTTTACTTCCCCTTTCTTTGCCCCAATAGTGGTAGCATAATCAGGGTCATTATTATATACAGGATCTACTCTATTATCCAGTGCCGGGCCTGTAATCCCTATGGAAGTGGCACCTGCAAACCCATAACCTCTCATATCAGGAGTACCGTTATTACCATTGGCAACATACCATCCACAATAACCTTTGGAAGCCAGCCCAATTCCCGTAGCATCGAAGTTACTCATATCTCCAAGGTATGGGATGGGACACATTGGAGGGACCATTGCATTAAACTGTACAATAGTATTACCATTACTATCTACAGAAGTACTCCTACCCTTATTACCACAACTAACTACATTAGTTCCTAAGAAGTTAGATATGATGTTATTTATCTGAGTTATTATAGTTGGAGTAAGAGTTGGCCCTGCATCTACAGTTGTAGTAAGCTGCCCCACCTGAGTAGTGAGGGAACAAAGCTGGTTGATAGTGGCTTGCAGCACCCCAGGAGTAGTAATCACAGAGGGCATTGTAAGACACCCTGGATTAGTATAGGTAACGGGGGCGTTTACTGTAGCAGTTAAAGTAGCAATATTAGTTACGTTACTGCATACAGTGGAGATAATTGCATTTAGAAACTGGTTAAGGTTTGGTTCTGCCAGCCCTGCAAGCTGAGAGGTAATAGCTGTACATGAAGCTATGACTGCAGGGGTGATGGCTAGTCCATCTATTATATTTAACAGGTTATTTGCTATCTCTTGTATTACTTCTGTTCCTGTATCATTGGTACATATACCAAGTGATGAGTATGGACTCCCTACATACTGAGTACAATCAGAAGAAGTTATAGTAGTACACTTATTAGAATTTGGGGTAGAGTTACAGCCGGAGCCCATTTTAACAGATTGAGTTAGTGAGGTTTTTTATTTTAGCAATTATCTGATCTATAGATATATCACATAGACAATAATCGCAATATAATTTTGCAGTTAATATCTCCCGGTAGATAGTAAGGTCTTCATAAGCATCAAAGTTTACATTTGTGTTAAACCCATATCTTATATTATCCAAAAGATACCCTGCATACTGGTATATCTTATTGTCTATATCCTCCAGTATCTTTGAGTAAGGAATAGCCTGGTGATCATAGAAATCAGTAGATATGAAGAATTGAGACATTATTGACCTGTAGTTTGTGGAGGAGGAGTTTGTGCTGCTTTAATTGCCTGCTGTTGTTTAGAGTAACAGGACGGACACATCCCATTTATAAGCTGGCATGATTGCATCTTATTTACACATTCCGGGATTTTACATTTTACTATTGCACACATATTATTGGTTTTTATTTACAGTTGCATTGGCACTTAGATAACTTGTCCAACAGAGAGTTGGCCTTCTTGTACATATCCATACTATCTACTGTATTGCAGTTATTAGAAGCTGCTACACTTCCTTCTATTAGAAGTCTTATATTACGAAGCTCATCTTTTAATCTCCCGTAGTATGCACCATTACATGAACAATGCAAGTCTATTGCCAAAAATGTTCTTTGATATTTACACATTATTTGTGCAGTCCTCATAAACATCTTCTGCACCCAGGTAGTGTCATTTGGATAGACAGAATATTTCACTGTATAAAGCCCATCCGGTAGTTCAGTATCAGGAGCACATCCTATATTAAATACCTGGGCATTGTATATATTAACTGATTTGGGGGTAAATATAGTAGATACTTTATTAAACCCTGGAGCAGTAATTTCTATAGTTGCATTACTTATAGCTAAATGTGGGTCATATGCCGAAATGTCAGCAAGGGCCATTGAACTAAGACTATAAGTATCTACTAAGTTTAAATTAAGATTGTGCATGATTATATTTTACAAAACAAATTCCATTCATTTTGTCTTCTTGTAACTAATCCAGGGATAGATTTATGATTATCGAAATGCCACTGCAACCAATGAGGTTTTATAGTATCTAAATAACCTTTTGCATTTATTGCTTTAGCCAGAGATGATGAAGCAAAAGCTCCTCCTCCTATATTATATATCAAACTCCCCAAAGCATCTAATTGGTTCTGTGATAAAGGAACATGAATAACTTTCTGTACTATTGGGAGAACTATTTTATTTAAATGAAATAGGAGAAGTTCAGCAGCCCTATCCTTAGTTATCGGAGGATCATGTAAAGTAACTTTAGTTCCATCTTCATAGTAAGTACTACCATAACCTATTGTCGGTACTTGATTTTCATCAGGATATGGAGATGACTTAAATCCTTCAGAGAACTTTATAAGGGAGATACAGTTATTAGAGAAAGTCATTATGGTTTATTCAGTTTTAATCTTTCTTGCTTCTTTTAAAGCCTTTCCCATTATAAGCATTTGCTCATATGTGAAATTATTAAGTTTTAAAGTATTACATTCCCAGCAGCATGGTACACAGTTATCTTTAGTATGACCTTTTGTATTATCTTTTCTATCCAGGCCAGAAGCTTGTTCTCCACAATATTCACAAGGTTGTATAAACTTATCTACTACAAAATCCAGGGTTATATCACAATCATAACCTTTCTTCTTGTCATATGCTTTATAAGATTGTAGCTTTGTTCTGGCTGCATCTACTATATTCCTGGGTTTTACAGCTAATTCTCTTGCTTTTATTTTTTCTTCAGGAGTTGCAGTTCTTGCAGCTTTTCTCTTTTTATTATAACATATTTTACAATCTGTTAAAAATGCAGATATTCCTGTGTGATAGTAAAACTCCTTAAGAGATTTTTCTTCTTTACATGAAACACATTGTCTTACTTCATTATTTATTTCTGGAGCTGGAGTTTTTTCTTTCTTAGCAAACTTCTCTCTCCTTTTTATATTCTTACAATCTTTACAGGTATTTGAAAAACAGTTATGTATTTTATGATAATAAAAATTATCCATTAACGGCTTTTCTATTTTACATTCTTTACAAGTTCTAACTTCCTCTTTAGAAGTTTCTCTTTTATCAAAGGGAACCTGAGCTTCTGATAGTTGTGTTTGAAAACTTTCTTTGTTGTACATTATAGTAATTTTGGTTAACTACAACAAAGATAAATAAAATTAATTAAAAACAAAACTTTATTTAAAATATTTATGGAAATTAAAAAGGGTAGAAGGTTTAGGTTGAACCCTCCTTCTACCCCTTCAGGTATAAGCTTTAATGTATTAGATTTAATTCTATGGGATGAAAATTGTTGTGGTGCTACTTGTTGAGGTCGTACTTGTTGAGGTAGAAGTGGTTGTAGTAAAGTTATTACCAGTTTCATCTACCGGAGTACCGAAGAATGCTGTAAGGACAGCTATAGTACCTGCATTCTGACCTGTTGGGTTGAATATCAGAACTTCTTCATCTAATGGAACACCCATGCTCCAGTTGATATTTTCAGGAGAGTCAAACTTAAGATAGTATTGATCGTAGAAAGTACCTGCTGTTACATAGCTAACTGTATTAGGGTTAGCATTGTTGAAGATATCCCATTTGAATAGTTCTTTACCCTGGGCACCTTGGTTATAAGACCACAAGTTACGTTCTACCTGTGCTACCTGACCAGACTCACCACTTAAGAAAGTAGCACGTTGGAGGATAGTTACAGTAGCTGCCTGGTTACAGTTATCCCATACATTGTAATCCTGGGTTGTTTCAGGACCTGCATAGCAGAATGCCCAGAAGTCCATACGATCATATTCATAAGGGAATGCTGAAGGATCACAACGAGTACCATCTTTTGCAAGAGGGATACCTACCAGACTGAGTACTGAGTTAGTACCTGTACCTGTACGTGAAGCAAATATAAACTGTGATACTAAAACATCAGCATTTATCTTTGCTACAAATTCATCTACTAGTGCTGTAGGGTCAAGTTCTGTACATGGTGAAGTACCACATGCACAACATGGAGCCTGTACAGTGTATGAACGTGTAAGGCCATTGAAGAAACCTGTACGTATATAGAATGATGTAAGACGCAGAGATACTGTTATGGTTTCACCACAAAGAATATTGAAGTTACCTATGGTAGTAATCTGTACCTGTGCTGTACTGTGAGCTGTCATTTTATACCAGTCACGTACATTTTTCAGATATATTTTATCCGATTTCTTACTGCCAACTCCCGGCAGTGATTCTATTCTACCTTGAGCAAGGTATACATATGGTTGAGCTGCCACATTAGCTGCAGTAGCCGGAGTAAAATCTGGTTTAAACACCCCAAATTGAGCTGCTGTCAGATCTGCAGTACTACCTGTTGTAGGAAGGGTATTGCTGGTAGGGAGAATAAAAAGTGTAGGCAGTGAGAATCCACTCATTTTAAAGTTTATTTAAGGCGTGATGTTATTCATTATTTTTATTTCTTATCTGGTCATATTGCACTACAGGAATATTTCCTGTATCCATTGCCAGTTCCAGAACAGTCAAGTCAAGCAGTTCATCTGCTAAATATTCAACAAGTTCACAGTCCTGTGTGGATGATGGAGTACCATCGAAATGTATATAACCTTCAAAGTCTATTTTCTGTGGGTATCTTAAGTAGTTCAGATAAATATTATCTACTACAAAATCCCCTGCAGGGTCATTACTATATACTATTATATTGTTTGAAGAAATGATTGCCATTGTCTCCTGGTATAAGAATGATGGTACAAAGTGATTGTTAGCCATCATAGTGAATAAATCACCATGCCTTATTACCCTTTCAATATATATAGTTCTGTTTGTACAATTTCCCCTACTGCATTCTGCATACATTTCCAGGGGAATAAAGTACTCATGTTTTAAAGTACTTATATCTGCCTGGTAGCTGGTGTGGGTTTCATCTGTTTTTTGAACCCCCATCTTTTCAAATGGCACTGCAAGATTTTGTACATCTTCATACCTTTTCTTGAAGCCATCCAGCCCAATCCCCAATGTATTGTTTGGGTCCAGCTTTTTCTTTACCAGTTTTATCTGCCCTTCATTTAATGCAAGGACTTTATTTTCAAGAGGTATGCTCTGGAAATCATTTGAGGACAATTTATTTAGCCTCATATCTAACTTATAGAGCAGCTCTGTTACTGCTATCATACTTTATGCATCTGCTAACTTAGCTGTTTTTACTTTCTCTTCCAGGGCTATGAGGTCCTCCTGTCTGCGTGGAGATGATAGGATCCCAATCCATTCTTCTTCATCTTTAGCTATTTCATTTTGACCTTCATAAAGCAAGCCATTCTTTAACCTATAGATGTTGTAATGGAATGCTTCCTTCACCAGGTAGCGAATATTTAGGTTTTCATCTGCCATAGAAACTACTTTATTAAACAGATCCAGGTTACGGGATTTATTACCGTCCCTTTGTGTAGATTCTTTTATAAAGGTATCTATGGTGTTGTATACTACAGATTCTTTTGTATTATGGGAAACCGGGAGTCCAAGAAGTTTAGCTACTTTTTTCTGCCTGTCAGGGTTCATGCCATCCAGGGTTGCAATAGCTTTATTTATAAGTGTTTTTTGCTTATAAGCTATTTCTGTTTCAAAGTCTTCATCATCTATAAAGTGCTGAACTTTATCAACATTCTTTATCCTTCCCGAAAGATAGGCTTGATGTGAAGGTGCTATTTCCGGGTGGACCCTAAGCCATGCATAAGTGATTGCATCCTGCAGATCATCAAAGCGGAATATATTTACTCCATCTAGCATCTTATAAAGCTTTGCCCTTGTTGGTTGACCAAACTCATCATCATACATCTTTGTATAATAATCACTGCGAGGTCCAAGATCAAAACCAGCCATAGCTTCTAATTCAGCTTTGAGGTCTGTAACCCTTGCTTTCTCCTGCTCTGCTTCTTCCGGGTGGAGTTTTTCCAACTGTTTGATATATAGAGCATTAGGATCTAAACCAGTACGATATTCACCATTCTTTTCTTTATAAGGAACAAATGTCTTCCCTGTTCCCGGAATGCGTGTATACCCTTCTCTTGCAAGGCTACCTACAAGTGTCTGAGCCATACTTGAGCTATACTCATGCTTAATGGAAGTGATCTTTCCAACTTTTCCCATAATGTAGTTCTTTACTTTGGTTTTTTATTTACTAGTTCCTACTACAGTCTCACTCTGCACGGAGATTACTATTCGATAGCTCTCTGTAGGATTGGATATTTCTTACTGAATAGTTTTACTACTATTGGCTTACTCTATCCTGAATTTATTTAAATAAAGTTGAAAAGGGGCCCTCAAGAGAGGGAGGTGTAAGAGGGCTACCCTTTTCGATGGTATTATTAGTCTGTTGGCAGTTCTTCGATTATTACTGTACGAGAGAGATCTTCTACGAATAGATCACAGCGATCTTCCATCCACAGTTTATAACCAGGGAACATATTAGCTGAACTCATACCCTGAGAAGCAGCAAAACCTAAGTGATGGGCACGACCATCTACATAACCCCAAGTCATTGATGGAGCTGCTTCATGGCGTACTTCACGAATGTTATTTTTAGGAGTACCATCACCTTCAGGAGAGATGTCAAATACCAGGTAGAGAGGAGCAGATTTTTTGTTCTGACCATATTCTACGTTAGTCTGTGGTTCATCTAATTCACGAAGATGTATAAGTTCTATCCTACCAGTTTCCATGGTTACTGCACCTTCAAAGGCATAGTCTACTACCATGTTCTGACCACTGCCCTGGATAAAGCGATTATCCATTATGATGGTGAAACCTGAGTTTAATGCATCTTTCTTTAAAGCCTGGCGGAAAGTTTCTATACCACTTTCATTAGTGTATACTTTAACTCTACGATCTTTAATATCTACACGACGATAGAACAAGTCACCATAAACATTACGCATAATGTTGATAGAGAACTCACCACGGTTATACTGTACCAGATTACCATTATTACGCATCTTGTAGTACAAACCTTCTACTGCTTTTTTCAGTTCCTGTTTGCCACCATGATCTTTACCATAACCAGGTTTACCCCAGATCATACGAGATACACGAAGGTCTAACATTTCCTTACGCATCTCCTGTTCTACAAATGGCTCCCAGCGAACATCCAGAATTTGTGGTTTAGCCATTTCATTGTTACGGTATTTTGCATATACCATTACATCTAGTGGTTTACCATCTTTACCATACCTCATCTGGCGATGATCTGCCCATTTAGTGATGGTATGTTCTTTACCATATGCTGCAGAAAGGGATTCATACAGGGTAATTTTCTGACCTAATTCACGCAGACCAGATAGCTGTTCTGTGAATTCACCAACCAGGGTATCAATATAGATAAGGTTCAGACCTACCTGCAGCCATTGAGGAGCTACATATTCTGTTAGTGGGGTCTTTGATAAAAGAGAGCAAGTGTATAACCAGCCATTATATACTGGTTTTGGATCACCTATTATGTAAAAGTTCTGACCATAACGACGATCTGAAGTTATTACATCATTAGCAAAGAATGATTTACGACTAACTATTATCTCAAATGTCTGACCATCTATACCTGGCTTGGTAAGGGAAAGTGTAGACTGAGGTATTTCTACTATTGTAGGAAAGGTATAAGGTACATTGATGTCCCATTGCCAATAGTCAGAGTTACCCTTCAGGAAATAAGGAGTGGAGTTGTCTATCATCTGCAGAAAGTCATTAGAGTATAATGCTGTCTGAGTGTAGAGACTAATGATCTTTTTATCATAATCATTAGGCTCCATCTGGTGAAGGGAAGAAAGGTGATTTGTATCAGTTAGCTTGCCGATAGCCCTTGAGTCCAATGAGGATACACGGGTAGCTTCATAACCTACAAAGCCAGGTACTTGAGATAAGGCCATGTTTCTTTATTATTTATTTTGAAGTATCAAAAAATGAACCTGATGCAGGGAAAGTTTTCTGTGTTTTCTTTACAGTCTTCTCTGAACGGGTGAGATTATTAAATAGTTGTTCGTTCTTTTGGGAAATTGCTTTGGTCTTTATCTTTGAGAAATCCCAGTTGTTATGTGCCAGGAGGGCAATCTTAACTTTGGTTTCATGATTTTCAGGTTTACGTAAATCCAGGATCATTTTATCAAAGTCTGTAAGTAGTTCCCCTGAAGGTAGCTTCCACTTTTCTGTGGTGAGCATATCGAAGGTTTCTCTGGCTACTTTATCTGTTACCGGGATACCATCAAAATCTTTAGCTTTTAGTTTTGCAGAAAGGATGTTATTAAAAGATTGTGTTGTCTGCTGCTTCATTTTTAATTTCTGCTGCTGTTCAATCTTCGCCTGCTCCTGCATTTCCTGTAGTTCTTCTTCTTCTTGTTCTACTAATTTCTCATGAACAACTGAAGCTTCATCTTCCAGGTCTGCTGTATTCTTTAAGTTTTCTATTTTCTTATCTATCCTTTCTTTCTTCCAGCCAAGGCGAGTATAGTATTCTTTTACTATCTTCTCCTGGTTATCTTCAGTAGAAAGGTCCAATCCTTTTACAGATTCTAATTCTAAGAACTGGGAAATATAATCCTGTGGTTTTACACCATCTACAAAAATGGCCTGGAAGGCTTCTGCTCCAAGTTCGCCATGGGTATTAGAGATTATATCATATATCCCCTGCCATTTAGCTTTTTGTTTTTCTTTATTCCACCTTTCAGCAAACTGTTCAGGAGTAGTGATTTCAGCTTCTTCCTCTCCTTCTGTTTCTGTGAATATTCCAAGATCAGAAAGGTCCTTTGCTAAAGATGAAAAGTTAGTGCCTGTAGAGGTATCTATATTTTCAGTTTGCTCCTGGCTTTCCTCACCTTCTTCTGTTTCAGATTCTTCAGCATCTTCTTCATTTAAAAGAAGAGAGGTGATAACTTCCTCACTTTGTTCCTGTGAAAGAGTAGCAGTTTCCTTTGCAGCTTCTTCAGGTTTAGCACCTTTTGGAGCTTTCTTTTTTGTATCAGGAGTTTCTGCTATAGGAGTAACCTCTGCAGGATTTTCTGTACCAGTCCCTGAATCACCCAAGATAAGATCAGTGATGTATTCAGTTTCCACGATACCAAAGGTGTTCTGTGGAACTTCATTTCCCATATGTAATTGGATTAGATTGGTTTGTAATGGTAAAGCTATGTAAATAATTTATATTTACAAAACTTTTAATAGGTAATGAGTTGAAAAAAGGGCGATTATATAGCATTAATATAATCATCCCTTAATTTTATTATAATATTTTTTCATCTTCTTCATTATCGGGGAGAATTACCATCCCTGGAAGGTCATCATAGTCTGCATGTTCTATCTTTTGAAAGAACTCCTGCAGTGATTCCTTTATTACCATGTTAGTCCTCTCATCATAGAATGAAAGAATTGTCTTTGAGTTATTCATTTTATAGAACTCTTTTACATCTTCACTCCTGATGAATGTCTCCGCCCAATAGAAGTCTTCTTCTTTAGGATCTACCCCGAGTGCTATGAGCTTTTCATCCTGGTCTACTCTATAGGCTTTACAGCTTATCCACGGCATAATTTTATATTTAATAGTTTACTTTTTTGGTTTTTGTTGTGCTTTCTGCTTTGCAATCTTCAGTTGTGCGGCAGTTCTTTTGGCTTCTTCCTCCAGCTTTTGTTTCTCCAGGGATAGTTTCTGTTGATTTATACTCTGGTCATGTATTAATTTCTGCTGTTCCTGCTGCAATTTTTGCATCTTCATCTGATAATCTCTATCTGCTTTCTCTCTCTCCAGGTCAAACTTTGTTTGCTCCAGGGCACTTTCATCTCCCGGTATAATCTCACTACCTCCTTTGGCTGAGGCCATTATCAGGGCTATCTTTTCCTTAGATTGTCTATCCAGCTCTTTATTATAGTTCTCAGTATCCACTTGTGCCTGGTGCTGCTGCATTTGTAACTGCTGCTGTTGCTGGAACTGTTGTTGCTGCTGCTGTAATTCCTGTTGCTTGGTTTGTTGTTCCTGTTGGAACTTAGCATCTATATCATCCTTAGCATCTTTTAAAGTCTTAAGGATTTTTCTCATCGACTTAGTGTTTTGCATTACTGCTACATCATATGGAGAAGCACCATTCTGAAGCATAGCCTGGGATAGTGACTCCAACTGCATAAAAGCTTTAGCATCTTCTGCCCTGGATGTTACATATACTCCAAGTTCTTTTAATTTTATTTCACTGCCATTCACCTGTACAAAACTCTTCTCTCCTTCTGTGGAAATATTTGATATAGTAGATACGGGCTTTTGAGATTCTATATATAATGCTACATCTAATAATGCCTGATATAATTTGTTTAATACATATTCATGTGTTGCAAACCATGATTCAGTCTGGGCATATGATTGAGTAATGGCAGTATTAGTGCCTGTAGCTGTTTCTGTAGCTGCTACTCCCCCAAGCCTTTGTTCATTTAATCCTACAAGTTTCCAGCATTCCTCCCTCATCCTTACTGCCAGTTGATAGCGGGATTCTATTTCCTGTGTCCTGGATAGATCCTGTCTTGCAAACTGGTTGAATGATGATGGTCCTTTGGTATTTTCAGGACTGTCATCTACAAATACTATCCCTTTTTCTCTAGCCTCTTCCTCCCATATCTCTATTGCATCCTGGTAAGAACCATCTTTTGGTACCGGGATATGTCTTATAGATGAAACAAATACTACCCCTATTTCCTTTTCCAGGAGGCGGAATAGTTGGTTCATGGCTATGTTATACAACACCTGGAAAGGTTTCATTAGATCAACTAATGATCTTGGTTCATCTATATTCTTATTTTCAAATACTGCCCCTATTACCGGACAGTAATCCAGGATCTCCAGTGGTTTTACATAGTATACATCCTGTCCTATTTTTAGTCCCTGGTACCATTGGTTTATCCAACTCCATTCCAAAGATATTTGCCCAGGATGAGATTTATTTTTATAGTTTTCGTCTACCAGTGTTATTTCTTCCTCTCCCTGCTCATTGATGAAAGTCAGCTTCCCTATCTTCTTCTTGGAACACCAATAAGCCCTTACTACCATATACTTCTGCCCGAATACACCAACATTATTAGTAATCCCCAGAAAGTCTGCCAGCTCCTCATTATTCTCCTTCAGTTCTGCTTCCATTAGCAACCTGGTCTGTAGTACTAATGGGTCATATGTCTGGTAGGTAACTGAATTATGACCAGTTACTCCAGGCTTTACAAGGTTAGATTCATTTGGAGAAAGAAGGTACGCTTGTTGTGTTAACTTTCTTAAGTGCTCTACTTCTTCTTCTGTAAGTTCATACTTACGCATAATCTCACTTATCTCCAGTATTTCTATAGTCCCTGCAGCATATGCTCCTATTGTTGGGTTCATTGGGTCTGAGATATACTTCTCATCAGGAGTTGTAAGCCACCATACATTCTTTGGATTTACTACTTCTACATTAAACCCAAATGGAGAATTGTCTTCATATATATGATAGAACTCTTTCCCGGATATAAGAAGGTCCCTGAATGCATCTTCAGATTTCTCTTTCATAGAGAACCTTACTTTCATTGCTTCCAGTACTCTGCTTCCCCACATCTCTGCAGTAGAAGTATAGTCTGTCATATACTCCTTGACTTTCTCCTGGGTCATCTGCTCCAGTTCATCAGGACTATCTATCTGTGTCCCCTGTTGAGCCAGCATTCCCTGAAGTCTTTGCTTTGCATTATCTAATATATACTGCTGAAGAATTTGGGTTTTGAATTCCAATTCTTCACTTTTACTATCATCATCAAATGCTTTTACATATACATTATCCGGCCTTTTTGTCATCTCCCCCACCATAGTATTAATAGGAGGAGTTAGAATAGAATAATGCTTTACATACCCCGGTAGGTCATCACTTTGCAGAATGGTGTCTGTAAATGATTTTACTTCCGGTTCCATGTAGAAGTCACTGCGGCGCAGTATTCCCTTCACTAGTTCATAGTTTGGGACCACTGTTCTTTTATTCTTTGCAAAATGGTTTATAGCTACAATAAAGAAATAATCCATATTGCGCTTTATAAACTCATCTCCACTCTTTTCTTTATCTGTAAGAAACTGATTTGGATATAGGTTGAGCCATTGTTCTGCAGGGGTTTTAAACCCAGGAGATGTAGTAATAATTGGCATCTAAAATAATTTGTTCTTTTTCTGAGTGAATAAGTTAAACCCGGAAGCAAATAAATTCCTTGCTCCTTGTTTCTTCTCTTTATTGAAATAATATTTGAACCTTGGATCTGTTTCCAATGTCGTAACCTTCCCCATAGGAGCTAAGTGATCTGCCATAGCTATAGCAAGTGATGCGGCTACACAATTATGAGAAACTATATCATTTACTGTATATGAATGATCTTCTTCTACTTCTATATTATAAACTTCTTCAGATGAGGAATAGACATCTATTGATTTTATAGGAATTATTATTCCTTCATCTATAACTCTATAGTTTTTTCTCTGAGATCTTTCCTTAAGATTTTTAAACTTCTTAGAACTACCTGGTATAGAATTCAATATTTTATTTATACCTTCTATATTTTGAATGTCCAGTCTATACTGTTCTTTTGAGTTTGGATTTTTCTGTTTATTAATATTTCCAGAACACCATATACCCTCGTCAAACATTAATCTCCTTATTTGTTTTATCAGATGTGTATATATACCAGATACCTCTATTGTTTCTCTGAAATTTATAGACCCTGGTGCCTTAGTTGATTTTTGATGACCATCTCCTTCTAAAAATCCTAATATTAATGGTAAAAGTCCTTTTGAGTTAAATAGAGGATCTTTTATAATTTTCTCCCCTCCCACTTTAATACTTATATTTTCATTTATTATATTATTAAATGTAGTGCAATTAAACTCTAAGTTGTAAGCAAATTTATCTTTCACCTTATATATTCTTGGGAGTTTTCTCTTTGATTTACATATAATATTATCTTTTTTTAAGTGATTATAAGAGGAATATGTAATTGGAGAAAAATCATCCACTTCTTCTAAAAGAGATTTTATATATTCTGCTATATGCAACTGATTCCCCTGAAAAGTTATTCTTACAGTATTTTTATGTTTATGCCCATCAGATAAATACCATCCTAATATATATAAGTATCTCCAGTTTAAATTACACTTTTTTAAATCTTTTCTAAATGGAATTAAAAGATAATCATTCTTATTTATATCTTTTGCCTCTTTCCATTTGAGATCTCCTATTGTAAAATTTTTAAAGTAATTTTTACCGTTACCTTTTTTTATCTCACTTATTAATAAAGGGTGATTTTCTGTACATGTAAATTCCTCAATACCTAATGGTTTAATTATATATTTATCTTTTTTGGAAACAGAGTTAAAAATATCCGTCACATTTTTGTATTTACCAGTATGTGTTAATACTCTATCCCCTATTTTTAAATTTTCTATACATTTATATCCATCAATACAAAGAACTTTTGCCCCCTTTGTAAAACATCTATCAAAGTTCCCTGTATCATTAAACTTAATAATCTCTTCCAGGAGCATTGCATCCAATACCCTGGTTACACCAGTAACTTCTTTTATAATAGAACCTTCTTCATCCTTTTCCTGGTATATTACCTGGTCCAGGTATCTCTTTAAGCAATTATTTAAATGATCTATTATCTTCTGTGATGAACGATGTACTCCATATTCCCTGGTAACTTGTGAATGAGGAACTACTTCTTTCAACCATTCAGGTTGACGTTCCAGGTATCTTGCATCCCCTTTTGCCTTCATATAATCTATGAAAGATATTTCATCATTTTCACATAGAGTCCTGGCATTATAAAATTTTATAAGTAATCTTGCCTGTTCATGCCAGGTATCTTTACTATCTGGTCTTGCTACATATGAGGCTACAAACATATCCTGGAACTTATCTCCGGCTATATCATGCATTCTCTTATAAATATATACTGCCCCAAGAGAGTCTGAATACTCTGACTTTCCCTGTCTATAAGGATCTACTCCGGCAACATACAGGCCAAATGGAGGGTTCTGCATTGGCATCTCATATATTACTATTGGAGCATTCTTATTATCATTTGGTTTTGTTGGGAAGGAACCAACCGGGAGAGCATCTGTATGTTCAAAGATTATCTTCTCCCCATCATGTGCCAATAATACCGGGATGCCAGTTCTTCCATTTGCAAATATCCTGCCCTTCTGTGCAAGTGCTGCCTGGGTATTGAATATATTAAAAGATGCTGTAAGAAAACATTCGTCTGGAGTATAAGGATAATACATTACAGCCTTAAGATATGCCTCTTGGTCATTGGCATCTTTAGCTGTTTTACGTTCCTCATCTATTATCTTCTTAGCTTTTTCAAGATCACTCTTCTGAAAGTTAAGATTATAAAGTTCACTTTCTTCCGGGATATCTATTTGTTTTTCTTCCTTTAACCATTCCCCAAGCTTACAGTCTACTTTTGCCTCCATTCTATAACTACCTGGAAGGAATAATCCATACTTCTTTTTCTCTTCTCCAAACTCTACTGCTAAGAAATTGTAAGCTTCTGGATTATAAAATATCTTTTCTGCATCACTTCCTTTTTCAAATGCACCACCTGTACCAACCAGTAGGGGTGAGCATCTCCACCCATATGGAGATGTGAACGCCGGGATGGCTGCCTCAAGACATCGTAGGAAAAGAAACTTTCCTATTTCATCAATTATGAATTCAGTTGCAGTAACCCCTGCTACTGCTTCTGTATTTTTACCATCATCTAAGTTACGTGGTAAAATAGTGGACCATGGTATACGATTGCCACTTTTATCTTTTATTCCTAAAGTAACCTGTCTCTTCCAATCATTTTCTATTCTACCCCATTTAAAATATGGGTGAACATTATTTAATCCTTTATCTATCTTATCAGCTATAAGTTTTAAATCCTTATCGTTACCTGCAGAGATAATACTTTCAGACCCCTCAAGTATTGTAGCTGCTCTCCCTATAATGGATGATTCAATCTCACTTTTGGAAAATCTTCGACTACCTACAGCGCACAACCCCTTTTTCTCTCTCCTGGCTTTTAACCTATATTCTGCAAGTTGCCATTCATTGTCTCTGAGAAGGGGCTTTCCTAATATTCTTTTTATGAACCCTGTATTTTTATTCTCAAGATCCATATGTATATTCCAATGATTGGTATGCCAGTATAACCATCCATCTATGTACACTCCATTTACAAAGAATCCATTTTCTATTTTGTCTATTTCATTCTGAAAAAAGGCATCATACTCCTCTGACTTTTCATCAGGGATGGATTTCATATTTATAAAGAACTCTTGTGTAGTTGTAAAGTCCAAAGTTGTTATTCTCCTCCTTCTATTTTTCTTTTCATCATACCACCAACACTTTGCCCACCTCTGGCTTCTATTTTCTTTTCCTCTGCTTCTCTTAATTTCCCTATAGCTTCTATCAGAAAGGAGTAATCTTTAAGTGCTTCTCTCCTTGCTTTCTGTTGTGCCTCTTTATTAGAAACTACTTTTTCAGATGGCCCTTTTGCTCCCTCCAGCATAACTATTCTGTCTGACAAAGAGTTGTAAGGATTTGTTTCTACCTCTTCTTTTATTTCATTTGCTCTTTGTTCAAGCCAATCTAACTCCTCTGTTATATAGTTATTCTTCTTTGTAGCCATTATAGAAAATTTTGTGCAAAAGGAGATAACTCTATAAAATGTTTATAGCATGTAGAGTAGTGATTATTAAGTTCTGTGTTTACAGGTTCATCAAATTGCTTACAACTATATTCAAGTTTATACCCTAACTTCTTTAACAAAAATATAGTAGAAGATTTTATAGTTACTTTATCATTTCCTACTATCATTCGTATAGGTATATCATCTTTGATATGATCTGCCCATACTTTCCCGTAAAATAAAGTAATTTCTATTTTACAAATTAGCTCCCCTCTATCTAAAGATTCCTGTATCCTTTCAAAGATATAGTTAGCATCTTCTGTATAGAAACTACATGAATGATATTCATATAGATTCTCCCTATAGGTACGTGCATTTATTGGCTCGCACTTATATAGAAACTCTTTTACTTGTGGTTGGAGATCTATGAAATTTTCATCTGTCATTTTTACTATAAATCCTATTATAGAATAGTCGTCAAATCCATAACTATATAGTGGTGATATTTTTCTTTTATCAATACTTAAGTCTATCCCAAGAAGTTCATACATTTTCTCTGTTATAATCATCCCATCATTTAAATTTCTTACTTCTTTTTTATCAAGAAATTCCTTGCAAACTTCATCAAATGATTCATCAGGAACTTGAATACTATCTATCACCTTAAAATCTTTAACACTACTGGCAAAAGATTTAGATCTAGTTGGATAGTATACAATTACTGGTTGACCAGTAGAACTTATATTATCTTCTTCAAAGAAGCCAATTTGATTTTCCATTATGTAGTTATTTTAATGTATTGGTTTAATCTACTTCTATTTAGAAGTCCTCCTCTGTACTTCCCAGGATATCATCACAGAGTTTATCGAAGTTTGTTCCTTCTTCTATAATTCTTCTGATATCACTTGAATGTGGGATATCTATATCTAACTCTTTCTGACACTTGTATTTATCCAGGATGAAGGCAAATTCCTTATTACTTATCCCATCAAAGTTATCATAGTCACTTAGTGCCATTGATAGGTGTGTTGACACCGGAAGGTTTGGAGATAATTTTAGTATCTCTTTTATACTATTCAGGATAGAGTTAACGTGGTTTTTCTTGCTGCTCTGCATCTTCTATGGCTTTTTGTATATCAAGATCCTCTTGTTCAGTAGAAACTGCAAACCATTTTAAAGGACGCTGATCATTTGGGTTATATTTATTGTGCATCTCCAATCCACAATTACTGGAAAGGGAAGCTGTTTTTAATTTAAGGAAGCAACCACATGAGGAACATTTACTGAATGTATCTATCTCTCCTGGAGTAGTGTTCATTTCACACCCTATACAGATAGCCATTCTCTCCTTCTGTGTCTGCTCTATTAAGCTCTTTAGTTCCTTTGGGGGAAAGGTGCTATTCCTCACTCCCTCAAGTATCTTCTTAAAGTCCATTTGTTTTGGTTTTTAAATATTCTATTTCTGAAGTGGCAGATTCCAGTTTCTTTATAAGGGTGGTTCTTTTTATATCCCCTTCTTCTAAAGATTCCAGCCTGGAGAGGTAAGAAGAGATAAACTTTTCTAATAGTTCTATTCTCCTGTTTACTTTCCCCATCCTTATTTTAAACTTTCCCAGCCCTGACACTTCTATACTACTGGTAGATGACATATTATCATATACACTTTTCCATTGCCACCTTATAACTGCATCCACTACTTCTTCCGATAGAGACAGTAGCTTTGCTGTTTGTTTAGCTTTCTGCTCCAGGGTTGAGGGTGTCATTTATTATAGTTATTTCTATTTTAAAAGATGGAGAGGAGAAATCCGGGAGTATGATAGGATTGACCTTTATCTTTCCTTCTTTCTTTACCAGGATGTTTAACTTCTGCAGCCGGGAGCTCATATTATTAAATGAGAACTTACTGCTTTGGAATGTTCTTATAAACTCTTCCCTCACCGGGGGAGTAGTGATGGTACCATTAATTGCAGAGAAAGCAACCAGGTCTATCTCAAGTGGTTTAACCTTTATATTGTTTACTTTAAACAGTACTCCATAATACCTTTTGGCTACTTCAAACTTTGAAGGAACCTGTATTTGTATCTTCTCTGGAGAATACTTTACTTCTTTCATACAAAAGTACTAATAAATATAGGAAATATATATGTGTTTATTACTTTATTTCCATAAGTAATGCTATATCATAGCAAAGTTTTTCATCCTATCGTGGAGAAACAGGGGTTTCTGTAACCAATTTATTATACTTCTCCAGCTCCTTTTTGAACTTATCAAATGTACAGTTTAGGTTAAGACTTTCCCCAGTAGTAAGAGTTACCTGTACCTGGTTCATCTTGGGATTCTCAAGGTTATAGTGGGATTCTTCCAGGCTATAGCACTCTGAGAAGTTAGATATTTCTTCCGGATTGATGGCTATCTTAGATATTATTGGGATTGGGGTATGTTCAGGGCCAGGGGCTGGAAATTCACTTTCAAACTGCTTTTCCAGTTCACGCTGATACTCAGCCATTTCCTTTGCATTGTATATATTAGTCGTAAACTCTATGAATCTTTTCATTAATTATACATCATTTATTATACAAATATATAACTTATTATGTTATTTCCAAATATATTTTATATTATTTTTTATTTATAAATCTAACCTGGCTCTTTCTCCTTTCTCTTCACTGCCCCTGAATGCTTTCTTAATTAAATATTTCCCCCCATTCTGTAAGTTTACCAGAACTTCTCCGCTCTGTAGTACATTATCTTTCATACCTGGATAGATATCTTCATGTGCTATATCATCTACAAAAGATTGAAACTCAAGTTCATCCAGGTAATATATTCCTTCCGGGCGATTGTATAGATCTTCTAATTTCATGGTATAAATTTTAATTTGTAGATGCGTCCCATATAAGATTCTGTTTTAAGCACCCTGTCTTTTTTTTACTTTATCTATAAGTTTATTTATAAATTCTGAATGTATATCAGATTCATTTATTAAATCTGCAAAGAACTCTCTAAATGCAGTGTCATTAAAATAATATGTTCCTGGCTTACTTTTATACAAATCCTCTAATTTCATAATTATAGTTTTAAAAATAAAAGCTGATGTAGAAACACCAGCTCTGAATAGTCTATTTGAAATGAAACAATATTAGTCTACTTTAATGACAAAAGATGACTCTACATTATGTACCCTTGTGAACCAATTCCCAATATCTCCATAAGCTGGATCGTAGGGTTTTGATATCTCTACATCATAGGATACACAGCATTCAGAAAAGTGGACCTTAATAACCTTACAGTCTGTAATCTGTTGATCTCCAAACTTTAAAATCACTTCATCTCCAACCTGATGAGCTGCCGGAAGAAGTCTTAAGGTAATCATTTTCTCCTTAAAGAACTCGGCACCTTTAAGAAATTCTCCATCATGTAGTAGTGAAACAGAATCCATTAGATTATCTAATGCATTATCCCACATCCTTTTTTCTCGTTTTACTTTTGACATATTGTTTATGTTCAGCTTACTCTGTCCCCAGTTTTTATATTTTAAACAGGTTTTACTATAATATCTCCATCATGTATAACAGGAGGATTGTATATATAATCTGTTACCTGAGTATCTACTATATTAGCTTTCTTTATCTCCAGTTCTTCCTTTGCTATCATCTCCCCTAATACATTATATGCCCATTTCAAGGCAGTAATGTCATAATTATTTATAGGGCGAATCTTTGTATTGCCACCTTCATCTTTATTGGCAAAACAGAATCCTCCAGTTGCTGGAATATAAAGTCCAAACTTCTGCACCAGCTTATCCCGAACATCATCAGAATGTTCATAATCCAACTGTACTACAGGAAGGTTATCATAATCAACGTCAATCCTTACTTTTGATTTCATAAATGTTTGTTTTTAAATGTTTAAATAAATGAATAAATTATAGGCTTAATTAGTCACTATATATTACAAAGATATACAATATATAATATCTTCCAAATTTATTTTTTATTTTCTAATTTTTTTTCCAATTTTTAAAATCTTTTATATGGCTTTTAGAATACCTCTATTGAAGGTGGGCTTAAATTAAAACAGCCGCAGATTAGCGGCTGTAAATGTTTTAGTCGTCGGCGGCTAAAGTGACAGTTGGTGTAAATAACACGCCATCCTTTGAAGATGGGGTTGTGGTTAAATCCACGCTGTCCTAAGTAAACGACTGGTTGGTGTAACGTCAACATGTTGCCCCTTGAAGGCAAAGTAGCTGGTTAAACTCCAGCACCGTCCAATTTTTACAAATATACAAAGGGGGTATGACACTACAAAATTTTTTTCTATTTTCTGAAAACTTTTATATACATAAAACATCTTACTACTCCTTCCACAACCCCCTCTCATGTTTAGGGAGGTGCCAGTCACCCCGCCTATTGAATAATCATTGTTTAACATTTAAAATTGAAAAAGCTATGAATTTGGCTAAAGTAACAAAAGTTGGAGAAAAGGCATGTTTTGACATTGCTGGAAATCGCATTGCCCTTGGAGGGTTAACAGACATTAAAGTGGGTTCTTATGTTGCCTACCGGGAGCAGACAGTTACCAACAGGACTAATCCTGAGACTAGTAAGTTAGAAGAGCTGGCTCCTGAAGCTTACTGGGTGAATAAGATTGCTACAGCGGTGTTTAGTGACCGTACAGAGGCTATCCTGGCAGTTAATGAAGGCAGTATCATGGCTGCTGAATCTAAGCTGGTAATTGCCCAGCAGGCTGCTAAGATTGCACAGTCTTATGACATTCCTGCATCTGTGCTGGAATCTTTGGGCATGTAATGCTGATGGTTGATGAATTGAATAGTGTGCTCTTCGTGATGGTGGAGCACACTTCTTCTTTTGTTGAGGGTATATATTCTATAGTAATATATTCTATTATATTATAGTATATAATAAATAATAACTTGATAAGTGTAAAAATTAATAACAATTGTTAGTAAATAAATAACAATTGTTTTCTTTTTGTCCTACATTATACATATATTTGCACAAAATAATATATAATGAAAGATAAATCAACAAGATCTCCTAACATTAAGTCTTACCCTGAACATGAAAGTAACCCATTCCCTATGGATAACCTATTAGAGCAGCCTGATTATACTGTTCCTGGATTACATATAGGGGAGAAATGTGTTGCTTTTAGTAACAAGTATCCAAATGTTATGTACACCCTGGATAAGCCTGGGATGAAGGGGTTATTGTATATAACATCTAAATTAGTTATAGGGGTGCATGAAGTGTGTATATCTCAGGTAGAATTCAACGAGTATGGTAAGTATAAACAATCTAATAGGTATGCTTACTATAAAGCTTTAGATCAGTTATTGGAGACTGGGGTTATTGCCAGGAAGAAGAATTATAATAATTGCTTCTTTGTGAACCCTGAAGTGATGCAGGCTACTGTTGAATTCTTCTATAAATAACTCCTAATTACATGAAAGATACTGATATATATGGTATTATTTATGCTTGGGTTATGAAGAGTAAAGAAATTGAAATTGGCCCTAAAGCACTGTATGCTCTTCTCTGTACCTATAGAGAGGCATCTAATAATACCTGTTTCCCTGGAGATAGTAAGCTTGCTGAACAGCTAATGGTTGACATTAGGACTATCAGGAGATATATGCTTGCACTTCAACAAGCCAGAATAATAGAGAGAATTACTCTATTTGATCCTCACTCAGGGAAGAAAAAAAGAACCATTCTCCTTACCGATATAGTGAAATTTAAGGAAAAAGCATAGGACATGTATGTCCTAATATATAGGACACAGGTGTCCTAAGGTATAGGACATGGGTGTCCTATATAACATTACCATAATAACAATACAATAGAACAATACCAGGGAAAGTTTATCAAAATTTTGCAGACTGCAGGGAGCAATTTGCCTATCCCGGCAGTAAGTAGTTCCCAATAGCAGTAAATAATTATTGGTTCAAAGTAATTCCCAACAGTCTATACTATCTGTAGGGATACTATAAGCGTCAATTCCTGGTAACTAATAAGAGATAATTACTACTATAGTATCAAAATACAACGCTTATACTACCGGAGTAGATAGTATAGCACACAAATATTAACTTTTAGTTAATGTTCCACGTGGAACATAGTAAATTTATTCCATTTGTAGGTATTAAAAGAGCTGAATACTACGTATATAGTCTGAAATCAAACTAATTGAGTAGTTAAATAGCTACGGGTACTGATATAGTATAGCATTAACAACATATTTTTATATATTTACACTTAAAATCAATTATTATGGTACTTATAGCTATACTGCTATCTTTGGGGGTTGTTTCTCTAAATCTGATAGCTTATTATATATTGAAGAAAACTACATCAATGTATACATTCAGGCAGTATATCATAGTGATCTGGAGTGGAGATTATGAAATCCTTTTAGTTTTGAATATGTTTCTTATTTCAGCACTCTTTATCTCTTTTGCAGGTTGTGTACATTTACTATTATATCCACAATAAAATCATTCATTTAACCACTTAATACATAAAATGTCATGGAAAAACTACCAATAAAATTCAAAGAAAAATGGATAGCTGCTTTAAGGAGTGGTGAATACAAACAAGGAAAATTCACTATGTATGACTCAATAACACAAACATATTGTTGTTTAGGAGTTGCTGAAATAGTGGCTGGTAATAACATAGAAACAATTGGAAAAACATATTCTCCGAGGAGGTTAAATCGTAAATCAAAAGTTCCCGAATTACTAAAATCTACTACATCAAGCATATCAGATATACTTATGGGCATGAATGATAGTAAAGATAAAACATTCAATGAAATAGCTGATTGGATAGAAGAAAACCTATAATAACTACTTTTTACTATTAATTACATACTTTTAACAACTAAAACTAATTTATATGGCTAATTATAGAATGATGAAGGTTTTTGATTGCACAGAAATGCCTAAAGAAGTAAGGAAGGTATTTTTTGAGACATTTCAAAAAGGTAATGATGTATTGGTGGAAACCTATTGCCATGAATCTCGTAAACCATTTGACGAATATACAGGGGGAGAGATTATTCATGAAGAGATAGACGACGGCATTAAGTACGTTAGGGAGAGAGGAGATGATATAATAAGTGATTGGCTATTTGATAATGGTGCAGAAATAGAAGAGGAAGTAATTATATCACATTGGTGGTAGAAATCAACAAATTAACAACTAAAAACATTTATTTATGAAACAGAAAGCAAATAAATTACCAAAAAGGTTTAAAGAAAGATGGGTAAAGGCTCTCAGAAGTGGGAAGTACAAACAGACTGCTGGACGTCTATACAACAAAGAGGAAGATGGGTATTGCTGTCTGGGAGTAGCTTGTGCTATTTCAAGAGTCTCCAAGAACAATCTAAGAGGATATATACCTCGTAATATAAAAAAGAAACTTCCTGAAAGCTTTCCTAAAATATTATTGGAAACGGATGATATGGGAACTACAGTCAGAAAATTAATTAGAATGAATGATAATGGAAAAAGTTTCAAATACATTTCCTACTATATTGATCGGTATTTATAATAACCATAAAAATTTATATTATGAATAAGAAACCAACATACCAGGAACAGTTTAATAAACTGACTGAGGCTTATATATCAAATAAAGTTGATCCATACTATGGATGTGGCTGCTTTGTGGGCAATCTTTTAAATGGAAAGGGGAATTGGGAATTGGGAAGAGAGATGCTTATCTGGCATAGAAGTAAAGAATATGGCTATCAAATAAGTCCTAAAGGGTTACATCACACCCTTTTAGTACTTCAGGAAGAATGTGATAGTCTATACACTCCCAGAGAGATATTTGAACTGGAGAAGAAATTTCTCAGGTGTTATAATAGTCTGAAAGACCAGGATGGTGAAGAGGAAGCCTTATTTAAAGCATTTGAAACCACTCTTGACCTATTAAAAGAAATACATATCTCTAAAGGAGAGATAATAGATACCATTCCGGTATTTACAAAGAGACAATTAATTCATCAATAATCTTGTTAAAAATACACCCTGTTTATGATTTACTTAGATGGGCAGGCAAGTAAGCAAATCCACGGGCCCATATTCCTAGAGTGGTATATAAACAGGGTGTATTTTGTTAAATAATCATAAAATCTTATTAATTATGTCAAACATTATATTCTTATGTTATAAAGAACCTACAATATCATATACTGATAATACTCCATATTGTGGAGATTTTTAACTATTAAATAATCTATTATGCACACAATTATTGTTTTATCTATTATAATTCTCTATCTTATTGGGTTTGTTATTAGTTATATACTTGTCCGGCATATATTAAAGAGACATATTAAAGAGACAGAAAGAGGTGATTATGATTGGTTTGATGTATTTCTTTGCTTTATACTTGGGACTTTTTCCTGGATAGGAGTGATTATTATCTCTTTAATGGAGATATTGGAATGGATTGGAACTAAAGTTAAATCTAAACCCCCTAAATGGTTGTAAAATGGAACAACAAACCACAAATTGTGTTTATCAATGGAAAGGTGATGTATGGAAAGGTGAATATCCTATTGAAACATGCTGCAAACCAGCTACTCATAAACACAGTACAGGGCTACCGTTATGCCGCAAACATTATAATAAAACCCTCCAGGGAACTATAAGTACTCATGCCTGGAGGCATAAGAAATGTAAATCTAAAAACAATGAAAAGCATATCAGCAGAACAGATGGGAAATATATCTGACTTCCACCAGAGATGGTCAGATCCTGATACAATAGAATTTGAGGAGGTAATGAAGAAAATGGAAGAAGAAGCCTCAAAGGGGAGATATGATTTCTGGTTTCCCGGAATATTACGAAAATTGGTTAGAAAAGAACTGGAATCTCTGGGTTATAAAGTAGGAATAGATGTAGGGAAAAATTCTACTTATACACAGATACATTGGATGAAATAAGATCACATTTAGCATTTTAAGCTACATTACAGACCTTTCTTACATTCAGGGAAGGATATATACCTCTTATATTAAATAACAGCCTTAAACAGTATTTAAATAACAATTAAAAAAAAATAAAATGAAAATATTTAAAGTTGAGAGACCACAAGATGATAATATAAACTATGATGAATTTGATGCTCATATAGTTGTTGCCAATTCCTGGGAGGAAGCATTAGAAATTGCAATAAAAACAGGAGATAATGGCCCATCCCCCGAAAGTATGAAGGTATTAGAAATAGGAAACTATACAGGAGGCGAGAAAGAACCATTTATATTATTATCATCTTATAATGCAGGATAAATAATTATTCTAACAATTAAAAACTTATTATTATGTCAATGTTAATATTAATTATTATCCTGATAGTTGCCGGTGCAGAAAATAGGAAGGGCAAACTAAAATTATAGAAATGAAAAAAGTACTTTTTTTCTTCATCTTAGGGACATTTATCACCTATAGCGGAATATTTTGCCTTATTTTATCTCTCATAGCACATTATCTGAAAGATTCCAAAGGAAGGTTATTACAAATAATAGGAGAGAAGATTTATAACCCTTTATTTGACTTTGGAGTAGTAGCAGCTCTAACAGGATTAGGTTTAGTAATATTATCTTTCTTATTAATGATAGTGGTGGTATTAATTAATAATCAATAACAACAAATTATAAACAGATAAAAATTACTAATTATGACAAAAACTATTATAATAGGAGAAAAAAATAAAGAAACTCCTAATAAACCAATACAGTTTAGCAGCTTCTTAACTAATACTGCTTCCCTATCTAGTTCTGTTATAGAACCAACAGAGTTCCAGTTTATTGAACTTATTTGCAGAAACTATACTGTAAATGGAGAGGATCTCATGTTTGCATATGATAGTGAATCAGAAAGAAATAGAGGAGCCCTTTATTTGGGCAAATGGAATTCAGGGAAAGTTGATTTACAATTCTAATAACTACACAACAAAATTATTAATACATGAAAAAAGCTTCAATAGTAGAAGAAAAACAAGTAATAGACTACCGGACTGCAGAAAACATGTACGGTAAAGTAATAACGCAAGGAATGTGGTTAAGAAGTATTTATACAAATGATGAAGTAGTTGTATGTACTGAAGATAGTTCCATTAATCGCAATTCTTTTGAAGGTGTGCATATCTCTGGAGTATTTCAGGGAGTAAAAAGTTTCAATTTAGGGAAGGCAAGTTTCACTGAATTTGAAGGGAAAATAGCTTATTAACATTTTAAATCATTAATACATGAAACAAATAACAATATTCTGTAAAGGATCAGAATTAGCCGGGAAGTTACAAGACTACAACTCCAGGGAAATATTGGCTATTAAAGATATTTATAACCCTGAAGATATAGAGAGGGATTATGTAATATTTTTATCATTTTAATATAGTAAATAGTACAATTTATAGTAGAATATATCATATTTTATTATCTTTTGTACTATTTATTTTATCTATTCATATCTATTTATATACATTTGTAATTAAAAATCATAAAGCATGACAAAAGAAGAATCATTTCTATTAGATATGCTGGCTTATTATACAGTAGACCCACAAGCCAGGAGGAATTATGTAGAAGATACTGGTCTTAGTACCTGTAAATATGCTCCACTCAAGGAAACTTCAGAAGGATGTGCTATTGGCAGACATCTTCCATTAGAAGTAGCATTAGAATGGGATAAGGTAGATATTTTATATTGTGACGAGGAAGAGGAAGAATGTTTACACTTTGAAAGTGTTTATGATGACATAAATTCAGCTATTGATCTTAAACTAATAAAAGATGATAGACCTCCTGTATTAAAAGAGCTGAATAGTGTATTTTTAACACGTATTCAAAGTTTGCATGATAATAAGACATGTTGGGATAATGAAAATAAAAGCCTTTCTAAATATGGAAAGAATAGATTATCTGCTATTATTGACAGTTACGATATGAATAAAGAACTATTTTCACAATATCTATAAATCACCAGGCTATGATAATATGTACTTCAGGAACTTTAGAAAATAATAAGGGAATATACAGTAATAAAGATATCCTTACTATAAAACAATTAATAGAAATGATAAACAGATAACTAAAACTTATAATATGTGCTTAACATTATATATAAAAAAAGAAGACAGACATAAATCTAAACAAGAGCTTTCATTAAAATATCGTAAGAGGGCAAATAAAGACATTACTACTTATAAAGTCCTTGTTAAAAATAGTGAAGAGAGGTTATTGTCACTATTTAGGGGTAAAAAGTATGACCTTAATTCTCATTATTATCAGGTAGGAAGTTTTGATAAGCAGTTTTCTTTTGCATTATACGAAAACACATTTTCTATTTATATAGGGTTACACAGCTATAAAACGTTGTCTATGGCAAAAATTAAAGCTAGATACTCCGCAGATAGAGTAATTATAAAATGTACTATTCCAAAAGGTAGCTGGTATTATATCAACGCCAAGCACAGAGAATTAGTAAGTAATAACCTAATACTACATGAAATAATATCATAGGTGAACAGATACCTATAAACCTTATTTTCCATTCATTTTAAAACTAAATAATATGATAGCAGCAATATTGATCCCTTTAATATTAATAATTCTCTTTATATTCATTCATCTTCAGATTAAAATAAGTACTCATCATGAAATGGTAAGCTCTTTTTGTACTAAGTTCTATAAAGTTCCTTATGAAATATTTGAAAAAGAATTTAATAAAGTTGATTGGAGGATACTGGAAGGTTATAAATCATTAGAAGGATATAATTATTTTAGTACTAAGTTTCATACTTCTATTATAGAAATAAATAACATAGGGTATTGGATCACTGGTATGGGGTATTTAAAAGCCCTTAAATTAAGAGATAAGAAGCTAAAAGAACTTGGGTATAATCCAAGGGTTAATCCAAAAGAGATAAAATATCCACAAAACTAGCTAAAAACTAATAATTATATGAAACATACTATAAAAAATGACTTAAAGAAAGCGGATACAGGATGTTATCTTCTTCTTAACATATTATTTGGCGATGCTCAAAGACATGCAATGTGTTATGGGTTAGCTATTAAATCCGGGTTGGGAGTTACTTATTCAGCTATTAGCTATGCTGAAGAGAATGAAAATGTCTATTACCTGGGTGGAAATGAAATAGGGAGTGAGAAAGGTTTATACTCTCAACTGCTGCAGGCCATGGGGAGCGATCAGCTTATAAGAACCAGCAGGGATAAAATGATTGCTGCTATAGAAAATATAATAGATAATTGTGGGGAAGATAAAGAACCTCTTATCATTATAGACAATGCAAGCCTGTTGTCATTAGATGCTCTTTATGCAGCTACAAAGCTTTATAAAAGGCTTATAAATAAATGTGGACTGGTGATAATGGGAACTGATAATTTGAGGGAAAGAATAATAGATGAAGTCAGACAATCTGATGAAAAGTATAGTGAAATATACAATACTATAGGCAGGAGATTTGTTACTTTAGGAACTAGGGGACCAAAAGATGTAGAACTTATATGCAGAGCAAATGGAGTAAAAGATGAAAAGGTTATAGAAAGAATAAAAAATGATACAAGCCATTTAGGAGGGGTAAAAGCAATGATAGAAGACTATAAAGAACAGCAGGCTCTTGATAAAGCAGCAGAAAGAGTTCCAGTCACTACTGGTAAAAAGTTCCCAGAAGAAGATTATGAAGAAACTCTGATACTGGAAGCCTATAGGGAATTAATGTCAAATAATTTACACATGTCAGATACCGGGCTAAAGTTAAAAGAATACCTGGTAGCAACTAAAATACTCCCAAGATAACTATTTAAAAACTAATAAATTATGAAACTACATATCATACAACATACAGAATATGGAATGGATACAACCATTCAGTATATAAGCAGTAAGCTCTCTTATGCGGAGGTGATAGCTTTATTTGAAGTAGCATGGTTGGCTGCATTATTTACAGGCCAACATCCTGAATTAAATTAAAACATTATGGAAATACAAGTAACAGAATGTGATAATTGCCCTTTTTGTCAATATAATGAAACTAGGTCAGGAGCAACTTGTGGTATTGATTTTCAACTTAATATAAAAATTCGTTACATGGAAGAAGACTATAGTAATGACCACAAAATTATAACTCCTACATGGTGTCTATTAAAGAAAGAATCTATAACTATACAATTTAAAGAACAAAAAGATGGAACTGACTAAAGAGAATAGATTGAGGATATATAAAGAAATGATTTCTATATATAACCAAAAAAGTCTTAGCAGATGTGTTATAAGTAATTATGGCTTCTGTAAAGTGTTAGATATAGCTTTGGCTAACTTGCAAACCAATTGGAAAGAATGGGTCTATATTTCTGAACTTGATGAGTTAGAAGAATATAAACCATATAAACAAGACATTTGTCTTTTTTGGTTTAATACATGGTATGGAGGAATGATAAAGAGAAAGCGTATTTTAAAGAAAATCATTAAACAAATAGAAAATGGAAATTAATGTATTTAAACCAGGGGATAAGGTAATTCTCTCCAATCAAGGAGAACCAATAGGATGGGAGAAAGAAGATTATACAAAATGTTCTTCAGATCTGGAACTGGGAGGAGAATATACAGTAGGTTCATATCTATATATAAATAATGAAATCCCAATAGTAGATTTAAAAGAAGACTTGTGGAAATACAAATTTCACCCAAATCATTTCACTTTAAAATCTTAAATATCATGAGCAATCAAATATATCCGGGAGATGAAGTTATATGTATAGATGATAGTACATCAACAAATACACCAACAAGGTTAAAAAAAGGAGAAAAATATATTGTAAATAGTATCCATAGATCAAATTGTTGTAAAGTAGTAGTTATAACTGTAGGGATAAAGGCAGTAGGTTATAGTCAAATTTGTAGAAGTTGTGGTAAGGTAGCTCATGCATATGAACCGGGTACAGAACTTTGGTTTAATATAAAAAGGTTTGCTAAAGTAGATAATTCATTATCAGAAACCACAATAGAACAGATATTAGAAGAACCACAAACAGTATTAAAATAAAAGATATATGAATAATTTAAAATTAGCAGCCTTGATATTCACATTTGTAGTATCAATAACATGTTCAATTATAACTATTGCTGAATCGTATTATGTATTTAGCAATATATATACAGAAAATAAAGAAAACATAGAAGATTACATTTTTCACAGCAGAATGGGGACGGGGTTTATGTATATATCCATACTTTTCTGGTTCTTATTTGTAGCATTAAACACATAAAATCATGACACAATTACTAATAACATCATCTCTTATCCTGGTACTGGTATTAACATACCTGGTATATAGTGGAAAAGATACAAGGAATAGGTACTATATAGTGGAAATACCAGTACATCTCCCTGTAGGGGATAATATCCTTACACAAGTAGATATAAAAATGTATTCCCAACAGCAGTATAAAGATCTTTCTATTAATGAGTGGAAGATTTTACATACCGGGAATTATCAGGAATGTTTATCTTTATTCCATCAATTAATATAAAATGAGCCAACTACAAAGAGTAACTAAAGAACAAGCTGTAAAGCTGAAAGAAGCGGGGTTTAATTGGAAGTGTGGATATTATTATGATACTTCAGGGGACGACCTAAACGATAAATTATGTATGGATAATCATAATAGAGATATAGAATATTGGTCTGCTCCTGAATTAGACCTTGCCTGCAAATTCTTACGCGAAGTAAAGGGTATAGACATAAATCCAATACTTAATACTCCTTGGGGTAAATACAAACAAGATTGGGCACATGATTTTATGGCTCAACCACAAATCTAAAACCATGATACCAGAACAGATAAAACAACTTGCAGCTTTGAACTATTCTGCTAAATATATTAATCCTGAAAATGGAGACACGGTAATAACTGCTGATACTACTGAGGCAGAAGCATTCATCAAAGGCTACACCACCTGTCAACAGACAGAGGCAGCAGAATTACAGAAGGAGATAGAAAGGCTGAAGGGGCTTATCGAGTTTTCTTACAGATGCGACCAAAGAGATATGGGCATACACGAAGATGAAATAGACCATAGTTGGGAATACTACAAACAACAAAACAATCTCTAACACAATAAATAAAATGTAATGGTACAGCCGCAAGAATTAAGAATTGGGAATTATGTAACAGTAACTAATCTTAATGGTTATTACAAAGTAGTGGGGATTGATAAATTAAATAATGATTTACTTCCAATAGTTTCAAACAATTCGAATGAAATAAAAGTAGTTAAACACGTATTGTCACCCATTCTCCTTACTCCTGAAATATTGGAGAAAGTTGGGTTTGAAGAATATTCAAGAAGTGAGTATTATATCAATTATTGGTTAGATAATGGTATTTACTTAGCTTATTGTTTAAAAGGGGAAGCTAATATAGGATATGGTCATACACCAGGTAACTATTACAGTGAACAGCTATCAAATATACCGATAAATGAATTGCATAGATTACAAAATTGCTATCATTCGTCCACAGGTCAAGAACTTCAAATAACACTATGAAACTACTCCTAATCCTCACGCTCTTATCCTTCACCACTCAAACACCTCCATAACCAACATTATTAAACAGAAAGAATTAAAAACTATTTTTTATGATAACAACTAAAGAACAATTACAGAAGACTAAAATAAGGGTAAATTCTCCTGAAGAAAGTAAACGAATACAGGAAAGAGCATTTGAATTAGGCTATGGATGGAAGGGGGCAAAAGAGGTTAGACACAGGGGTGTAGAATCATTATATTTTTACCCAGATGGGAGTATAACTTACGGAAATCTATCATTGAGTTTTGCAAATAGTAAATTTAAAGAAATTACCCTCCAGGACCTATTTGGAACAGATACTAAAAAAGATAATAATATGAGATATAAGCATATTTTTGTAGTACATTCAGAGAATAAAAACCTTCTATTAGCCCTGTATCAGGAAGTATTGGCTTTGGGGAGAACAGAATCGGATGACTGGAATAAATGGTATAAAGACAAGGATACATTCACTTATTTACTCTTTTATAAAAGTGGACTGATAGAGTTTCACAACCATGATTGTGGAGTACAAATATTGGAACTTCCAAAAGATTGGAATAGAGCTATAGAAATGATGCAGGAAGAAGAAGATAAGTCTCCTATTAAAATAGGAGATTATCTTGCTGAATTTAAACCAGATAATAGAGTCCATTTTGGTTGCCAATCATTCACTAAGCAGGATTTGCAGGTAATATATAATCTCTTATCTCCCCCGGTAAATGCAAAGATTAACATTCAGGGAAGTAATATTACAAGAGAATTAATAGAACAAATAAATAGTAAATTATCATAAAATCATAGCCTGCAGGAAGATGTGTACATTCATTTTTAACATTAAATCAAATTTTAACCGTTAAGAAGTTTTGTATTAGTCGGGAAACCACATCTACTGCAGGCTTATTTTATCTTTATGAAGTATTTAAGAATAGCCTGGGCCATAATTTCTATATTTATTATTCTGTGTATCTATGTAGGGATAATATGTGCTTTATTCCACATTTTTACTATGAAATAACCATAAAAGTTAAACAAATTCACTATAAATTAGTATCTTTGTCATTGGTATAAGATTGGTAGTAGTTAAATAGAACAAATTAAAATGCATACAACATGGAAAGTCCAGCAATGATAATAGAAACAATAGACAATACTTATGTTTGTGATAGTATTCACTTTACATATGATGATATAAACCATTGGCAGAATGTAGTAGGGATCACCACAGATATGGATGAGGTGAATATTCCTCTAATTGAGGTAAGGTGTATAAAATCAGTGATGACAGAGCCTATAGCTGTTATTAGCTTAAATTAAACAAAATGAAAAGAAAAAATAGACACCCAGATTATGAAGAATTAAGAAAACAACATCCGAATAAGAAATTATATAAAATGGCAGTCAGATTAGAAAGTGTCTTATTATCTCAAGATAAGGCTGCTATGAGGAAATGGTTTAAAAAGAGGAAGGTTAAAAAGATAATGAGAATAATAAAGATATTAAAATAAAGATTTTTTCTTTCTGTTTATAACACAGTTTACATATTTGTTCATGTGAGCTGTGTTTTTTATTTTTACACAACTAAGTTATAATATATGATAAAAATGGCTCCCGCTGTAGAAAATGAAATACAGCAGCAAGAACAAGCTAAAAAAATAACTACTCCGATAGAATTAACATTTTATAAAGAGGGAAGTACCTGGCTAGCTTATAATAAAGAATTGTGGGAAGGGGGGATGAAATATTCTTGCACTATGGTTGCGGGAACTGATGAGGTCCTAAATATGTTAGCTGAAGGAAATACCAAACTAACCCTCCTGATTTCACAAACATATATAAGAGATTATAGAATATACCTTGTTAGTGCAGATGAAGGAGAGTTTGAAGGAGAAACAGGAGGAGATTACTTAGTATCCGGGTATATCAATGAAAACAGAACTTTAGGCACTTTTGGGGCATATAGGGTATGGCTATGTCAGGTTACTAAGTATATATTTGGATTCTACCCACAAGTAATGTTTGTTAAAGTAATAGATTTAAAACCATAAAAATGAACCAAAAGATTAAAGATCTAAAAGGACAAAAGATAGCTATTCATTGCCCTACAGAACAAGAGGCTGATGAATTAATGAAGATATTATATGAAAATGGGTATACATGGGCAGATGGAAAAAATATATATGCACATACAAATAATAGATGGAGAGTTAATAAACAAGAAACTTGTTATAGCTTAAATTGATTATACCTTGGTCCTATTACCTTTTTTGAAAAAGAAAAATACAAAATAATAACCTTTAAAGAATTTAAACGACAATATATGAAAGCAGAAAAACCGCAATCATTCTCTATAGAAGGAACCCCATCTTTAATAAAAGCTATGTGGGAGGAAATGAAAGCTATAGGGTATACCTCAAGTTCTAATGAGAAAGATCCTAGAAAGAGTTGGGTTAAATTAAGTCAAAATTCTGGTGAAAAATACATAAAGAATATAGAAATGTATAAAAGTATATTTATATCTTATAAAGATCAGGAAGGGCAGAGTTGTTCTTTAAATTTTAAACTCCCTGAACAATGGAATGAAGCCCTGCAGTATGTAAAAGATGCTTACAATTCTTCATATTGGGAAGAAAGACAGAAGAAAGACTGTGAAACTATTACTGTTGGTAGTCAGGATGTAAAAGTAACTATATACTGTGATGGAAGTATTGACTATAACCACAAAAAGAAATTTGTAGGAATTATTTATATAGATACTGTAAAAGAAATAATAAGTAAATATTCAAGAATCTCTTTAGAAGTAGATGAATATACTTCTACTGCTGATACTAATATACGTTTTATAAGAATTGGGTGTACTACTGAAAATAACCGATTTTCTATAAATGATCTGCAGAATATAGTGAGAGTATATAACGATTTACAATAGACAATAAAAATAAATTATAAATAACTATTTTTAACAAATAAAACAGAAAGAAAATGAAAAAGTTAACAAAGATTGATGGAAAGTTCTGTATAGTAGAAACAGAATTAGTATTATCTTCTATCCCCTCTAATATAGGGAAGATGGAAAATGTAATAGAAAATAAAGCTCATCCCTATCCATCCAGGGAAACAGAGCAGCTTTATTTCAGAAATGGAAGATACAACCCTGCTGCCTCTAACAGGAGAGAGGTTGAAATAAAAGCTGCTATAAAGAATAAGCCAGTGTATTCTACTCCTCTAACCACCATGCACAGAGATAATAACACTACTATCAGGCCGAACCCACAAATGGCTAAAGCAGCTCTTCACACTCTAAAGTTTTCATCCATCCTTATAGATAAGATAGCTAAGGAAAAACACATGATATAATATGGAACTAACTAATGAAATAAAACTAAAAATATTTTCAAACTATATAGGGTGTAGAGTAAAGTACATTGGCACAGACGGAGAGTATAAAGAAGGAATGTCTGACACAAACAAGGATGACTACAACTATCGGTTTATATTAACTGGTATTAAAAAAGATAACCACTGGTGCACTACTGCACTATTTGGTGACATATTAAATAGGGAAGATTTGGTAGTTGATACAAACATAGAAACAGATATTAATGATTGCAAACTTATCCTTACTCCATTATCTGAAATAACAGATGAAGATGCTATTGAACTTACAAATATATTAGGCTGGAAGGGATTAAATAGTGGTGAAGCAAAAGCTCTATTTGGATTATTTTTCCTTATTAAAAGTAATGACAATCTCAAAAGCCAGTTACTATATGATCTAAATGATATCTGCATGGTATATGATTATCTCCGCTTCAAAGGCTACATGGTTCCATATATGGGTATTGATCTCTATGAAGCCGGAATAGCAATTAAACCAATAAAATATGGAAAATAAAACCTGTAAAACTTGCAAATATTGGGGGAAAAACCTGCAAATAATGTCTATGTAAGCCTTAAAGATGCACCCTGTTCTAAAATAGATGATACAATCTGGATAATATTATCTGGAGATACACATGGTGTAGATATCGAATATATCAATACGCCTGAGAATTTTGGATGTATTTTACATGAAGAAAGAACTGGTTAAACCAATAAAATAATGAAAATGTTACTATTATCAGCTATTACTGCAGGGGTCTGTACAACCCTTCTGGTAATAAAATTTAAAAGGTCATGAAATATATTATGAAACTATTATCTATATTTAAACGAAAGAAGAAAGAAAATAACAATATTTGTATTATAGGGGAATTAAAGTTAAACAGGACAGTAGTAAGTAAGGAATTTATAAATAATTTCCCTGTATGGGATATAGGCAAACCATCATCTAACTTAATAATAATCGAATAATGACTGGAAAATATAAAATAGGGGATAAAGTTACCCCTATATCTAAATGTGGTAGTTGGGTAAGCTTAATTGAATCTTCTTGTTGGAATGAGGCAAAAAAGATGAATCAACCTTTTCTATATATAAAAAATATAGACGATCAAGGTGTTCATATGTGCTCAGAAGAAAATACTGATCCAATAAGATCAGATTGGTTTTTTGAAAAAGATCTTATCCCATATATAGAGCCAAAAGTAATTGAAAAATCTAAAGAAACAACAAAAAGCATGAAAAACAAAAACAGAATAAAAGTAAAAGGTCCAAAATCCTTAATACTTGCATTTGCAGAAGAACTAAATAGTATAAGATATGTAAAAATTTCCCGCACCTTATTATCTCTAAATAATGAGCCGGAGAAAATTTACGAGAATAATTGTATAACAACTTATTCAGATGCAGGTTATACCATTTTAAATACAGAAAATATAGCCAAGTATGGGGATGGAGATGAACCCATCTTTACCCTTCCAGAAGACTGGAACAAAGCATTAGAATTAGCTAAAGAAGAAATAGTACAAAAAGAGAAGTTTGAAGTAGGTGATTATGTAACTCTAAAATCTAAAGATAGTTATGGAGATGTTAAACCAGGAGAAGTTTTAAGAGTAGACACTATGGGAGCAGAAAATTGGATAGGTTTTAATAAGTATAAAGCATATGGAAATAGTAATAATCATCACAATCCAAGAGGGTTCAGAAAAGCTACAGAGCAAGAATATTTACAATATCATGTAGATAAAAGTGGGTTAAAGATAGGTGATGTTATATCTGAAGATATTCTTAATGCCTGGAGTTCGGCTGGTGAAAATTATCATATGGATAGTTATAATTGGAGAAAAACTGAAACTGGTTTTATAGGAGATAGGGATGTAAAGGAGTTTAAAATTGTCAAAGAAAAAGCCTGTATGCAAATAAGTGGAACAATGAGTGATGTTGCCTTATCTATAGAAGGAATAGGAGAATTTATCAAAGAATACCACAAAGAAGATCTGAAATTTGATACCTATCTTCCTGAAGTAAAAGATGATTATACCATAAACTATGGTTGTCAGAAGTTTACAGAACAGCAATTAGAAGCTTATATTAGGTTATTAAAAGTACCGGGAATATCAGACATTACTATTCATGGAAGGAAATTAACAGAACAAATACTCACATCTCTTATAAAAAAGATAGAAAATGGCAAATAATTTCATAAATAGAGTAGAAGTGTCAGGTAATCTTGAACAATTAAGAGAATATGGAAAAGAACTGGAGAAGATGGGATATTCTTTACATTATGAATATCTCGATGATAAAAAGGCAACCTTCTTAGAAAGTTACGAAAATTTAGAAAGATATACAATTTATTGCCACAGTACAAATACTATGTATAAACTCCCGGAAGATAAAGAATTAGCTTTAGGATTAGCAGCTATGAGAGAGGGAGATGATTTCCATGTAGGAGAGTATATAAGAGTTACCAATAAAGGAAATAGTTATGATACTTTTACAAAAATGTTTAAAGAGTTAAATTTTAAAAACATAGAAGAGAAAGATTTACCTACTAATGGGACAGTAGGGAAGATATTTGCAGTAAAAGAACACCCTGTATTTCCAGATACTATAATGTATGCTTTTATTACAGAAAGTGGTGAGGAGTATTTGATAGGCAGTAAGGGAGTACAAAAGTTAACAACAGAAGAATTAATCAATCATTTTAAAAACCAAAAACAAAGTATGAAACAGTTTTCAGTAAGTTCAGAGAGTAAAACATTAAAACAGGCATTTATCAATGAATTGAAAGAAAAGGGATGGGAACCAATGGGACGAGGAAGTGATGGTACTTTTATTAATGAAAAAGATGCATATCTATCTCCCTGTAAAAACTATACTAAACAGTATATGGTAGAAAGAAAAAAAGAAACAAACTATATTCTTCCACAGGATTGGGATAGAGCTTTAAAAGCATTTGAAGATTATGCTAAAGAAGAAGAATTTACTTCTGTAATAGTTGGTTATACTGGTGGGGCTTTAGAGTTTAAAGTAAAGAAATCCGGAATTGTAGTAACAGATCCAATGGACTCTGTAGTTACAGATCTCCCGGTAGACATAAAAATGTTAGAAAATGTAAGTCATATACCATTAGCTGTGTTTAATAGTTCCTGGGATATCACTCCTGCTACAGTAAATATAGGGTGTAAGAAAGAGATATCTATAGAAGACTTAAAAAAAGTATTAAATACTTATAACCGATTAAATAACAAATAAAACCACAACAGATGGAAAATAACCACACAAAACAGTACAGCTCCTGGAAAATACAGGATGATCTATATCTTCTAAAGAACTACAAACCAGGAGAGAATGAGAGTGAAATAGGGGCATTTCTTAAAAGAACAAATTGGGCAGTGAAGGGCAGATGGTACAGGCTTAGTAAATCATCCTCCAGGGTGAAAGAGGTAGCAAGGTCATTTCCTGAAGCAAATATTACTAACCCATTCACTGAAAATAGTGAGAACATAAAAGAAACAAATAATCAACATTCAAATTTATCACATCAACCTTCAATTATGAAACGATATACAATAGAAGATGAATTATATATAGCCAACAACCTGGATAAAAAAGATAATGTGTTAGCTCTTAAATTAAATAGAGGAAGTGGAGCAATAAGTGTTAAAAAGAGTGAAGTGAAAAGAAAGCTCCGGGATAGTTCATCTAAGCTCTACAGGGCCTGGAAGAAGCAGAATAAAATGACAGACCTAGGTAATGTTCTCCTTAAAGACACCTCTTCTGTAAAAGCCCCAAAAGTGGCAATACAACAATCTTCTATTAATGGAAATACAGTCACTGTACCATTTAAAGATATACAGATAGACTGGAGCACTAAAAGTCTTATATTTACAATAAATTAGTTCTTTGTGTGTCATAACCTATAAATCCTATCACTTTTTGAAAACAAAATATAATATATTATGGATTTAAATAAAGTCACCATTTACGACATAGAATTATTAGCCTGTCATTTTAGTATAACTTTTGCAAATATAGAATTCTCTGATGTTGAGGATATGGCTATAGATCAGTTCCAGGATGACAGATATAAATTAGCAAAGAAACTGAAAGATAGGAGCTTTGACTATATGTGTGGCTTTAATAATATAGGATATGACTGGCAGGTACTTCAGTATTTCCTGGATAACTATGAAAAATGGCATGACTTATCAGCTTTACAGGTAGTAGAGAAGATGTATGCTTTCTCCCAGGAAATAATAGATAATCAGAACTATGAGCTCCCCCCACCTTATAGAGAAGCTTATTTTTCTATTCCGCAAATAGATCTGTTCTCTATTTGGCATTTTAATAATGTCAACCGTAAAACGTCCTTAAAATTTATAGAATTCAGTACTAATTTTGAGAATCTGGAAGAAATGTCTGTTCATCATAGTATATTTTATCTTACTGTAGAACAAAGAGAGGAGTTAGATGGATATAGAAGAAATGATGTAAAAGCTACCTGTTTACTTCTTAAGTTTACTTTAGGGGAAACAGATCATCCTTTATATAAAGGAATGAATAAAATAGAACTTAGAGAGAATATACAAAAGGAGTTTGGTTTTGGAGATTATTGCCTGAACTGGAATGATGTTAAGATAGGAGATGAGCTTAATAAAAAGAATTATTGTGACCTTAAAAAAATAGACAAAAGAAGGTTATATGACATTAAAAAGGGCGCAAGAACAAGACATAATTTCTATTTTAAAGATTGCTTCCCCTCTTATGTAAACTTTCAACTTCCAGAATTTCAAAGCTTTATAGATAAGCTTGGGAAGGTAAAAGTTAACATGAACGAAAAACAGGAATTCATTTTCTCCTATAATGGAACAGATTACAATATAGCTAAGGGGGGTATTCATTCTAATATGAAGCCTGGAGTAATAGAACCAAAAGAAGGAGAAAAATATATTAGTGCAGATATTGGTAGTCAATATCCAAATGCTATACGTAAAAGAAGATTGTTCCCTTCGCACCTAGGAGAGATTTGGAATAAAATATATTCTTCTAACATTCAGAAGAGATTAGAGGCTAAAGCTTTATTTAAAGAAACCAAAGACCCCAAATATGACGCACTTCAGGGAGCATATAAGTTAATTTTAAATGGGTCTTATGGTAAATTGAATGAACGCACTAACTGGCAATATGATGGATATGCAGCTATGTGTGTTACTATTGGAAGCCAGGTAGATATATTAATGTTAATAGAAAGATTGGAAAGGAGTGGAATCCATGTAGTGACAGCCAATACAGATTCTATAGATGTTATCTTCCCAAATGAAGCAGAAGGACTTTATTATAAAATATGCAAAGAATGGGAGGAAGAGGTGGGTAATGATATATTGGGAAAATTAGAGTATGATGAATATAGTAAAGTAGTAATGACATCTATTAATGATTATTTAGCTGTTACAAAGGAAGGAAAAATTAAGGTAAAAGGTGATTTTGTATCAGTAATGGAGTTGCATAAAAATAAGTCAAAATCTATCATTCCTATAGCTCTCCAGGCATATTATAAAGATAACACTCCAATAGAAGAAACTATTAAAAACCACAAAGAAATCTTTGATTTCTGCATTTGTCAAAAAGCAACCAGGCAGTTTCATTATATAGGAAGAGATATGACCACAGGGTATACAAATCATTATAATAAGATGATAAGGTATTTTGTATCTACTACCGGGGAAAAACTATTAAAGATAAAAAATGAAGATACAGATAGCAAAGCTCCTAAAGTAAGAGAGTGCGAGGCTGGAGATTATAAGTGTACTTTATTTAATAAGGCATTTTTTTATGATAAAATGGAAGATTATAATATTGATTATCAGTATTATATAGATAAAACACTAGCTATAATACATAAAATAGAACCAGAAAAGAAAAGATTACATGAAAGTATTAAAAAACAACAACTTAGTTTATTTTAAATAAAAACACGATATGAAACCAAGATTTAAATTATCAATTTTAGTTAATAACCAGGAGGAAAAAGATATAGTATCTAAAATATTTGAAAAGATAGAAATGTATGAAAAGTATAACTTTTCAGAGGGTGGATTTCCTCATTATATAGTTAATAATTTAGGAGAAGTGCCAGGTGCTTGGAGTGACACCAGTACAAAAAAAGGAAATACTCGTGGTAGAACAGTGATAGATCAGTGGAATGAACCATTACTACAAGCATTATTATCTGCTACAGAAGGAGATGACTTTACAGTAGGAGAATGGGTAAAAGCTGAAAAAAGCTCATACTATTCATTTACAGAAGATAAACTATACAAGATAAGAACATTAAACGATAGTGCAGGAAATATAGGTATAGAAATAGATGATAACGGGAGTAAAACTAATGGATGGATTAGCAGTATGTGGGCTAAACCTACTATAGAAGAATTAAAACAACACTTTTTAAATATGAAAGAAGATAAAGAATTAATTGGATATGAATTATTAAAAGATTTTTATGGACTTCATAAAGGGTATACATTTACAATACACAATAAAGGAGCTACTATATCTATGAATGAAAGATGTGGTATAAAATTAAATTATGAAATTACTAAAGAAGCACTATCTGATACTTCTATTTTCAAACCTGTATATAAAGAAGTAATTAAAGAAGTAGTCAGGACAATAAAGCCAGAAGTAGGGAGTGATATAACTTTGAAAATTACAAAGGGTGGTATTATAGCTATACCTGGAGATAGCCCGGAATACATTTGGGATAAAGAAGATATAAAAGAATTTAAAAGATTATTACTAAGTGTAGTTTTTAAAGGGTGGAGTATAATATCAAATACTGTGGATATAGGGTGTAGGAAAGGAATAAAAGTATCAGATTTGCAGGAATGTATAGATATTTATGATAAAATGCAGAAGTAACTTCTTTTTTTCACTTTTAAAACTATTTTATGGGGTACTACAAAGATGAATTTATGAACTTCCTACAGGAGGATTATGAATATATAGCTCAAAGAGAGCAGTTTTGGTTAGAAGCTGAAGAAGAAATAGCTTATCAAAAGCTTAAAAAAGACCCACTTTTTGCACCATTCTCTCAAAAGAAGCAGAAAATAGAAAGAAAACAGCCAAAATACATTAGTAAATATAAAGTAGTGAAGAATAACTTTAAAAAGACAAAGAAATAGCAGAAGAGGAATTAAATTTTGATGGAAATTATGATTTTATACAAAAGGGTGCTATCTTAGCATCCTTTTTATATTTAAACCTTTATATATTATGTTGGAAAAAATCTCACTTACACAGATCAAGCAATTACATGAACTTCGCCTGAATTTAGACCACTTATGGGCTTTAGACAGATTAGTAGCTGGTAAACCAGTAGATGAAGATAGTGTAATAGTACAAGGACTTAAAAGAAAGCTATTCTTAGTAGATAATACTGTCACCCCTGCAGGGAAGGAGTTCTATGAGATGATAGTCAATATGAAACCCCTGGATAGCAATATAAGTGCTAAAGCAGTGATAAAGAAGCAAAGAGATGCAGGAAATGCTCATTTCAATGAATGGTGGAAAGTCTATCCAAGCAGTAATGAATTTACTTATAAAGGGAAAAACTTTGCAGGATTGCAGAAAAAGAACCTGAATAAAACAGAGTGCTGTGCTAAGTTCATGGAGATCACTGCTACTGGTGAATTTACCCCGGAGCAAGTGATAGAAGGAACTAAAAACCATATAGAAACAGCAAAAGAACAATCTTTTCGTACGGGAGATAATAAACTTACTTACATCCCTAATAGCTTAAGGTATTTAAGGGAGAGGTATTTTGAGCCATTTATTAATAAAAAGGTGGCAAAACAGGAAGATACTACCATGACAGGTATATAAACTAAATATATGACAGCATATGAGAATTTACAGCAAGAAATAGAGCATGGTATATCTGGTAAAAATGATGGGCTTCCTATAGGACTTCCAAGAGCTAATAAATATATAGGATTAAGAAGAGGCGTAAATACTGCTATAATCTCGGCAACAGGTATGGGAAAGTCCTCAATGCTCCAGAATAACTATATATTAAACCCAGTAGACCACTATTTACAGAATAAACATAAGCCTGGAGTAATAAAGCCCAAAATCTTTCTCTTTAGTATGGAGAGACCAGAGGTATATACAGTTGCTAAATGGATGAGTAGAAAGATATTCTTAGATCAGGGAATATTAGTACCTGTGGGAAAGATGTTAGGATGGTGGGAAGAGAAACTTACTATGGATGAAAAAAACCTCATTCATGAATTTAAGTGGTATATAGACGAGATAATAGAAGGAGGCTTAATAGATATCATCTCTGGTCCACAAAATCCTACAGGGGTCTATAGGCACATTAAAAACTATGCTGAATCCAAAGGAAGAATAGAACATTTATCAGAATATAAGAAGATATACATCCCGGAAGATAATACAGAACTTGTAGTGGTAGCATTAGACCATTTTGGCTTAATGAGGTTAGAAAAAGGGTTGAATACTAAAAAAGAAGCTATAGATAAAACCTGTGAATATATGCAGTTCTTCAGGGATTTATATAATTATTCATGTGTTGGGGTATCACAGTTAAATAGAGATATAGCTTCCCCGGTAATGCTTAAAATGGGAGATGTAGAACCATCTTTAGAAACTATTAAGGAAAGTGGCAGGATTGCCGAAGATTTCGAGATAGTGATTTCAGTGTTTGACCCTCTTAGATATGATTTTTCACATACTTTAGAAAAAGATAAATTAGGGTATGAACCATATAAAATGGAAGATAAACAAACTGGCTCCCGGTATTACAGAAGAATAAAGATATTAAAAAATAGCTACTCAGTTTCAGATCTAGGGATAGGAGCCTGCTTACATGGTCCTACAGGAATATTATGTGAACTCCCAAAAGTAAAAGATATAACAGATAATACTTATGAAAGCATATTAAGTAATTCATACTTTTTAAAATAAGCTTATGGATATAGCAGAACTAAGAGTAAAGAAAAATGAACTGGAGAAAGAGATCCAACTCCTGGTAAGAAGGTTTGAAAATGAAACCTCTACAAAAGTAGATAATATAGAAATGGATAAGAAGCCAGGAGAGCAGGGAACATTAATTAAATCAATAGTAGTAAATGTGAAAATATAATGAATAAAGATAGATCAGATGCCCTTTACTATAGTATTCAATCTTATATTAAAGAGTTAGGAAATCGGAAACCAGATCCTTTTTGCCCTGAATTATTAAATGAACTAATTAATTATAATCCATATAAACAAAAAAGTATTATGAAGAAATACACTATAGAAGAAATGCAAAAAATGGATAATCCTCCATGGATAAAATGTATTAATATAAATCAAGCTAAAAAACTAGGCCATTATTGTTTTATTACTGTTCATGACCTTCAGTACTTTAACTTTTATAATAGTTTTGAAGACAATAAAGTAGTATATATTTATATAAGAAAGAAGAATAATACAAGTGGAGGTTGGGTGAATAATATAGATTATGTAATTAGAACTGGTACAGAAATAATAGATTTTTCACAAGTAATATTTCCAAAAGATCAACAAAATAACAATAACAATAACGATAACATGAAAGAAGAATATAAAGTAGATAAAGATTTTATCCTCCAGGCACATAAAGCTGCATGTAGTGAATGGAAAGGGAAGTTAGAAGATAAATTCCCAGAATTATTTCCAGAGGGTCCTATAGGAATAGAAGGACCAATTCAAATTAATACATCAGACACAAAATTTTTATATATAGGAAATGTTTATGCGGAACGAAGCTTAAATAATAAATGCTTAATAGTAGGAGATGGCTATAGAGTGGAAGTAAAAATTCACCCTACTTCAGGGAGACAACAATTAGTATTTTACAAGAAAAAGAATTAATTTTATAATAAAGAAAAAGATAAACAATTAAAATAGAATATGAGTCAAACAAAAGAAAAAGTAGGAACAGATACACCTACAAAAGATAGAATATACTATGCAAAGGTTGCAATAGTAGGACCTAGTGGAGGAGGAAAGTCATATCTTTCCAAAACTGCAGATAAAAAGACAGTAGGATTAGTGAATATAGAAAGAAAACCTCTACCATATAAAACAGAGCCATTTGTCTTTGAAGGGAAGCCTAAAACCTGGAGTGGATTTATGAAGTGTATTAAAGATTTTGGTGAAAATCCAGAAATTACAGCACTTATTATAGATTCTCAGACAATGGCATTTAATATCCTTAATAAGGAAATGTCGCAGAATTTCCAGGGATATGATATATACAAGAATTATAATAGGCAAGTATATGAATACCTAGAGCTAATAAAGAATATAGAAAAGGATATAATAGTCCTATCTCATGATGAATTGGTAAAATTAGATGAAGGTAGTAAGGTAAAGAGAATGGCTACTCACGGAAAAGAGTTTGAGGGAAAAATAGAACAACACTATTCTATAGTACTCTATACAGGAACCAGATTGAAAGATGGGAGGCCGCAGTACTTCCTGAAGACTTTTGAGCAGGACACCAGTACTAAATGCCCTGAAGGGTTATTTGGAGACTCCCTGGAGATAGCAAACGATGCTGGTTTTATATTTGAAAGATTACAAGATTACTATAGCTAATGACTTGTGGAATATATACTATTACCAGTAAGGTAGATAATAAGATTTATGTTGGATATTCCTCTAATATAGAAACAAGATGGAATTGTCATAAAAGTGAATTAAGAAATAATAAGCATAAAAATAATCACTTGCAATCTTCCTGGAATAAATATGGGGCAGAGAATTTTCTATTTGAGGTCCTCTGGGAGTGCGAAGAGTGGGAATTAACTTGTCAGGAACATTACTGGGCTACTTTATTGAATGTTCACAATCCTGAATATGGATATAATATCTTACTCACAGATCCAAATCTACCTTTTGGTAAAAGTTCTATCGAAACAAGATTAAAGAATTCATTAAAGCAAAAAGGGAGAAAGTTTACAGAAGAACATAAGTTAAGAATAAAAGAGAAAAGATCTCTTCAGAAAATAACAGAAGTAGCTAAATCCAGACAAAGAGAAACTAACAAAGGAAAGAAAGATTCAGAAGAGGTAAAAAGAAGAAAATCAGAAGCTGCAAAAATCAGGAAGGTTAATCTTTTCTGTGGACTTCCTAATCCAGTAGTACAAATATCTATGGATTATGAATATATAGAGAGATACAATGGGGTAAAAGAAGCATCTAGAAGAACAGGGATAGGTCAATCAGCTATAAGTGCTTCAGCTTCTGGTAAACAGGAAGGAACAGGAGGTTTTAGATGGGTATATGAATATGATTATATAGAATGGAAAACAAGTGAATTAATAAATTTTGCGTAGATTAAACTATATATTCTACGCAAAATGTGCGTACTTTACAGCAAAAATATAGCATGAAATTACAAATAGATACATTCACCAGGAGAGTGAGGATAGAGGAAGAAGTAAACCTATACAGGTTATTTGAGATTATAAATGCAGTTTTCCCTGACAAATCATGGGTAGATTTTACTATAGAAAGCTCTCCTATTGTTGCTAATGAATGGGTGAATCCAATAGTAATAGATGGTATAGTTCATAATATAGATACTAACCATCCATGGGTAAAGAAGAAATCTTTCTCCACTACCGGGGAAGGAGTATATAATGTAGAAGTTAACAATTTAGAAACAATAACAAATTAAAACTAAAAAAGATGAAAGTAACAAAAAGAGAAGGTTCAGATAACCAACAAGATTATTCAAAACATATAGGGTTAGCTACATGGAAATGTATAGCACTAAACCCGGACTTAGAACAACTGAAAGCTATCCTTAAAACAGATAAAATAGAAAAAGAACCAGTATATATAAAAGATACTACAGATGGAGAAACTATGATACAGTTAAACTTCTGGATGCAATCTGCTAAAGGGGTAGTTCTTCCACTGCGTTTCTCTATAATAGATAAAGTAAAAGTATCACAATCAGGGAAGACACAATTTGTTGCTCAAAATGGATCCACATCTTATGTAGATGATAAATCCAACCTGCAGGATTGGTTTACTAAATTCCTGGATAAAAGTAAAAAACCTATAGCAGATAAGGAATATCGTGAAGCATTAGTTGGAGAAGAAGATCTGTATAGTTTCCTCCGTTCATGGATAGTGAAAGCTGATTGGTTCTCCCCTGATACTAATATCCTATTAGATACAAAGAAGTTATTCCGTGGTAAAATAGATGACCTGAAGAGCTTTATAGACAGTGATATGGTAGAAGATGTAGTACTTATGGCTACTGTCCGGGTAGTAGATACTGATGATGGTACTAAGGAATATAATCAACTATCTCCAAAAGTTTCCCTTCCTGGCTATAAAATGAAGCTGGTGAGGAATAGCATTACTACAGGGAAATGGGATGATGATAAGGCTCTAAAGTACTTTAAAGAAGCCATAGTTGGGGAATTCGGATTAAAAGATTTGTACCTCTTAAAAGAGTTAACAGAATATGATCCATCTACTTTTGTAGCTGCAGGTAATGATACCTTAGTACAAGGGGGAGATGATTTAGATACATCATATTAAAAGAAGTTTCATATATTAATAGAAAGGGCCTAGTATATTCTTATACTGGGCCTATTTTATCTTAAAAATATACAAAATGACACCAGAAGAGTTTTATAACAATAGTCAGTATCTATCTGATGACCTTCTTTGTGAAAAATCTACTGTAATAAGAGCTTTAAAGCAATATAGCAGAATGGTAGCCTCAGAAGCTTATACTTCCGGGTATACAGCTTGTGATTGGTATTATAATAGTCACCTGCGGATAAAAGAAGATAGGGTAGAAATTAATGATTTTTTAAATAACCATGGATTATGACACGAGAAGAAATAAATCAAGGAAATAAATTGATAGCTGAGTTTAATGGGACTGTAGAACATATTCCTTACGGGAATGTACTACCAGGCAAAGATGCTTTCTACTATATATCTGAAGGAAGAAGAAATTTTATAAAAATAGACAGCCGGAAAGATAATGAGTTACAGGAAGTGTGGGGTATTATAGTAAATAAATCTCTATATCACATTTCATGGGATTGGCTAATGCCGGTAATAGAGAAGATTTCGTCTCTAGGATTTACGTACTGTATTAGAAAGAATTGGGCATCAAGTAATAAGCATGTTGTGCAAATTTACAGAAAGCCTGAAGAGGTTGAGATCACAGAATTAGCAGAATGTCCTTTAGATGCATTATATTTTGCAGTGGTTAAATTTATTAAATGGTATAATGAAAATGGAAAACTTCCTGCAAGCAATAGCTAATCACTGGATAGTGTGTATATTAATTATGATATTTATCATAAGTTTAGTAGAGGTAATTATAGATGGAATAGCTAATATAAAAAAGGCTAAAAACAAATAATTTTATGAATATAGATGAAGAGAAATTAGCAGAGAAATTGGCAAATGATTGGTTCTTTGAGGAATATGAAAGTAAACTGCACCCAAAAGAGCTGTATGAAGAAGAACTAGTAGAAGGTCATGGGCTTATCCTTAACAGGTATGTAAAAGATGAATATGCCAGGTTATATTTCTCTAAATTAGAGGAGTATAAAAGAATAATTTCTTTATTTGAAGTGGATTAGTAACTTTGTTTATATGAAGGTAGTAAAAAGAAAAGATCTCTCCCAGGAAGAAATCCTCTCTAAAGTAGATGACTGGACCATATTCAGGTATTATATAGGGGATAACTTTCAGGTAAATAGAGCTATCTGCTCCCCTATGAGGAAGGATAATAACCCGTCATTTTCTATATTTCTATCTGAAGAAGGAAGGCTACGGTTTATAGATTTTGCAGATGATAAATATAAAGGAGATGCTATAGACCTTGTCGGGCAATTATATAATTTAGACTACTCTTCTTCC